TCCTGTTGTTCCAGTATTACCAGTTGAACCAGTCGGACCAGTATTGCCTGTTGGTCCTGTTGTTCCTGTATTACCTGTTGAACCAGTATTACCTGTTGGGCCAGTGTTGCCAGTTGGTCCTGTCGTTCCAGTGTTTCCTGTTGAACCAGTCGGACCAGTATTGCCTGTTGGTCCTGTTGTTCCAGTATTACCTGTTGAACCAGTGTTACCTGTAGGACCAGTTGGTCCAGTAGACCCTGTTGTTCCAGTGTTTCCTGTTGAACCAGTAGGACCAGTTCTACCTGTTGGTCCAGTATTTCCTTGTAAACCAGTATTGCCGGTTGCACCAGTTATTCCTGTAGGACCTAATCCTCCAGTGCTTCCTGTAGTACCTGTTATTCCAGTTAATCCTGTTGGGCCTAGTCCACCAGTAGGTCCTGTTGAACCTATTGCACCTGTTAGTCCTGTTGGACCAAATCCACCAGTGCTTCCTGTAGAACCTGTTGTGCCTGTTCCTCCAGTATAACCTTGATTTGCAGTTCCGGTCCCCAAGTATTCTTCCAAAATAATACAATTTGCACTAGAACCTATTATTCCTGCTGTAAATCCTGTTGATTCTAATTGATAATATAACTGATAAGTAACTGCACTATTTGTGTTTGGAAAATGCATATAATTAAACATATATACATCACTAAAAGGTGCTGATGCAGTGTTTGTTCCTAATGTTATATCATCTCCAACAAGAACATTTGATACACCTCCGGCAATTGAATATTTTACACGTAATGTAAGTCTTGAACTAGAATTTTGACTACATTGATATTTTACACAAAATTGCGCTTTAACTCTACTATTATTGCTTTGTGGTGTAATTGTTGCATTGTATCCTGTAGCAACTTGCTCTACTGTTGTGCCAGAAGTAGTTTGATCGCTTGTTAGTGAATTGTTATAAACATACTGAATCACAACTCCGGTTGTAGCTAATCCAGTAGGACCAACTGCTCCAGTATTCCCTGTTGATCCAGTTATTCCAGTTGCACCAGTAATACCTGTTCCTGTTGACCCCATTGGTCCAGTTGAACCAGTATCTCCTTTTGGACCTTGAAACCCTTGTTGTCCAGTGTTACCTTGCACTCCTGTTGAGCCAGTTTGTCCTGTTGAACCAGCTGAACCTGTTGATCCGGTTGTTCCTGTTATTCCAGTTGAGCCTGTTGTTCCAGTTACACCAGTTGAACCAGTTGAGCCTGTTACACCAGTTGAGCCTGTTGAACCAGTTGAGCCTGTTGAACCAGTTGAGCCTGTTGAACCAGTGTTACCAGTGGAACCTGTTACACCAGTTGAGCCTGTTACACCAGTTGAGCCTGTTACACCAGTTGAGCCTGTTACACCAGTTGAACCAGTTGAGCCAGTTGAACCTGTTGAGCCTGTTGAACCAGTGGAACCTGTTGTTCCTGTTGCACCAGTGCTTCCAGTTGTTCCAGTTGAACCTGTTGAGCCTGTTGTTCCAGTTGAACCTGTTACACCAGTTGAGCCTGTTGCACCAGTTGAACCAGTGGAACCTGTTGTTCCAGTTGAGCCGGTTACACCAGTTGAGCCGGTTACACCAGTTGAGCCGGTTGAACCAGTTGAGCCTGTTGATCCTGTTGAACCGGTTACACCAGTTGAGCCGGTTGAACCAGTTGAACCAGTTGAACCAGTGGAACCTGTTGATCCTGTTGAGCCTGTAGACCCTGTGCATCCAGTTAATCCGGTAGGTCCATATTGACCTGTTACACCAGTTGAACCTGTGCAACCTGTATTACCAGTTGTTCCTGTTACACCGGTTGTTCCTGTTGAACCTGTTGAACCTGTTGAACCAGTTGTTCCTGTACTTCCTGTTGGACCTATTGGGCCAGTTGAACCTGTTGGACCTGTACATCCAGTTAATCCTGTAGGACCATATTGACCTGTGCTACCAGTAGTTCCTTCTAATGCAAATGGAGTATGCATATACGAATAAGCTGCAGAATATTGAAATAAAAATGTAGTTTTATTCCCTGGTTGTGATTGTGCTGTCAATGCTACTAATATTTTATCACCTCCGGTTAAACTAATTAATGGTGTAGTTGTTGTCATTACATATGAAGTTCCTGGTGCATCTGTATTGTATATTGTTGCAGCTCCTGAACTTGCAACATAATAAAGGGTTCCACCTGCATTCAATAAATATATATTAAATCTAGTATAAACATTTCCTGAAGCTATATCTGGAAAAGCAAATAAATTCATATCCCAAATTCCAGGTGGAATTTGAGTTTTTGTTGAACCAATATCTGTTGCTGGGTCTAAATAAAACTCTGCAACCAAACATGCTGATGAATCTCCTTGAAATAAAAATCCTGGTTCTGGATACAACAAAGAATGTCCACTTATATCTATTATTATATTTAGTGTTCCTGGCTGCACAATTCCAGAAGGAGAAGTAACTGGATTAGTACCGGATGTTCCGAGGTAATTGTATATTGTTGGAACAGTACCCACGCCATCATAATCTGTTGCTGAAGTTAAATTTGTTCCTGTTTTATAAGGTGAACTATTTGTTTCAGTATATTGCATATAAATAACAAGTCCTCCTCCTCCTCCTGGTTGTCCTATAGCACCTTGTGCTCCAGTTGAACCTATAGGTCCAGTACATCCGGTCATTCCTGTAGCACCAGTCATACCTGTAGGTCCAACTTGTGTATACATAACTTGGGTTACTGTTAAAATAACAGATGGAGATTCTGGAATACCACCTGATGGCGGAGGCGTTTGGGCTGCTATTGTAGATATCCTTACACCACTATCTGATGACCACCAATATAATTGAAAATAATCTCCTGCATTTAAAGTGTAAACAAAATTCCAAGCAGGAAGTGCAGAATCTAATGATCCTGAAGAAGGAATTGTAAAAACACTATTCGAATATGGTTGATAAGTGCCATTAATTGAAAGCCAAATATTTACATTTGGACTTCCACCTCCAGTATGTGTAAATTGCGCTGAAAATTGAATATTATAAACTCCTTTTGTTGCTACATATGTTCTTGATGTTGGTTGACCTACTGCGGCTCCATTATAAACTCCATTAGACTCATCTGTATTACTTAAAGTAATTGCAATTGATGTTGAACTTGGTCCTTGTATTGTTTGATCGTGAAAAACTCCATAATTACCAAGTGCACCACCGGTTCCTGTTGGTCCCTGTAATCCTTGAGCTCCTGTTGAACCTGTGCTTCCTGTTGTTCCTGTGTTACCAGTTACACCTGTGCAACCTTGAGCTCCTGTTGAACCTGTGCTTCCTGTTGTTCCTGTTGTGCCTGTTACTCCTGTAAACCCTTGAGCTCCTGTTGAACCGGTGCTTCCTGTTGTTCCTGTTATCCCTGTTACTCCTGTTGAACCGGTGCTTCCGGTTACTCCTGTTGAACCAGTGTTTCCTGTTACACCTGTTACACCAGTTGTTCCAGTTGAACCTGTTACTCCAGTTGTTCCTGTATTGCCAGTTGTTCCAGTGACTCCTGTTGTTCCTGTCACTCCAGTTGTGCCAGTTGAACCGGTTACTCCAGTTGTTCCAGTTGAACCTGTTGATCCAGTTGTTCCAGTGACTCCAGTTGTTCCTGTCACTCCGGTTGTTCCAGTTGAACCGGTGCTTCCGGTTGTTCCTGTTGTGCCAGTTGACCCTGTTGTTCCAGTTAACCCTGTAGAGCCTGTTACACCAGTTGTTCCGGTTGTTCCAGTGACTCCTGTTGAACCGGTTACACCAGTTGTGCCAGTTGTTCCGGTTGTTCCAGTGACTCCTGTTGAACCGGTTACACCAGTTGTGCCAGTTGAACCGGTTACACCAGTTGTTCCAGTTGAACCTGTCACACCAGTTGAACCTGTAGAACCTGTTATACCAGTTGCTCCTGTTGGTCCACGCAATCCAGTTGAACCTGTTGAACCTGTTACTCCAGTACTACCTGTTATACCAGTGGTTCCTGTCTCACCAATGTGTCCGGTTGGATAAAAATATACATTTCCAACAGATATCGGATTATACCAAACATCGGAATGTGACATGAACCTATAACTTGAAATAAAACTGGATTGGAGATATGTTGCATAACTAACGCCATCAAATGCAAAATGTATATATTTGCCATCACAATACATTGAAAAAATAGAAGATTTAGGTTTTGTTACTATTGCAATAGGAGAAGAAGGAAAAGAACTATTATCAATATATAATTTATAATCAAATGTGGTAAAATTATTATTATTGTCAACTATAATTGCACCCATTTGCCTATTAGTATTTGTGTTTGGATTTAAAGGGTCTACTAACCCTACAAAAAGTGTGCTTAACCCTGGAATAATTGGCGGATCAGGTATATCCACCTGACTTATTTGCAAATAAATACCAACGTCTGTTAAGCTGAATGATTCATATGTTTGAACTGTTCCACTATCATTTATAGAGTTATCATAATAAATTACATAAGATGTTGAAGTTACAATTTCGGATGAGCCTTGAGTTGTTGATGCATCGTACAATGTTGTAACAAATGGTCCAAATTTTCCTGTTGGTCCAGTGGGTCCAAATATACCTGTTGAACCAGTGATTCCTGTTGCGCCAGTTACACCTGTTGTTCCTGTTGAACCAGTGATTCCAGTTGAACCTGTTGTTCCAGTTGTTCCTGTTGAACCTATTGTACCAGTTGAACCGGTTGAGCCTGTTGATCCTGTTGTTCCAGTTGTTCCTGTTGAACCTATTGTACCAGTTGAACCGGTTGAGCCTGTTGAACCTGTTGAACCAGTTGTTCCAGTTGTTCCAGTTACTCCTGTTGAACCTGTTGTTCCGGTTGTTCCAGTTATTCCTGTTGAACCTGTTGTTCCAGTTATTCCAGTTAAACCAGTTGGGCCAAGAAGTCCAGTAGGGTAAAAATATACATTTCCAACAATTACAGGATTATAACTAACCGATGAATAAGACATAAATTGATAACTTGGGACAAATACTGTTTGTTTGTATATATCATATGAAACTCCATCAAATGCAAAATTAATGTTTGTTCCATCACAATACATTGAAAAAATAGACGTTTTTGGTACATTTAATATTGCAATTGGTGTTACAAAATCGCCATTTATATATAATTTGTATATAAAACTAGTAAAGTCTCCAATAACATCTACTATTTCTGCACCCATTTGCATATTATCAGTTGATGGGTCTACAAGAACTACAAACAAATTTGCAGATAAATCTGGTGCAGGGTCAGATATATCAACTAAGCTAACTTGTAAATAAATACCTACATTATTTAAACTGAATGATTCGTATGTTTTTACAATTCCGCTATTATAAGGACCACTTGGGTCATAATCAATTAAATAAGACGTCGCAGTTGTTATTTTTGCAGAACCAGGCGTAACAGATGCATCATACAATGTTGTAACAAATGGTCCATACATACCAGTAGGTCCAGTATCTCCAATACCAGGACCTTGTGCTCCTCTATGACCTTGTGCACCAGTGCTTCCAATGTGACCGGTATTTCCTGTATCACCTTTTATTCCATTTCTTCCTTGAGGACCAGCTGGACCCACTGGTCCTTGTGCTCCACTTGTATTACAACATCTTCCGGCACCAAATCTATTATAACTCATAATATATAACTATAATATTAAAGTTATATAATATTTCACAAAATAACGTTATTATTTATACTGAAGGAAGTGCGCTTAGGCAAAGCATAATAGTTCCTAAACTTGCTACATTATACTTCACTACAAGTGGTAAATCATTCTCTAAATAAAGTTCTATTTGTGAGCACAAGTTTGTGCATTTTATAAAATAACTCAAGTTTTTAAGTGAAAATTCGCCTTGAATAATCTTAGATGCATCTTGCTTCAAAATATATCCCATTGAACCATCAGATTCCGCTCTATGAATCTCAGCAGACGCAAACTGTCCAGAACATTTGAATATAAGCTCATTACCAACTGATTTTATTTCTAATTTTTCTGAAATACAAGATAAATCACGAATAATCTTCTGAAAATCCGTTGAAGGGAGATTAATAACAGATGAAAATTTCACATCTGGATATTCCAATTCTTCAGGTTCTGGTTCAATTAATCTCAGCTTCTGTGTTTTACATTGTTTTATTTCACCATTTTCAAATTTGAGTGCTAAATGCGAAACAATTCCATCAACATAATCGTTGTTTTCAATATAAATAGTAAGAGTATCATCATTATCAATTGTATTAATTAATTTGAATAAATGAAACACATTCACACCAATTATGATCTTTTCTTTTTTGCATTCATAAAATTCAAAATTCTGTGCGGATAAAAATAAATGTACTAAAATTGTATGAGATTTATCCATATTAATAATTCGGATACCATCTGGTTGAAACGTAATATTTGTCTCAAGAAGAATGTCTTTTAATGCTGTCATCAATGTTCTGAATGGGCTAATTTGCACTGTTTTTATTGTCAAAATATTACCATCTGTTGAGGAATTTGAAAGGGTAGACATATTATTCTATTTTTACGCAAATCTTTAAATACTTATGAATTTAAAGATTAAATTTAATATTTTACAAAATTGTTTTAGGCATTTTTCTTGTTTTATTCATATATTTGATCTTTGCTTTTTTGGCAAGTTTCAATGCAATACTACCTTTCTCTCTACAACCATTTTCTAAGATAGAAAAATCTATATAAGAAGCCTTTCCTCCAGTAATTGAACTTGCTAAACGAGCTATCCCCCAACTTTGTGCTGTTTGATTTGGTCGTGAGCCAGAAGAAAAATATGCTCCTTGTCCTTTGTTAACAATTTTTTGCAGGGATTCTTTTGTACATCCTGTTTTTTTTGCTAGTTCAGAATTAACAACGACTTTATCAATTTTATATAATTTTTGTGCATCCATTATGTGCGATGATTTTTTTGATTTAAAACTTTTCAATGGTTTTCGTGAATAATATTCGTTTTTTTTATAAAGACGACGTGATTTTAATAACATATTTTTTTGTTTATTTCTATCTCTTTTTGAGAGACTCTTTGGTAAATATCTTAGTAATATCTTTTTTTTATGAGTTTTGTTATTTTTCTTTCTTTTTACTAAAGTCATTTTATTAATATATATTAACATTTAAAAACTTTCTTCCATAATATTCAATGTCTTCAACTCAAGAATCAATCCAAGATTATTGCACAAAAATAGTTGATTTATTTGAAAAATATAAATCAAATCCGTATATGTCAGCCAGATTAAAATTTCATATTAATAATATTCTACCGGTAACGCTTGAAAATGAATGTAAAAACAGAGAAAAACGTGTAGAACGTAATCAATATCTCTCAAATGAACAACAAGTATTTATTCAAGTTTTTTTAAGCAAAAACCAATATTTTTACTTACATAATAATAATTGTTTTTATCAATACAATGAAAAAAATTACAATATTGTAAAAGAAGACGATATTCAACACCAGCTTCTCTCTAGCATTTCAAAGGACAGAAAACTAATGCAATGGAAGTATAAGACTAAAATCAACATTATAAAACAAATCAAAGAGAGAAATCTGTTCAAATCAATTCCTGAAACTGACACTATTCAAAATGTTCTTAATTATTTGTATCCATCAATTTTTGAAAGCAAAAATGAAGCAAAATATTTTCTAACAATTATTGGAGATAACATTCTAAAAAAAGGAAATGATAACATTTTTTTTATAAAACCAAAAACAAGAAAATATTTAAGTGAAATTGAAAATATCGCATATTTGACTACAGGTATAACAAATATTGGAAATAATTTTGTAACTAAGTATCACGAAAGTTATAAATACGAATCTTGTAGAATACTGAAATTAAATGATAATTTAAATATTGATATTTGGTGTGATATAATAAAAAAATTCGGATTGGATATTCTTTGTGTTGCTGCTCATTATTCAAATCGTTATGAAAATGCCGAAACTTTTTTACAAAATAGTGTTACTGAAGATTTGAAAAATTATACTTTATTCTTCAAAAATAAAGGAGAGAATGAAATTATAGATGATTTTTGCAATCATTCTATCAAAATATGTAATACTGAAAATCAGGTCCGTATAAGTTGGAAAAATATTCATTATATTTGGAAACTTTTTATATCAAAATTTTCTCTCCCAAATATGATTTATTCCAACCATTTGAAGATGTTAATTAAAGAAAGATTCCTTTATGATGATTCGTGTGATTCATTTTGTAATATAACAAGTTTGTTAATGCCTCTTGTAAATATTTTTATTGATTTCTGGGAAACAAATATTATTATTGAGTCTCAATACAATGAAGACAATGAATTTGAGATTGATGAATTATGTACACTGTTCAAAAAATGGAATAATAAAAATAAAGGAAATAATTCAAATATTAGTGAACACAGTGTTCTAAAGATTATTGAACACTATTATCCAAATGTTGAAATTGTAGATAACAAATATGTATTAAATGTAAAATGCAAAGTCTGGGATAAATTGGCTGATATTGAATACGCATTATCTCATTTAAAATGTGAACATAATCAATCACATAATATAAATGATTGTTCTCTCTTATCATTTGATTATGCGTATGATTATTATTTCAACTTTTGCAATAAAAACAAGATGAGTAGTGACGCGAAATACGTAGTAAGTAAAAGATTTTTTGAAAAATATCTATATTCAAACTTATCAAACTTTATTGTGTTTGAAAAATTTATATCAAGTGAATGGTTTCATAATAACGAATAAATTTATTGCTGTTGTTGCATATCAGAACCAACCATTTCAGGGTTCAATTGTCCTCCATAAACACCTTTTCCTCCTCTTTGTCTTCTGCTACGTCCGTGTTTCTTAGAACCTTTTGCTTTTCTAGAACCAATCATAACAAAACCAAACTTACCCTTCTTGGTTCCGTAACCAGCCTTTATAAGGCGTTTTTCCTTTTTGGCGGTATTGTGTTTAGCTTTAGAAACAATACGACCATTTTTGTTCATCATAATATTGTCTTTTTTCAATCCACCACTTGTTTTATAAGCTGTTCCGTGGTAAACTTGAGCACGAGAACCAATAAGAATTTCATACTTCTTTCCCTTAATCATGTAATGTCCGTGAGCATTCTTTGAATATGTAGTCATTATAAAGTAAATTGAGAAAATAATATTTTATTACTTTTGATTTCTCTCTAAACAATGGTTTTAATAGTCCAAAATATTTATAAAAAATGAAAAATCAAAATTTATTCTTTATTGGACCTCTCATTCCCCCAGGTTGACCTTCATATTGACCGTTGAAATTAGTGCGTCCATTTAAAAACGCACCAGGATTAAGTTTCCTTTCTTCTAAATAAGCCATTAATTCAGCATTTGTTAAAAAATTACCATATTGTGTATTTCCTCCTGGAACGTATAATATTGTATTTACCTGACGTTCAAGTTGTGTTTCTGGTTGTGAATTCAATAAAGCTAATTTATTTGCAAGTTTATCATTCTTTGGACACAAACAAACATATTCATGATAAACTTTTCTTGTAGTAGCTAATAATTCTATTTTTTGTGCAGTTGTTAAAAGATTTTTTACTACTCTAGAAATTTTTCCTCTACCTCCAAATAATGCCATCATAATTAATCGTATTATTTTTATTTTATTTTATTTTATTTTATTTTATTTTTGTTTTTGTTTTTGTTTTTATTTTTGTTTTTAAATAAAATTGATTCTCATTTAAATATAAATTTTTATATTATACAACAAGTAATGTCAGCAAATAAAGCAACATCATCTGAACAATTATCTGCTAAATATCAACAGAAGACCGATAAACAGCATATCTTGGATAATCCAGATACCTATATTGGTTCTGTTGAAAAGGTTGATTCTGATCAATGGATTCTTAGTGATGAAAATGACAAAATAATTGAAAAAAACATTTCTTACATCCCAGCTTTATTCAAACTCTTTGATGAGGGCATTGTCAACTGCAGAGACCACGTTATTCGTATGCAACAAGCAGTATCCTCTAACCAAGAAAATGCATTGCCTGTATCATACATTGACATATCTGTTCAAGATGATGGAACTATTGTGATGACAAATGATGGAAATGGTATTGATGTTGCTGAGCATCCTGAATACAAGGTTTGGATTCCTGAGCTTATATTTGGTCACTTGAGAACTTCTACTAATTACGATAAAACCGAGAAGAAAATCGTAGGTGGTAAAAATGGGTTTGGATTCAAACTTGTTCTCATATGGTCAACTTATGGTTCAGTTGAAACTATTGACCACGTGAGAGGTCTCAAGTATTTCCAAGAGTTCAGTAACAACCTAGATACTATTGGAAAACCTAGTATTTCAAAATGCAAGAGTAAACCTTTTACAAAGATTGTCTTTAAACCTGATTACGCTCGTCTCGGTATAAATGGTCTTTCGCCAGATATGATTGCACTTTTGAAAAAACGTGTATATGATATTTCAGCTGTAACTGATAAGTCATTGAAGGTCAAATACAATTCACAGATTGTGCCAATAAAGAACTTCCAACAATATATTGATTTGTATATTGGAGCTAAGGGAGATGTTGCACGAGTTTATGAAGAGGAAGGACCTAGATGGGAATATGCAGTTGCTCTTTCACCGAATCACGAGTTTATTCAAGTATCCTTTGTAAATGGAATTCACACTGCAAAAGGTGGAAAGCACGTGGAATATGTTTTAAATCAAATTACTCGCAAATTGATTGCGTTCATTGAAAAAAAGAAAAAGGTCACAGTAAATCCGAATTCCATCAAGGAGCAACTCATCTTGTTTATTCGTTGCGACATTGAAAATCCTGCATTTGACAGTCAAACTAAGGACTTTATGAACACTCCATCATCAAAGTTCGGTTCTTCTTGTAATGTCAGCGATAAATTCATTGAGAAGGTCGCAAAACTTGGTGTGATGGATGCTGCGTGTGCTATCAATGAAGTCAAGGAAAACAAAGCTGCAAAGAAAACGGATGGAACAAAAAGCAAAAACATTCGCGGCATTCCAAAACTGATTGATGCAAACTGGGCTGGAACAGATAAATCTAATCAATGTATGATCATCTTGTGTGAAGGAGATTCAGCAAAAGCAGGAATTGTTTCAGGGCTTTCATCGGAAGACCGTAACACAATTGGTGTTTATCCTTTGAAGGGTAAACTTCTAAATGTTCGTGGTGAATCAATAAAAAAAATTTCTGAGAACAAGGAAATTTCTGAGATCAAGAAAATCCTCGGTTTAGAAACCGGTGCAACATATTCAAGCATTGAAGATGTAAACAAAAAACTCCGTTATGGGAAAGTCCTCTTTATGACAGATCAAGATTTAGATGGGTCGCATATAAAAGGCCTAGGCATCAACTTGTTTCATTCTGAGTGGCCATCTCTTGCACAAATTCCTGGTTTCATTGGTTTTATGAACACTCCAATTTTGAAAGCACGTAAGGGTTCACAAGAACTTGTATTCTACAATGATGGTGAATACGAAACTTGGAAAGATGAAAACGAAAGCAATGGATGGAAAGTAAAATATTATAAAGGTTTGGGAACAAGCACTGGAAAAGAATTTCGCGAATATTTTGAAAAGAAAAAAATAATTGGATTCAACTGGATGGGAAATAGCAGCAACGAAGCTATTGATATGGTCTTCAATAAAAAACGTGCTGATGATAGGAAGGATTGGCTAGAAACATACGATCGTACAAATCATCTTGATACAAATGATGAAGTTGTATCTTATGATGATTTCATCGGAAGAGAATTTATTCATTTCTCAAAATACGATTGTGACCGAAGCATTCCGAACTTGATGGATGGCCATAAAACAAGTCAGAGAAAAATATTCTTCTCTGCATTGAAGAAGGGACTAACAAATGAAATAAAAGTTGCACAATTCAGTGGTTATGTTTCAGAACATTCTGGTTATCATCACGGTGAAGCAAGTTTGAATGCAGCAATTGTAGGAATGGCTCAGAACTTTGTAGGTTCTAACAACATCAATTTGTTTATGCCAAATGGACAATTTGGAACTCGTTTACAAGGTGGAAAGGACAGTGCATCTGAAAGATATATCTTCACACAGTTATCAAAAATCGCAAGAAAAATATTTATTGAAGCAGACGACCACGTTTTAAGTTATTTAGATGACGATGGACAACCAGTTGAGCCAGTATATTATGCACCAATTATTCCAATGGTTTTAGTAAATGGTTGCAAAGGTATTGGAACTGGATTCAGTACAGAAATTATGTGTTACAATCCGATGGAAATCATTGTATATTTAAAATCAAAATTGCAAGGAGATGATGCGCTTTTAAGCAAAGAATTCACACCATATTACGACGGTTTTACAGGACAAACTTTGAAAGTGGACGAACAAAAATATATGTTCAAAGGAATCTATAAAAAAGTTGGCGCGGATAAAATTCAAGTCACTGAATTGCCTGTTGGGTTTTGGACAGACGATTTCAAAGAACATCTAGAAAGCCTAACAGAAACAACTGGTAAAGATGGTAAAAAAATAGTTCCTGTTGTGAAAGATTATGATGATATGAGCAAAGATACAACAGTAGATTTTACAATTACACTTACAAAAGGAAAGTTGGAAGAGCTTGAAGCAAATGTCCTTGATAACGGATGCAACGAGTTGGAGAAAACTTTCAAATTATTTACAACTGGAAGTCTTAGAAATATGCATTTGTTTGATGCGGATGAACAGTTGAAAAAATATGATTCTGTTAGTTCAATCATTGATGATTATTATGTAACACGTTTGAAAATGTATAAAGCACGCAAAGATTATTTGGTTGAATCAATCAGCGCTGAATTATTATTGCTTTCAAATAAAGCAAAATACATTAAAGAAAATCTTGAAGGCACAATTGATTTGAGACGTAAGAAAAAGGAAGAGGTTACTGAAATGTTGTCTGGAAAGGGTTATGATGTTATGGATGATGATAAAGATTATAAATATTTAACAAGAATGCCTATGGATAGTGTTACTGAAGAAAATGTTATTAAGTTGGAGAAGGAGCGAGGAACCAAAGAAGCAGAACTTAATAAAGTGCAGTCTATGACTATTCAGCAAATGTGGTTAGTAGAATTAGATGAACTTGTTGAAGAATTTCAAAAGTTCAAGGAAGAAAAAGAGAGACTTATTAATGGATTGAGTGGAGATAAAAAAGTAAAGAAAGTCAAGAAAGTTACCAAGCTTACAATTGTATAAAGTGATAAATTGACAAATTTCGTAATTTAATAAATAAATATAAAATAATAAATTTCAAAAAAAATTTTTTATTTTATTCTAACTTATATATGTATATTTTAAGTGGGGCAAACATTCATCTAATTATCGTATCTTTCATTGTATATATTTTCGTAAATATGTTTGAAAATACAATTCACTATAACATTGGTAGAATGAATGTAGATTCTACTGCAAAAATATAAATCCCCACCAAAGAGGATTTAATCAAAATTTTTATTGTAATGATAATATTTGCAGCTATACAAGGATTTTTAACTTATTACTTCAATAAAATTAAATAGTATTTATATATATAATAAACAATGCCTCTTATATTGGTTTTTGACACTGAAACTACTGGTTTTACTCCTTTGATGACTATGCCCAAAACTACTTACAAGGAAAGAACTGCATCAAAGGCAGTTGAAACTGCGTTATTTCATTCTCAAGTTCCAGATGTGCGTTCTTGGTCTAAATGGTCTGAGAGATGGAATAATATTATTCAAATCAGTTATATATTGTATGATACTGATACAAACTATTTTGAATCAGTTGATGAATATGTTGAATTGCCTGATGAACTGGTAGAAGGATTTCTTTCTAATGAAAGCACTCACTATACTGTAAGAAATGCATTGATAGAATTGAAAAATGCAAAAAGTAGAAGCGAAGCTAAGGAACTAAGAGATGTTATACATCATTTTTTAGAGGATTTTGAACGCGCTGATATAGTGGTTGGACACAATGTTGAGTATGATAAGAATATGGTCTTGGCAGAATTGATGAGTTTACATTTATCTACACGTGATGAAAGATATTTGAATAATTTTATGAAAATTCAATATTCTAATAAATTTATTTGCACTGCCAAAAGAGGTATAGATGAATGTAAAATTGAAATGACTGGATATAATGGGAAAAAATACTATAAAATTCCTAGATTACAAGAATTATATATGCATCTGTTTGGACATTTACCTGTTGAAGAAAAATTACATAATGCATTGAATGATGTAATTGTTACATTTAGGTGTTTTTATATGGTTGAATATCGCGAAGATATACTAGGTAAAAACCGTGAAATAGATAGGTTAATTGATTCTATTACACCAAAGCCGAGAGAAGAAGGTCTCGGATTAAAACTGCGCAATAGAATATACAAAAGTAACAAAAATTACAAAAGTAAAAATAAAAGAAAACACAAAGGCAAAACTAAAAGAAGGTCACACAAAAAATAATTTATTTCTTCATCATCATTGGATGTTTCTTAGAGCTTGGCATTGGTCCCATATTAGAAGCACCTTCTAGATATGTTGATGCATACATATGTGCCATACAAAGAACAAATGCAAAAACAACACCGTGAACAATAGCTACTGTGAATTTATCACCCTTAGGAGGTAGACGGAGTAAAATTCCAGGAGTTAAAACTACAAAGAGTAAAACAACGAAGATACTAAACTTTACGTTCATAATAATATAAACGCATATTATATTTTTTACAAATTTATATTATTGTATTTTTTATTATGAAATAACCCAAAATATTAACGTAGATTATATTTTACACCTTTTCTCATTTAATGTGTCCATTTTTATATAAACACTTATGTATATATAAAATATAATGAATATTAGTGATGAAATAAAAAAACAAATAACATATATATATTTAACTACTTGTAATAATTTTAGTTGGGAAGACCAAAAAATATTTTTAATTAAACAAGATGCTATAAATTACAGCTGTAAATATCCAGATATAAGAGTTGAAATTTTTTGTAAAACTTGTTTTGAACCAGGATATATACCAACATATTCATATTATAAACAAGGTATTTTATTAGAAGAAAATAGAAGTTAGATCCCATAATACTAATTGAAATATTAACAAGTATAAATATTAAATATAATAATTTCGTCTTTCACATCTTCAAGTAAAAACAAGGAAAATGAAAAAGTAAGACCATATCATAGGTGAAATCCCTAATATTGATTGTTCAATATTCTTATTTTTGCTCTGTAAAATGGGCATTTTAAATTAGAAAAGGTGTATATTAAAATAAATACTATAAATATTTGTTAAAATATTTATAAAATATATAAATGGTTAATTCAAAAAATAAAAGAAAAATCAAGAAAAATTTAGGAGGAGGACCTTTTGATGGAATGGGTGATCAAATGATGCTTGATGATCAAATGATGATGGGTGATCAAATGATGCTTGGTGAAGATGCCATGTTAATGAAACAAATGGACAGAGAATCTAGAGAAGCAGCTAAACAAGCAGCTATAGCGCGTGAAAAATTAATGGAAACAACTCGGATTACACGAGATTATACACAACCTTGGGAAACCAGACAACAAAAATGGAGTGAATATGTTCAGGTTACTGGTAACAGTGGGCTACCAGATTGTGCTGGGTTAATGTTTGGAGAATTTCAAGTAATACCATGGGGTGGTTTTGGTGGTTGTGGATTTAATATTTGGGACGCTAATTCCAATAGATATTGGATAAATGTAGATACAATATATAATTTACTTCAAGAAATAAAAGAAGGTCCTGATTCAACTAATAAACAAAACATATTAACTCAAATTGATCAAAAAGAAAGAACACCTGATTGTTTATATAAATTATTTCCAGAAGGATATAAATCATCTCAAACAGGTCCTCTTAAAACAAATCCTATGACAAGCACAACACAACAATCCATTCAAGGGGGTAAAAAAAATAAAACCAAAAAAAGTAGAAAAGTAAAAAAAAGTAGAAAAAGTAGGAAAAGTAGGAAAAGTAGGAAAAATAGGAAAAGCAAAAAATAATTCAAAAATTTATGAAAACTCCAATACAAACATTTTGCCTATAACAGTAAATAAATGAAACCCTACATGATAATATATCCATTTGTCATCTTGAATATTATACAAACTACAGGAAGAATTATAACAGGTCATCATCAATGACAAATTTGTGCAACCTATTAATTTACTAAAATGATTATTTATTTTGTAAACTCCATAAAGAAAATATGTTATTCCACTTAATTTGCTCATCATCAAATCAAGGTTTTGTGTGAGACCTTCTACTGGACTAATCCAGTAAAGCATTGAGAAAAACATTGCACACCCTGTAATTGTAGACAATAAATATTTTTTTTTGTAAATTCCGTATAACATTGGGACACTAAATAAACTTGAACTCATAAGTAAATAATAATTTGGCAAAATCATTATTTATATTATTGAAATATCTTTATATAATATTTAGAAATTAGAAATTAGAACCAAGGATTAAGACCCAACTGTTTATCATTATTTGATGACATTATAGGTGGTGCAATTGGAGTGTACATTGTGCTCGCATCAATAATATATTTATGATAACCGTGCGCTTCGCCATAAACTTGAGGAACACAATAATCTAACACCATTTTGTTCAATTGTTCCACTTGACCTTTAATATTATCAGGTTGATTCGCAGCATATTGTAAAAAAATACTTCTCATAATTATTTTCAATGTATCACATTCTTGATTTCCAATTACATATTTACCTTTAGACATTTTATAAACTCCAGCACGAATACCATTTTGTATAATTTGAATATTCTCCTTTGAAAAATATGTGTCTGATAGATATGTATTATCCCATAGCCCTTCTGTAGGGTTTCTTAAAGTTGCACATTGATTAATCGGTATTTTATCATACATATTGAAGAGGTCCTGAGTTTTAGGACCATTAATATCTACTCTACCATTTGATACAATATTTGAACAACTCATTTATAATAGACTTATAGAAAAAATTATATGTATTTATTTTATACAATGGCAAATTTTCAAGGAACGGTTTTAATGATTACAGGAATTCTTCTTGTTGTATGTATTATTCTTATCATAGTATTTTTATATAATTCTAAAACTGAATTAGAATGGCCTCCTCTTGTAGGCGATTGTCCAGATTATTGGATTGATTTATCAGGAAATGGAGCGCGTTGTGTTAATGTTCACGATTTAGGAACTTGCACTAATAGCGATCCTAAGTATGAACATTTAAATATGAATTTTACTACATATGATGACTGCGCTAAATTCAACTGGGCGCAGGGTTGTGGTGTTTCTTGGGATGGGATCACATATGGTTATGGAATGACAAGTCCTTGTGAGCCTACTACAACAGAAACAACAACAACGTAAATAATACAATTAGAAAATTACATAAAGTTTATTTATATTACTATAATAATGAATAATGAAGAACATTGTTTATTATTAATGAAAAGACTACCAATTGAATTGTTAAAACATATCAAATGTTATATAAGCCCTCTTATTTTGTTGATTTTGAATAAAAAACACTATGATAAGTATCATTCTTATATCAAGTTATATGTATTAAATGTAAAAAACCAATATGATAATTATGTTAGAGATACTATTCGTCGTGATAACTTTTTCGTCTTCAAAAGAATTTTGGACGAATCCTTGAAAAAATGGAAGAATTTTAAAAATTACTTTTATAAAGGTAAGATTTATATCAATTATTTGTATTTTTTGAGAGAATATTGTTGTACAAATGAATCTGATAACTGTAAGAAAATACTAGATTCCTATCTTTTTGAAAGAGGTTTGAGTAAAAATCAACATAAAAAGAATCTTGTTAAAATAATAAAAAGACAATGGATGAATTAAACATAAATAAACTTTTGGAACGTGAAGAAGTTTTTAATAAAATAAAAGATTTTTTGAAAAACTTTGAAATAGAAAAGAATAATCCACTTTTAACCAAGGGTATATACGTTTATGGAGAACCAGGAACTGGTAAAACGACATTTGTTATGAATTTATTGAAGGAAATGAATTATGATATTGTTAAATATGATGCAGGCGATGTTCGTAATAAAAGTATCATTGAAACAATAACAAAACATAATATGTCAGATAAAAATATAATGAGTATGTTTCATAAAAAAATACAAAAAATTGCCATTGTTATGGATGAAATTGATGGAATGAATAATGGGGATAAAGGCGGCATAAATACTTTGATTAAATTAATTCGTCCAAAAAAAACTAAAAAACAAAAAAAGGAAGAAGTATCAATGAATCCAATTATTTGTATTGGTAACTATCACATTGATAAGAAAATTAAAGAATTGATGAAAGTATGTTTTGTAGTTGAACTTAAAAAACCTTCAATTTCAAATATGTCAAATATTGTCAAACATCTTATACCAAATATTGATGAAAAAGTCATCAAGAATATAATTGATTACATACAATGTGATTTGAGAAAGCTTAATAACATTCAAGATATTTATAAAAAAAACCAAAATATTTTTAAAAATGATAATATTGAAAAACTATTTCAAATTAAATCTTACAATGATGATACTAAAAAAATTACACAAAAACTAATCAATAATCATTATTCAATTAATGACCATTTAACAATTATGAATGAGACTGACCGCACAATTGTTGGGCTTTTATGGCACGAAAATATTATTGATGTTTTAGATAAGGTTGATAAAAGTATTTCAGTGCCTTTCTATATCAAGTTATTGAATAATATGTGTTTTGCAGATTATATTGATCGTATAACTTTTCAAAAACAAATATGGCAATTCAATGAAATGAGTTCTCTTATTAAAACATTTAAAAATAATAAATTATATCACGAGACATTTAAGAAAAAGGTTAATTATAATCCCCAAGAAGTTCGTTTCACCAAAGTCTTGACAAAATATTCTACTGAATACAATAATTCACTGTTTATACAAAATCTGTGCCAACAATTAGGAATGGACAAAAAAGACATATTTTCATTTTTTCTTGATCTAAGAAATAAATATGATGATAATGAAATTTCTACATTTTTGGAGAACTATGAAATCACAAAATTGGATATCAACAGAATTTATAGATATCTTGAAAAATACACAAAAGAAAATGCCGAGGATTTTCCTGACGATATAATTATTGAAGAAGAACCTTCAAGTTCTGAAATTGAATAATAGTTATTTGTTCAAAAATTTATAAATGATTTCATTCTGAAAACTCATCTATTAAACCACCATTTTTAATATTGAAAAATGATATATCAGATATATCATCAATTAAGAAATTATGTGTCTTTATTAATTGCAATTTATTATCATTATTCAAGTTTGAATTTTCCAATTTATCTAATAATGCTTTTTTATTTAAGTTTTCAAATATTTTTGTTTTTGTTTCAAAATCTTCATATAATGAATATCTATTATCAGAACCCCTATCTCTTTGTGTATTGTTATCAGAAAATTTTTCATTTTTAAAATTATATACAATTGAAAAAAGACTTATAATTATTTTCATCATATTTCTATTATTACTTTATTTTAATTTTATATCAAAATATTAAATTAAAATACAAATTCAAATTATTTATACATCAAACCGCAAAATAGTTTAATCTTGATTCTGAATTCTAGACTCTAGTTTCTTTCTATACCACATTTCTTTTGTTTTTTGTGATATTTCTTGAAACATATGCTTTTCATACTGTTCAGGATTATCATAAAACAATGTTGCTGGTTCTTTTCCTGTCTCACCTGTTGCAATAATAACCGAGTAAAATTGGTCCTCTGATTTTGTCCCAACAATATAACCACTGTATGCTTCGCCATTCAATGCATTTCTTATAGTAAATCCTGCTGGTCCAGATGCATAAACATCTACGGTTTTGAACTTTCCATTATAATTTTTTCGTTTCAATTTGAAAAGTCTCTTATCTTCTATAAAACTACTGAGTTTATTTTTGTTACCAGAACCAAGTGAATAATTATCGTTGTTATCAAATATCTCGTCGTAATACATATTGGCTATATCGTGCTATTATACATTATAATATCATTAATCTTTAAATCATTTGTGAATTAATATTGTTTAATATAGTTTAAGAATTTTCTTTTTGTATATATTGTTCTTTGATTTGTTTTAATTCTTTACGGTCATTTATTGATTGAACTAATAATTGATTCATCTTTTCTTCCATATATTTAATTTTTTCAGTTAACATATTATTTTGAATATATAAATTTTGAATAATTTGGACTTGTTCCATTAGTTTTGGATACAAAGGATTTGTGGTTTGTTTTATTTGCATATCTTCTGCTATTTTTTTACGTTGTATTGTCAATTCTTCTATCTGATTTAAAACATCTTTCTTATTATTAGGGCTTCCTTGTTCATAATTATCTAATAATTTATCAATATCTTCCATAAAAAATTTTTTAATATCAGACTGTTTTACAAAATCATCAACCGTTAATGTTGAATCATTTATAAATGGATCATTCTTTCCCAATAATGTTTTTTTATCAAATGAATTATGTATGTGAGAAAATACCAATATAGTTTTTAATGTATCTAATTGAACAAATGGAACACTATAATTTTTAAGAAATACCTTTTCTTCTGCTAAGCAAGCATCATTGTTATATCTTGTTTGTTTTAATAATTGCTTTCTAAAAGCAAATGTTGCAGCGGTTGAGTGATTTGGACCATACGGACCAAACTTTATCATTTTATCAATGTGTTTGAAATAAATATGCATTTCACTTGAACCGGCACACATCGCATTTGGATTTTTTTGTAAAGTTTCTACTGCGTGTGATACTCTCTCTGGAGGATAATAATCATCATCATCCATATAAACAATAATACTTCCTTTACATTTTTGGTGCATAATATTGCGTTTTTTTCCTAGTGTCATTTTTTCTTCGTATTTGAAATATTTAATCTGTGGATGTGAAGAAATAAGGTCTTCTATTTTATCAGTTCCATCATCAATAATAATCCATTCCATTCTATCTTTTGGGTAAGTTTGATTTTCAAAACATTTCAACAAAATTGGAATAAAAGGACGACGATTAAAAGTTGGTGTACATATACTTACAAATGGAAGTTGTCCAGAAGATTTCTTCATTTAAGTAATTAAAATAATTATTTTATATCATTTTAATTATTTATTGCTTTATTTTGTTTATGTCCTAGAAAATTTAATGCTTCTTTTTTGTTTTTTTAGCTTTTTCCGATTTTTTACCACCTCGCATTTGTTCATTGTCTTCATTAACAGGTTCAGCAACTGGTATTTCTTGATGATTAGGCTGATTCATATCTCCACCAACAGTTCGTGTTGATACTTTGATTACTGATATATGATTATCTTTTGTTCCTTTGTATGGAGTAAATACACCAAACATATTATCAAAAAACCAAATTACAAGTATAATAATAAATGCTGTAATTGCTACAGCAGCTCCATTTTCACCATTAGAAGTATATGCTCCTAAAACTAAGTAATATGAAAAGAAATACATAATAACGTGTGTCTTGAATTTAAGCATAGTTGAAAGGAAATTACCAAAATTATATTTTTCTTCATCAGGTGTTCCCTTTAAGTGACCAGTTGCAAATAATGGAAAAATAATACAATAGATTGGTACAATCATTCCAATAAATCCTCCAGCCATCAAAGGGATTGCCATAAGACAAAATGCTATAAAGTAATACAATAAAATCCACCAATCTGGACTTCCATTTTTCCAAGAAACACTTACAGGATTCGCATCATCTTGGTTTTCAGGCAAAGGATTTCTTATAGCCCAAAATGCTGTAATATAATAAAACCAACCAAAAACAAACATCACTAAATTTACAATAATAAATATTGGAATTAACAATGGAAGTATGTAAGGCAATACAAAAATTACTAAGGTTTCTGAAAAAGGTGTTGTTGCAATATTGTTTATCATTTTATACATCTTATCAAACAATGATAAATTTGTAAGAATAACAGTGCTTAATATTTTACCAAAATAATAACTATAAGTGTTTGACTTTGGGCCATATAATAATTCCATCAACCATTTAATTGTTCCACTGTTTGTCAATGACGCTGAATTATCGTCATAACTGAATTCCAGTTTTGAAGATTGAAGCATATCATCTTTGTAAATAATATTGATGTTAACAGTTTCATCTTTACGTTGTTTACACCCAACATTTGGTTCAAATACTTGTTCAGGAACCATATCACCATTCCCATCATCAATAAATGATTCAATTTCTGTTATGTTTAATTTACACCCTTCTAATGATGTTGGTATTAAATTCGCTGCAGAAACCTTACACCCATATAACAATGCAATTCCAATAATTGCATACACTATTAAATATATTGTATTCTTTATTAAACCTCCAAAAAAGGTTGGTGCAGCTTCTTTTGCTTGTTCTGCTTCATCTGGATTATCTGACATACTATTAAATGATATAAAATTTTGCTAAACAATATTTTATTCTCTTATTATCTTATGAAGAGTGAACAAAAATATATATTAATATGGGCGTTTATTGCATTAGTTTTATTTATCTGGGTATTTAATTGGATCCAAAAAGAAGGAAGATATATTATTAAAGAGTCGTTTATTGGTTATCAATACAATGATACCGGAACACCTAACACAAATCATACAGTTGACCTTCCTATTAATAATACACTTGATTGTCAAAATATGTGTAGTCCTTTAGCTCGTTGTTATAAAACTGGTCAACAATGTTCAAGTGACATAGATTGTCCTGGATGCAATCCACACGACCCAAATGAAGAATACAAACCACAATATCTTAAAGATTATGTAGGATATAATGACGCTGGTAAATTATCTTATTACACTCCACAATTTTCAACATTGACTACAGATATAGGCACACGTGCTAAATTAATTGGTGATAAATTGGCACCACCACCTCAATACGATATTGGAGTAAATATTTGGAGAGATACATTTGATGAAGGGCAGAAATTGTTTGATAAACGATATTATAGTGGTTCTTTGCCATATACACCGGTTTATCCAAAAAGAATGTCTTTATCTGGCGAATTTGTAGAAAATGGTCCTCTTGCAGAAAATGCTTTCTTGTAAAATAAATGATATAAAGATATCAATTAATAACTTAATATACTATTTATGACATTTGGAAAATATACATATGGAACTCCTAATGTATTTTGGAGAAACGATGATGCTAAATTAACAGTAGGTAAATTTTGTTCAATCGCATCAAATGTGAATATTTATTTAGGTGGTAATCATAGACAAGATTGGGTTTCTACTTATCCATTTGGACATATTAACAAAAATATATTTGATAATTCTGATGGTCATGGACATCCATCAACAAAAGGAGATGTAATTATTGGAAATGATGTATGGATTGGCAATAATACAACAATTATGTCAGGCGTTACTATTGGAGATGGTGCTGTAATCGCAAATAACAGTCATGTTGTTAAAAATGTAGACCCATACAGTTTATTTGGGGGTAATCCAGCAAAATTTATTAAATATAGATTTACACCAGAACAAATTGAAAAATTGTTAGAAATTAAATGGTGGGATTGGGATGAGAACAAAATAAATAAATTTATACCTTTAATAAATAATGATAATATTGACGAGTTTATTAATTCTGCACTTGAAACATAATTGAATCAAAATATTCAATGTTTTTTACATATTTTTACAAAATTTTCAAGAATTATATGAGAATGTTCGTGAAATTCAGGATGAAAAAGAGTTCCATAATATTTATCCTTCTTAAATTCAAATGCACAACCGTGTTCCTTCCCATTTTTATTAAACCACGCGATTTCTTTCACACCATCGTTATGACTTGCAATTGGCAAATCTGAAAAACAAAATTGAACATCCATATTTTGTATCCTATCAAATAATGGAGATTTACTATCAAGTTCTACATCAGTTGTTTCGCAAAAAAACTTGTGTTTGTTGTTAAGCTTTCCGCCAAATATCATAGTCAACAGCTGACACCCAAAACAGATTCCCAATACTGGAACATCAAACTCAATCAAACACCTAATATCATTTGCAAATGTTCTAAATAAAATATCACCTGTTAATTTCAAATAACTACCAGATAAAATAATACCTTTTACTTTACCTTTTAATTTCATTAAGTCATTTGATAATCCAGTTGTTTCATAATACGGTATTTTTAAAGATTCCAAGGCCCCTCTTAATTTGTTAATATATGAAAGTTTTTTGATATTGTTGGAATTATTAACTAGAAGTATCATATATATATTATTTTTATTTAAAATTGAAATAAATCCAATTTTAAATGTTTCTTCCCAATAATATGGAAATAACAAAGTATTTAGTTTTTGAACATTATCAATTATTTGCATTATTGAAACTAAAACTTCCAAAAGATATAAAACAAAAGATATTTTATGATCATCTTCTTCCTTTGTTTTACGAAAAAAAATACGCTATATTAATGAATATTATCAAAAATAGAGATGCTTCAATGTTCAATAGTCAATTCAAACTTATGGAAGAAATTAAAACATTCATTGAAAATAAGAATTTTATTTCATTTTTGAGAGAAAAAAATGAATTATTTTCAGATATTTATAAAGAACACTACATTCTCAATAATAAGGCTTATGTTAATATGAGCACTATTGAAAGCTTAAGTGTGTCTTGGCTTGTGAATTTATATCATTAATAATCTATTATAAAAACGGTGAGATGGAAAGTATTTTTGAAAAATGGCAGTTTTTTCATTCCCAAAAGTGATTCGACTTTTCGAAAATGGACAAAAAAAATGTCCAAATTCGAAAAGCTAAAGGATTTCCTGAACTTTTTTTTGCGAATTTGCACTTCTGAGCATAATGATCTTATTTATATTTTTTGATGAAAAAAAATGTGAGCATATTTTTTTTTTCATTTTTACAAAAAAAAATTAGGCGTAATTTTTGTTGTAATGTATGACAACATTTGTCAACGGATTTTACGCCGAAATAATATATTTTACTTGTGATTATTATTGAATCTGAAATGCACTGAAAAAATCGCCGAACTTTTTATTAATTGAGACGTAACCAAAAAAACGGCGAAATAATCAACAAAAATGGTGAATTCGCATCATTTTTCAACGGCCATAGAGGTATATTTGTTACTGAGAAATCGCATTTTTGGATATTCTAAAAATATTATATATACATAATGATTTGCCATAATATACGGCGAGATTACGCCTTACGATAAGACAACAATACATATTGAAAATAAAAACGGTGAGATGGAAAGTATTTTTAGAAAATGGCAGTTTTTTCATTCCCAAAAGTGATTCGACTTTTCGAAAATGGACAAAAAAAATGTCCAAATTCGAAAAGCCAAAGGATTTCCTGAACTTTTTTTTGCAATTTTTCGCTTTTGAGCATAATGCTCTAAAAAATTTTTTTTGATGGAAAAAAATGTGAGCATATTTTTTTTATATTTTGCAAAAACTATTTAGGCGTAATTTCTTGTTGTAATGTATGACAACATTTGTCAACGGATTTTGCGCAAAAGAAATTGAGTTTTATTCTTGTAAATTATGCAATACAAAATGCAGCAAAAAAAGTGACTGGCTTAGACATTTAACCACACGTAAACACAAAAACGGCGAGAAATCAACAGAATACAGTGAAATATCAACATTTAACAACGCATCTAAGTATGTTTGTCGCTGCAATAAAGTATATAAAGACCGCTCAGGATTGTGGCGCCATAAGCAAAAATGCAGTGAGGAAATTAATCGCGAGATTACGCCTGACGATAAGAATTTTGATAAAGATATGTTTTTTTCTCTTCTAGAGCAAAATAATGAATTTAAAAATGTAATACTAGAACAATCTAGGCAAATAATGGAACTAGCTAAAAATAATAATTCTATAACAAATAATATTAACAATACTACAAATAATAACCAAAAGTTCAATATGAACTTCTTTTTGAATGAACAATGTAAGGATGCCTTAGATATTATGGATTTTGTTAATTCTCTCAAGGTTCAATTAACAGACTTGGAAAATACTGGGAAGGTTGGATATGTCAAAGGGATTAGCGATATTTTCTTGAGAGGTCTTAAAGAGCTTGATATTTATAAAAGACCAATTCATTGCAGCGATTTGAAGAGAGAAGTTATGTATATCAAAGACAAAGATGTTTGGGAAAAGGATGAAGATAAAAAGAAGGTAAAAAAAGCCATACAAAATATTGCCCATAAGAATTTTAAACAAATAAATGAATGGGTTGAAGTAAATCCAGAATCAAAAGACATTCAAACAAAAAAACACGACGAATATATGAAGATTTTAATTAAATGTTCAGGTGGAACAGATTTTGCAGAAGACGACATTTTTTATAATAAAATAATAACAAATGTCGCAAAAGTAGTACATATTGATAAATAATTGTTTTCAAATTATTTTCTTTGTTGTTGAGCCAAAACAGAGAATTCTTGTTCTCTCTGTTGTTGAAGTTTTTCAATTGTCATATCTCCACTAAGCTTGGCTTGTTTATAATTTTGTTCATCCGTTGGAGTTGTTATAGTGTCTTGATAATTTAATGGGACATAATTATGCATTTGACGCATACCACCATTTCCTTTAGTATTCAATTCTTCTGAGTCCATATCTAAGAAGCTGAAATTATCCGATGCAACACCGCAAAAACCACCACCACCCAATGAAAATGCCATAGGTTCCATATTATTACTTGTAGCTTGCCGAGTAATGACTTCTTGTTTAGGTCTCAAATGATTCTGAATTGCGTCACCATATATAACTTGATATCCTTGGGCTAAAAGAAGAAGTGCTGGAACCTTTGTTACATTTTCAGGCATTATAATTTTTTGTTGATTTTCTAAAACAATATAAATTTTACCATCATCACCTTTAGTTCTTTTATCAATGCAAATAAAATGTATATCCTTGCTTACTTGAGATTTTGATAATCCTTGTAATAATTTTTTAGAATGTTCACAAAAATTACTATAATAAAGTATTGAACTCATTAATATTTTATATTAAGTTTATTTCACCATTATTTTAACTCATTTTTACAAAAAATAAAAAATTGATTAATTTATTTTATATTAAATATACTGTATAATATAAGATAATAGAATGAACCCAATCATTGATGACATAACCGAAGAAAACGGATTGCTTAAATTTACTTTGAGTGGAACAAATCTTAGTTTGGCTAATGCACTTCGAAGAACAATTATTTCAAATATAAGAACTGTAGTATTTAGAACGACTCCGTATGAAGAGAACAAATGTTCTATTATTGTAAATACGTCACGTCTTAATAATGAGATTCTAAAACAACGTTTGAGTTGCATACCAATTCATATCACAGACCCAGCATTTCCAATTAAGGATTACATAGTTGAAGTTAACGTGTCAAATAACACAGACACTATTATGTATGTTACCACTGGTGACTTCAAAATTAAAAATATAAATACAAATGAATATTTATCTGAAAAAGATACGCGCGAAATATTTCCGCGTGATGAAATATCAGGAGATTTCATTGATTTTGTGCGTTTAAGACAACGAATCTCAGATGAAATTCGCGGAGAACAATTGCATTTTATTTGTGAATTGTCTGTTGGAACACCAAAAGAAGACTCAATGTTCAATGTAGCATCTACGTGTTCTTATGGTTATACATTAGATGTTGTTGCAGTAGATGAAGAGTTGAACAAAAAGTCGCAAAAGTGGAAAGATGAAGGCAAATCAAAAGAGGAGATTGACTTTTTGAAGAAAGATTGGAAATTATTAGAGGCTCAACGTATTACTAAGAAGGATAGTTTTGATTTCATTATAGAAACAGTTGGCGTTTTCACAAATCAGGATTTGATTAAACTTGCTTGTAGATATTTGAAAGACAGATTGGAGAAATTGAAGACAGTTATTGAAACGAATGAAATCCAAATTACACCTTCGGTAAGCACAATAAAAAATTGTTTTGATATTTTATTAGAAGATGATGATTATACTATAGGTAAATGCTTAGAGTTTGCAATGTATTCAAAATTCTTTGAATCTGTAAATAGTCTAACATATTGCGGTTATATTAAAATGCATCCACACGATCCAGATAGTATTCTACGCGTTTCTTATAAGGAAGAAATTACGGATAATTCAGTAGTGAAACAGAATATGTTGGAATGTATTGAAGAATTGAAAATTGTATTTGATAGTATTGCCAAGAAATTTTAATTTATACACATATATAATGGAATCTAATGAAATACCTACATTATACGAAATTACGAGGAGGCTACTTCATGAATATTATAGTGTACATCCATAGACTCTTGAAGAAGGAAGAAAATATTTATTATTAACTGATACAGGTATGCTTATTGATTTAGGAAGATTACAAATCAAAAAACAAGTGCCATTCCCTGGTGTTCAATTAGAAGGAAACCCTGGAGTTCGTATTAGATATATGAGGTTGAGATTTGAACATCTTCCTGAAGAACTTTGTGAAATAGATGAATATGATAAAAATGTAAATTTAGAAGAATATGAAGATGAACACAATGATGGATATGTTTTTTTAACAAATTTTGAAAAATACAAAATAGTTCCAAATTCTGAACATACTCGTCGTATTGCAGCAATTGCATGAAGACAAAGAATTAGTGCGATGTATTCATCATCAGCTAGGGGAAGAAGATCAAAGAAGGCAAAGAAATCAAAGAAGGCAAAAAAGACAAAGAAAACAAAAAAGACAAATAAGACAAAGAAATCTAAAAACTAAAAAACAATATAAAATTTTATTAATATTTTTATAAAATGAGAAAATGTTATATATTAACTTGCGATATTGATTCAGAACGTTCGCAATTTTCTAAAAAAGTATTGGAAAAAGTAGGATTTAATGTTATTTTTTTCAAAGCAATTCCTAATGAAAATAAGGTATTGTCAAATAAAAACAGTATGCTAGCAATTTATGATTTAATTGCAAATGGGGAAGATGAATGGGTATATGTGTTTGAAGATGATATTAATATTTTGGAAGATATTACAATAGATGAAATTATTGAATATGAAAAAATATCAAATAATTTGTTTTATTTGGGTGTATGTATGTATGAAGTAAACAGTGTAAGTTTCAATAAATTATTTGTGAATAAATATCCAGTTGCAATTGCAAAAGGAAGTGTTAGAGGATTGCACAGTATTGCACTTAGTAAAAATGGAGCATCAGAACTTTTAAAATTTTCAAAAAATATGGAAAATTATTTTTATATGGATATGATTTTAGAACAATTTACACATTTATATCCAGCAAATGTAGTAAGGTATGATTTGGAAAGTTATATAAAAGGACATAGAGGTGTATTTTTTCAAGACCGTGCCAGATTTCCTTCTACGATTTAGTAGTGATTAAAATAATATATTTTTTATATTATTTTATATTATTTTATAGATAGAAATTAACGTAATTTTATTATTTCTAGATACTTTACTCTTGCTGCATTAATATCTCCTCTGATTTATTTTCTTTTTCTACTTGAAGAATATCTATGTGTCTCTTGCGCATATCAAAATTCAACGCATACATTTGCAAGTTTGGATGCACTTTATTTACATATTCAATTACAACTCTATTCGTAACGTGTTGTCTAAGTTCTTTTAATTCATTAACGTATATTTGATGAATATTATACATGTGTGTTCTATAAATTTCACCATATTCTTTCAAAGGTTTTTGTTTTTTAATATAACAATCAATATAGTTCTGATAAAGAGCTAATGTATATTTATGAAGTAAATCTCTGAAAAATGCAAATTCTTTTTTATGTTCAGGATAATAACCAAGATATTCTTTAATTTTATCTTCTTGTCGCAAAGATAGATATTGATACATCAATTTTGGTTGATTCCCTCTCAAATGCCTAACATTTTCATAAACTGGATTTCGGAATTTTGTTCTTGATCCAGTATCTAGATTTTTAACAATAACACCTACTATACAGTAGTTAGTGTTCATACTTGCATATTTGTCAACAAGCTCAGAACAATTTTCCCAATCTTCATATATTTCAGGAAATTTAATAGTTGTTTGTTCCCAAATATCCTTTTGGTTTTTAATTAAATTCATATTAATTTGTGTAATATTAATTATGTTTCCTTCGGTGTGTAAAATTTCATAAACTGCAACCAAATACAATTGTGGTTTGGAAAATGGAATTACAATGCGATTTTGTGGATGTTGTAATACAAAGCTGTAAGAATAGAGAGGATTTAATTTATTGAAATCAAGTCCCACACAAGAGACAGCTTCCATAAACATAGAACGAAATGTATTAGTAGATGGTTTAGTTGAATCTTTGTAGAATGATACTTCAGCTCCGACATTACTTCGCGTAGCAATTTCCCATCCACCTGAAATGCCAATATTAGAATCCCAAAATACATTTATCATTGTGCCTTCTACAAATTCTTCTGCAACAATATTAGATTTTTTTTCAGGATAAAGAGTTGAAAATGTTAACCAAGGAATAGATTTTGGAGGTGCAAATGATACCACGCGATTATCTTTATTCAAAACAACAGATCGCAATAATCCTGCTGTAGGTATTTGGTCATCGCAAAGAAATGTTTTGTCATAACGAATAACACTATATTTTTGTTTATTAGAACTTTCGCAATTGATTTTATTGATTTTTAGAGGATATAAACATTCGGATACATTCTGAGAAATAATGTTATCAAACCCAGGAATAGAATTCAAATTATATATTACACTTGACATTATAGATAAATTTAATAGTAAAATGTCTTTAAACTATATATTTAATGATTTTCCGTTAGAGATAAAAATTTCTATTATAAATATAGGATAATGTCATCAGAAACATCCAATAAATCTGAAAAAGACCCTGAAGAAGAAGAACCTAAAGAAGAAGAACCTAAAGAAGAACTTGTGGATATTGATAGAGAGAAAGAATCAAATGAAGAATCTGAAGAGGGTGAACAAACATTACAATTAGGAGATGTTATACTATTTAAATCGCCTGAAAACGACATATATGATAATAATAAATTTATTATTGACTATATTGATGAAGACCATATCAAGCTTATTAATATTGAAAATATGCAACAAAAAACATTACAAATAAAAGATGGAATATTAGGAGATGGAACAATTAAAGGTATTAATTTGATTTATCGCAATCCAGAAAAAGGATATGCAAGACAGAATGGATTGCTTCCAGATAAATGGGTTAATGTTTATTTTGGTGGAGAATACCCAGCAATTATTACAGGTAGAATATCCAATTTGGAATCTGATATGATTGAGATAACATTACCAGATAATGATGTTATTTATTTGAACTTTGGTTATAAAGGTATTCCAGAGGATTTACCTATTGAAACAATAGAATTACGTGAACCACCAGAGAAATCTAAAAGTCCTGTACAAGCGGAAGCGGAAGAAGCAGAAGAAGCACAGGAAGCAGAGGCGGAGGCGGAAGTAGACGCCTTTGAAGACCTAGAAGATTCAGAAAACGAAAACGATGATGAATATGAAAGACCTAAAATTGATATACAATTAAAAGAAGTTAAGGACCAAGCAAGAGAATTTATAATATTTGCAAATGAATTAGAATTTGGAGAAGAACTTGGTCCAATTAAGCAATATGTTGGTGTAGAAGAGTCACAACAAAGATACAACATTGACTACCAAACAAACGATTTGTTGGACGAATTGTTATCAGATATTCCAAGTGTAGAGAGAACAACAAGTGTTTTGAACAATATTCATATTATGATTGAACGTTTTAAACAATTAAGAACAAGTTTTTCAATCTTTGATGATTATGGAAATGTATTAAGTCCAATCAAAAAAGATGCACAATGGAAACCATTGGCAAAAGATTTGGAAAAATTTAAAACCGCATTATATTGGTTACTTCCAATTGCAAAAAATAGAAAAAAGTTGTATAATGTGAAATATGATGAAGTAGAAGGAGAGAACACAACTATTTTATCATTAGATTTAACAACTGAACTAGAAGAAATGCAAAATATTGTAAAAATTTATAAATCAGGTACAACTGGTGAAGAAAATATGAAATATGCAACAATGATGAGCGATTTAAATCCATATTTAACACCATTTGATGATGTAAACCCAGAATCAATTAAAGATGTACTATATGGAGAAGAAGTCCAAACAAATATTAATGCAATTATAGATAATTTGGGAGATTTTTATTCATCTGTTGCGGTAAATGATAACATAAAAACTAGGCGTTTTTTGATTCAAAAATACAATTTGGGACTTTCAAGATTAGAAGCAACGAATCTAAAAGGAAGTAAAATGATAAGTCACCGAGTATCATTAACACCACCAGATTTTATTCAAGTTTCATCAATTATGACATTACCTGAACCAACAATTAGATTTTCAAAAATATCACTACCTTCATCAAGTATTATGGAAAAAGCAAATTTAAACATTAATTTTTTGAATTATTGGCAAGTTTTAAACTCGGTAACAAACGTTGAAAAAATAAATATAGTTGACCTTGAAAATGATATAGAATTTAATGAAGAAGACTATTTTAAAAATATAAAAAATTATGTTTTGGTTGAAAAAGATAACAATTTATCTTCTTATGAAAATTACAAAAAGTTTTTAAATGTAGTTGTACCAAAAACAAGGGTTCTATTCAACCTTATAAAAAAATATATAAAGGGCAAATTAACTTTGAAAGATGTTGTTGAATTTTTGGAACCTTTTTTAATATACACTGACGATTTAACATATATGCAATATAATGAAATAAATAAATTCTTACAAGAAAAAATGCTTGAATACAAAAGATCATTTGTAGAAAAAAGCAGAGCATTTGCATTATTAAAAAATGTGGGATACAAACAAAATTCTGACCAATCATCATCAATAATTGAAAACTTGTTGGAGAAGATTTCATTGAGAAAAGAAGTATTTGATAGTTATGATGATAAAATATTAAATCAAAATATTACTAATTCAGAATTATTGAAGCAAATGACTACAAGAGATTTTGGAAATTTCTATAATATTGCGGTTTCATTAGAAAACATAATATTAATGTTGCCTGATAATGTTAATAAATTTTTAGAAGATGAGGCTGAGTTAGCGAAAAACGAGACAAAACAAGCATCTGACAATAATATTTGTAAAAAATATGTTATTGCAAAACAATATTCTAGTATGAAGGATTTGGAAGAAGATAATGGTAAGACAATATATTTTGATAAAATTTATGATAAAACAAATTATGGTTTATTAGATGATTATGAAAAAGAACAAATAGAAATGCGACCAGATGAGTTTGAGGAATTTTTGAAAGGTAAATTAATATCTAAACACAATTATAACTTAGATGAGGCTCCCTATATTGCAGATGCGTTATTAAATGGAATGAAGGCAGTTTCAGACGGCGACTTAGCCATAGTTTATTTGAGCAGTGATGCAGAATATTCATATTATACAAGAGAAAATAATAAATGGATTAAAACAACAGAGTTAACAGATGAAAATATTGTATCTAATGACGATAATGTTTTATGTAATTTACAAAAAGATTGTATTGAGGTTGATAAGAAATATAGAGCATCTTGTGATTCATTTGATTTGAATAAGGCTGAACTATCCGAGTCTGCATTAAAACAAATGATAAATGCATTTGATAAAAAATATAAAGTATCAAAAGAACTTCAAGAAGATGAAATTAAAAAGAAATTTGATTATTTATCCGGTATAATGGAAAGTCTGGAAGCCATTGAAAAAAATCGCAAATATAAGAATAATAAGCAGCAATATGAGTTGGGTGTAAACGATGAAAGTGAAGAAGCAATAATTACATCACCATACACCAAATTAAGAGATGCTATTTTGGGAACAGAAGACTTTGTTAAAAAACAGAATGATATAGTTAAATTTTGCGCTAGGTTTACAAGGGAATCTACAATTGAAGAAGAGTCTAATGACCCCAGAAATCAACACTGGTTATATTGTATAAAAACAAATACACAACTTATGCCATTATTTTATTTAGTCCTTGCAAAAGCATTTTTAATAAGTCAAGATCATTATCAAGAAATGGTTGCTATTGTAATTAAAGAAATTGGAAAATTGAGTGATGATGGAGATATGTGGGTAGATGAAAACAGTGGTTATCCAATTAAAGCAATAGATTATGATGTTGAAGAGGGTTATGAAGAAAGTGGATTCAAGAGAAAAACGCGTGATATTTTGGATGAAGATGCTGGTGAAAATATTTTAAAAACAAATTCAACATTAGCTAAGGCAAAGTTAGAAACAAAGGAATCAAGGATAATATCAAATATTGTTACGTTTTTATCTGGTTCTATGGGAATAAATATGAGTGATAGTCGCGAGTTAATAACAAAAATTGTGTTGGATGCATTGAGAGTCGCATTAACAACAGAAGCAGAACATAAAGAAAAGGTGCAAGAGATGGCGAAAAAAGGTAAGAAGTTACCATCTTATGCAGAGGTTTACAATTTAACAATTTTATATTTGACTTTGGGTGCATTTTTAATTGCCGCGCAAACAAGTATACCTGGAATTAAAACTCGTAAAACATATCCAGGTTGTGTGCGTTCTTTTAATGGATATCCAATTGAAGGAAAAAATGGAGATATGTCAGGGATTAAATATTTGGCTTGCATTGCAGAGAAATCTAAAAGCTCCATAGAACCTTGGACAGCATTGAAAGGATCAAAAATAGATAAGATTCAAGAAAAAATAATGGCTTTTACAGATAATTATTTATTGAAACATAGTGATGTTATTAGAAAAATAGAAGAAAAGGTAGAGTATCTAAATAAATATTCTATTGGCGAAGAAATACCAGATGAATATAATTTGTTAAAATGGAATAACTTTTTGCCACCACTTGTGCCTTTCAAGATTAAAAGTAACCTACTTGAGAACATATCATCACATTTCAAAAAGTCATTATTGGATGATTTTAAATCTGGTTCAGGTAATCAAAGAGAGAAACTTTTAGTATTGCATTCAAAAATAATTATATTTTCTCTAGCGATTCAAGAAAAAATTCAAAATGTAGTGAATGAGAAAAAATCAAGACTTTTATTAACAAATTCTGCCAATGAACCTTTTTTAGATAATTCGTGTTGTAATGAAAAGAGTGAAAATAATACTATCCAATATTTTGAAGAGACACAACCTGATATTACACAGTATAATGCAATTGTCAAAAACTTAGAAAATTTATTATATGATATAAATGCAATTACTATTGCACCATTCTTATTTTCAAGAGAAAACACAAAAAATATATATCCTCCTTTAACTGACCAATATAATGAAGAAACAATATATCTTGCATTTATTAAGTATTGTAAATTTACTTCATTGATTCCAATGAATGAAGATTTTTTGCCAATTTGTGCAGATAAACCAGATACAGGATTTTTAACACCCCAAGATAGTTTGAGCGAAATGATTCGTAAGTTGAAACAGATAGGGAGAGATTATAATAGTGAAATGTTATTGAGACTTATACAAGTGGTTGAACGCAATAATATTATTGATATAAATGTGAATCCTGTTATTGACAAACCAATACAAAAAATGCGAGATTTAATAGAATCTATTACTGCCGAAAACGACAAAGTTATACCGGAACCACTATTGTTCAATATTAATGGAATACTAGATTCATATGATCTTACAGTAGAAGATGACACCCAAGAAATGAAAGCACTTAAGAATTATTTGGGAAGAAGCAATGAAAATATGAAACAAGAAATAGTAGAATTTATCAAAGAAAATGCAAAATTATCAAAGTTAAAGATTAGAGATGTTTATAATGCAATTAATGGAATAATGAAATGGGAGTCTATGGAAGTAGATAGAACAAAAGAAAGAGTCGGTAAATCCATAACAGATAGTATTAAATACAATTCTATTAAGTTTGTGAAAGAATTTATGAGAGATATTATTAGTGTATTCCCAAATATTATTTTGAATAAAGTAGATTATAGTTCTGTTAAAATTCAGAATTATTTGAAATTATCAAGAAATCACCAAAATGATATTCGTAATAGTATACGTGATTATTATTCAGGGTTGAGACCATTTTATCATGATAATAAGCTAGTTAATATATTGAAGACTATTCAAAACAAATGTAAGAATTTATTGCTATTAGCACTAGAGACGCCATCATTTACCGAAATAAGTTATAACGGTAAACAGCTGTATAATATTTTTGATAGAAGAACTAGTTTATTATTATTTGAAAACTATTTATTACAAACGTTAGTTACATATGTGAATTTGGCAAATGACGATGAAATGGTCAATTTAGAAATACCTGAAGATGATGAAAGAGAGAATTCTAATCCAGAATTTGAAAAGGAGTTGACTACAGTAGAAGAAATAGATTTCAAACAACAACGTCTAGAACCAAAGGAAATTCAAAATGATATTATTATGACAGGGAATATTGCAGATTTAAAAGAAAGAACCGCTAAGTTGCTTATTGCATTTATTAATATTATGAATGAACATAAATCATTGGTAGATATGAGTTATGAAAATATTATGGATGTTTTATTCAAGACAAAGGAGAAAGAAAAGAATACGTTTACTGATAGATTGGAAGCAATTACAGATGAAGAGAGAGATGTTGATACAGCTTTGAAAAGAAATAAATTGGGTCGGTGGAATAAAGGATTGAAAAAGGGTTTAACACAATATGTAGCAGAAGATTATGATGATGAACGTGATGAAATGGAAAAATTAGCACAAGTAGAAAAAAATGTCAGAAAAAATAAAAAGGTGACAGATGAAAATATAAGTCAATATATGGATGATTATTTGGAAGATGACAGAGTTGATGATGAAATAAATATGGAAGATAATGATTTAACTAATTTAAAGGGTGAGGGAGATGATAGTGATGATGAAATAGACCAAGATGACCAAGAATCAAATCAATGGAGTGGATGGGAACCTAATGAAGAATAAATAACGCGAGATATAAAAGTGGCAAGTAATTATAATTAAATAACTCAAATTTATTTATAATTATAGTATAACATAGAATATGTATCATAATTTTATAAGGAGTAATCCAGTTCTTGTATCAATATTTTTATTTATGGTAATATTTGCATTGATAATAATGTGGAAACCAGGATTTTTATTCAAAAATGATGGAAGTATTCGCGAATTTGGAGTTGGTTATAAAAATAAAACAATTCTTCCCATATGGCTATTGGCAGTTATTTTAGGGATTTTAAGCTATTTGTTTGTTTTGTATTATTTAGCTCAACCAGGTTTGTTTAGATAAATTATTTACATTTTTTCTCATTTAAAACACACATTATTCATCTAATAACATCAAAGCCATTGCAGAATAGTTATGTAAATCTATAAGCGTGTCTCTAATTCCCTCATCATTAATTAAATTTACACCATTTTTCGTTATAGACATAGAACGTTGTAGTTTATCTTCTATTCTCATTAAAACACCGATAACTCCATATTTTGCGAATGCGTCGCCATAATCTATATTTTTTTTAGTAAATAATTCTAATGCTTCATTTTGAATTTTTTTCATTTGTTCTACTCTATTCATTTTTAATAAATAATATAAATTCTGTTTATACTATTTATTATTTATTTATTTATAAAATGGGTGTTTTAGATTGAGAAATTGAGAAATTGAGAAAATGTGTAAAAGTTTAAATTGTATATGTTTGAGATTGTAAAGCATCCTTTTCAGCCTGAGCTTTATTTTGAGCATCCAAATATTTTTGACGATTAGCTTCCATTGTATCTGCGTCAACTGTGCATCCTTTAGTTGCAATTTTCATTTGAACAATAGAAATTAATAAAAGAGCAGTGTATAAATACCACAAGAATTCACCAATTCCATCACGCATTAAAACTACATTAAGTAATTCTTCTTTTAATGCTTTCGCATCATTTTCATTTCTGTATTCAGGTTTCATTAAAGGATGTAACAGTTTCCAATATTCAGAAAAGTTATCAGGTGATATTTGATTAATAAGAATTCCGGTATTTCCGCATAACTTTAAAATGGCTTCAGCTGCACTTGATAATTCTTTCCTTTGTCCTTCTGATGTAACACTTTGATCATTATTAATTGAATTATTAATATTTGAATTTTGTAATAGTGTGGTTAAAACAGTATTCGCTTTTCCTGAAACTGCGAAATAACCAATAACATTAGAAAATGCCGATTTAAATCCAGGGAAAATGAAGAGAACACCTACCACTGAACCAAATATCAAAAACCAAGGTATAAAAGTCATAAAAATTGCAGTGATCATATTTTTACCTACATCACCACCGCAGTTTGTTATTAATATAAATGAATTTACCCCATACTGACTAAGTAAAACAATCAAGATGTAAAGAACAATCGCAAAATTTTTCTTTTTAGTATATTGAGCTAACTTTGCATTTGATTCTGGTGTATCATTTAACTCATCTAATGTGAGCACTGGTTTAATACCACCAAGAAAATATACTAATGATGCTATTAAAAATGATATAATGGAAAGAAATGAACCATCTGTTTTATTTTCACTTTCGTCTGCCATATAGATATTGTGTATAATTTATTTTGATATAATAAAAGTAATTATTATGAACTTCCAAGAGTTTACTAAACCTATATTAATTGAGCCTGGTGTAAAATATTTTTTGAATGAAACATTAAAGCAATGCAAAGATTTTAAAGATAAATATTACAACACAATATTTAATATGAGTTTAGGAGTGTTACTATTTTTATTTATTGGGATGATACTAATTTACAAATACAAGGGGAAGTTAACCCCATCTGAAAAGGATGAAAAGAATAGAGAGAAACAACAATACATTTTATCAAAAATAAAGAATTATCAAGATGCTAAATTAAGAACTCAACAAAATCTTATAACAGGACTACCAAATTGGGATAATGAATATGATTATTTACACAAAAAAATATAATTTTTGTTTTTAAGTAGAATAATATAAATCTAATCTAATATAATTATAGGATGAGTGATAACGAAGAACTAATAGAAGATCTAAATATTGAACGTTCAGAACCAGAACCAGAAGAATCAGTTCCAAACTCTGATTCTTTTGATAGAGATTCCGAATCAGATAACAAAAAATCTTCATCTGACGAATTAAATTCAAGAAGACAAGAAATAATTGAGAGACAGTTACAATCTTCTAGTTTAAATGATGAAGATGAAAATGAAATAAATGACGAAGAGTTTGAAGAAGCTCTAAAAAAATATTACAGATTAAAAAATGAATATGATAACAGTTTAAATAATCAAAAAAAGAAAATTTTAGCTATGAATGGATTAAGTTTGAAAGAAAAACAAATTGAATTTCGTAGATTGAGGAAAAAGTGTATAAATTGTAAAAGACCAGTTGGTTCTATTTTTAATATTAAAGTTGATAGCAATGAATCAGCAAATTATATAGATAGACATTTAATTGCTTTATGTGGAGATAAAGAAGAACCTTGTCCATTAAATATTGATATTAATCTTGGCGCAACAAATAACATTCGTAACATTGTTAATGATTATGAAAAAGAGCTGAATAATTATAAAAATGAGGTTATTATACACAAAAATGATTTATTGTTTGGTTATATTACACCTGAAATTGCTGTTGAAAAATTTGACGAAATTAAAGAAAAAATAAAAGGAAGCACTGAGATGTTTGATTTATTTTTTGAAATGTTAAATAATATTATTGATAATCCAAGAAAAAAGGAAAAATTTTTAAATCTAAAAAAGGGATTTTATGAAAATATTGATGCGTTAAAATCAATGATGGAAGAATTTAAATCAAGTGGAACAACTCAATATGTTTTAGATGCAGTTGAATTATACAAAAATGAAATTATGCCAAAGTCTGAAAAAATAATGCATCAAACATATGCGTATAATGGAATAGAATATGATGAAGATGATGATACATTTCATTTAGATCAAAAGAAAAATACAATTAAACAACTTGAAATAGATGTAGGTATAGAAGACCATTCTGTTATTTCAATGAGGTTAGGAATTCCGCAGAAAATAAAAAGAACCAGTTCTACAATTATTCCTGAAAATGCAGAAATTGTAGCTCCAATAATAGAAGAAAGAATACCTGAATTGAAAAAGTCTAAACAGAAACCAAAAATAAAACTAGTAATTGAAGAATAAGAGGAATTATGTAAATTCAATTATTTGTTAGTAAAATAAAATAGTTAATTAATATAAATGATAAGTAAATATATCAATTTGCCATTATTTTTAATAAGTTTTGCATTAGGTGTATTTTTTGTATATGTAAGTGGGTCAGATTTGAAAATAATTTATGTATACCCAACACCAGAAAATGTAGGAAATGTTCAGTACAAAGATAAAGCAGATAATTGTTATATTTACGAAGCAACTGAAACAACTTGTCCTAGTGATGAATCTAAGATTAAAACTGTTCCAGTGCAAAATTAATAGATTTTTATAAAATAAATATATTATTACAGTAATATATAAATGCATTTATCAAAATTTTTACATACAAAAAGTGGTCATTATTTGATGTCAATATTATTTGGGTTAGGTCTTGCATCCCTCTTTAGAACTATTTGTAAAGACAAGAATTGTATATTATTAAAAGCTCCTTCTTCTTCAGAAATTGATGGAGAAGTTTATAGATTTCAAGAGAAATGTTATAAATACAATTCTAAAACAATAAAATGTGATAAAAATAAGAAAACAATAGATAATTAATATGCGTAATTATTATAAATAATTTGATTATAATAATTATATGTCAGGCGATAGTACAAGCATTATGGATTTACCAACTGATCCTATTGGAGGAGGTTCGGTAGGAGGAAATGTAGGAATTTCTATGCAAATCAGTGATAATCCTTCTTTACAACAAATGCAACAACCACAACAACAACCACAACAAGGCATGACTTTAGACCAACAAACAATTAGTCAAATTGTAAATGGATTACAACAAGCAAGTGTTACAGGAGCAACTCAATTACCATCAAGAGACATTCCTCAAAGCACTGAAAATATCATACACGATGCTCAAATTCAACCAACTTATATTCCTGAAGAACAACAAAAAGATTACATTCGTGATTATGAGGATAATCAAGATATAATCAATAATTATAATAGAAATATTAAAAACGGAGATAGCTTAGATGAAATATATGATGAAATTCAAATACCACTTTTAATCTCAGTGCTTTATTTTTTGTTCCAGTTGCCAATTTTCAAGAAATATTTATACAAATTTTTTCCTGCTCTTTTTGCAAATGATGGAAATATAAATATATACGGTTTACTTTTTATGAGTTCATTGTTTGGTTTATTGTATTATATGCTTTCAAAAATTATGAATACATACAGTAAATTCTAGGTTAATGATTATTACTTAAAAAAATATTATATTATAATGTAAATGATAAACACACGCACTATTGTAAATGGAGAAGTCAAAATTGTTGATGTCAATGAAAAAGATATTATAAAAAAATTAGAAAAAGAAGGAATGGATAAGGTTAGTAAGCTTTTTAGAACTTTTCTCAATTGAAACGCCCATTTTATAATATTTATAATATATATACTTTATAATGAGCTTAATAAAAATAGGAAACGACACTTTATTAGATTATAAAACAGTCACTTTATTAAATTATAAAATTTATGAAAATAAATATATAATAACATATGTTGAAGAGTATAATGAAGCTTTAAATATATATCTATATAATATATTTCAACATCTAGAATTTTATTATCAAATAGGAAAATTATCGTATAGTAATGTTGCCAGTGATAACGCCAAATTTATATGTGAAAATTTAAAGATTAACGGAGTAACAACACTTGGTCAAATAATAATTAGTGATGGGGTTATCAAAAATGATGAAATAAAAACAATAGAGTCGATTTATGGTAATATTTGTCTAACTATAGGAGCAAGTTATCACGCATTAGCATATTTAAAAGTATCTATTGAAGAAACAGAATATTATGTTGCAATTGAAACAACAATTTGCGATCCTCGATATAGATTACAATTTTATGTAGGAAGTAATGAAAATGAATTAGAAAATATTATAAAAATTCGTTATCAAAGTAATAATGTTCGAATATCATCTGAATTTGACAAAAATTGGTATGATGGCGGAAAAAACGAAAAAACGAAAACGAAAAAAACGAAAACGAAAAAAACGAAAACGAAAAAAACGAAAACGAAAAAAACGAAAACGAAAAAAACGAAAACGAAAAAAACGAAAACGAAAAAACGAAAACAAAAATGGGCGTTTTAAATGAGAAAAGGTGTAAAAATGGTAATATAACATATGATAATATAGTAAATATTATGAAGGATGGTTCAAGTGAATTTGAGAAAAAAACAGGAAGATCAATGAGTTATTCTGAAATGAGAGAAATGTATGGTTAACAAATAATATATATTTTCATTAAAAAATAACAAATAAAATATATCTTTTAATTAAATGATTGAACAATATGTAAATAGATTAATAGATGAATTGCCTGAGCATATTATTGAAAAACTTAAAAAACAAAAGAAAATGAATATTATTTTAGATGGAGGATTTTTTAATGGAAGTTATTTAATTGGAGCATTATATTTTTTGAAAGAATTAGAAAACCGAAAATACATAAAAATAAATAAACTATCTGGGTGTAGCATAGGTTCAGTATCTGCATTATTATATTTGATGGATGAATTAGATATGTCTCAAGAAATGTACAATATAATAGTGAAATCTTTCAAAGAAACACATAATTTAAACAGTATGATTACAATTTTAGAGAGAATAAGAGAGAAACTACCTGAGGATTTTTATAAAAAAATAGAAAATAAACTTTTTGTTTCTTATTATAACATTGAAACTAGAAAGAAGATAGTAAAGTCAAAATTTAAAAATAATAATCAGTTAATTGATTTTATCAAGCGTTCTTGTTTTGTCCCATTTATGATAAATGGTGATTTAACATATAAAAACAAATATATAGATGGATTATTTCCTCATATTTTTCCTTTAAAAAAAGGTCTAATAGATAACACAAAAACACTTTATTTAGATTTATTATGTTTTGATAAATTGAAACATTTATTATCTGTTAAAAATGAAAGCAGTAATTATCATCGTATCTTATCTGGTGTTTTAGACATTCATTTATTTTTTATTAAAGAAAATAAGACTCAAATGTGCAGTTATGTGGAAGACTGGGATTTAATAGATACGTTTAAACAGCGTATTAAAAAGGCAATAATTGAAACTATAATAATATGGTTTATTTATGCGATATATTTAATAAAAAAATACATTGATCCAGAATTATATAAAAATAATATATTGTTCAAGATTTTAAACAAGATAATACAAGATATTTATTTTATTATTGTTGAGAATTATTGTTTTTGATTAAGAGCAAGTAAATAAAAAAACACTATTATTGTAACTAAATAGGTTGGCATATTACTCAAAATCACGTGATTCAATATTTTAATTTCAATATATATTTCTTTTTCATAATATTTGCCTATTTTTCCACATTTTGATTCGTCATTTCTGCAATTATCTGCATACAGATAAGTTATTTCATCTGTAATTATATTTTTATCTCCAAATTTTTCACAACGGCTTAATGTAGTTGCAAAATCACTCGTGTATAAAGATGGTTTATAATAAATACAATTTCTACAAGATGGTATATTGAAATTTGTAATAATTTTTTCTGAATTTACCAATGTTAATAATAAGTATAATATTTTCATCATACTTATTATTCAAATTTATATTTAAGTGTTTTATTATTTGAATATGAAAAACCCACCGCGACCTCTTTTTTGACTTTTTTGTTTATTATTTGACTTTCTGGTTTTAGATGTTGATTTATTATTTTTTTTAGGTTTACGGTTTTCTTCTTTAACACGAAAAGCATCAACCGGACGATATGTTAAAAACCATTCATCAAATTCACGAGTGCCACGCTTATCTTTTAATTCTTTAAATTTTTCGGATTTTTCGGCTCTCATTTCTTCGCGACTTTCTTGGTGACCATAACAAGTAATACTAAATCTTTTTAGGAGACCTTTTTGTTCTAATCTGTTTTTTTGTTGGACTTCAAAAAGGAATTTAGCCATACAAAGAATGCGATCAACGTCATAATAACTACGTCCGGTATATAAAAATGCCAAATAATAACTTAACATAGTATCAATGGTTGCCACTCTAATAATTTTGCCTTGAACAACAATATTGTTATAACTATGACAAGCAATTGGATGATATATGAATGCAATTGTATCCGGTCCAACTTGAATTTGTAGATGTTCCGGAATTACATCACTGATTGGTGCTCTTTTAATAATTTTAACATTTTTAATGTTAATATCTTTTAGACGTTCTTTAATTATTTCAGCAGTTGTTTCAGGGTCATTAGATATAACATCAAAATCTGGTATTTTTTTCAATTGTTTTTGAAGAGCAATGGGCATATATTTTGAATACAATGATATTGCATATCCACCAAAGAAAACAACGCTTTGATTAATTAATGTTTCTTTAACAGTTTCATAAATTTCTTGACCGTGAACCTTGTCTGCCATTTCTCTCTGAAAATCAATATGTAAACATTGATGAGCAGTCAAAGGATAATGTTTATTGAGTAAAGTAAGTCTTTTGAGAACCTTTTCCCAACGACTAGTATCTCCTGCAGGACGAGATAACTCAAGATACATTGACATTCTTAAATAATTCGGAGGTGCGTAATAGATTCCAGCAACCTTTATAGACTGTGCTTTTAATCTTTGGTATAATTCTTTTGGTACATTCGTAACATCGGCAACAGGAATAAAATTAACGAATACCTTAAATGTTCCAAAATGTTGACCTGATTTTGCTTCAACTTCTGTAAACCCAGAATGAAAATATAAATCAGCTAGTTCTACCGCATCATCTAATGCATTTGAAGTGAAGAAATCATAATCAGGCATTTCAATTTCTCTGTTATAAAATTGGTCCTCTCTTGGTAAAATATTATTAATCGCAGTTCCACCATAACAAATGAGGTTTTTTTTCTTAATAAAGTTTTCAACAATTTCAATAATTTTTTGGATTTCTGGAGAATTGATAATTTTTTTGCCGATTTTTTCTTCGGCATCATCTACCGCAGCTCTTAAAATTGTTAATTCACAATCATCAAAAGACATACCTCTATCACATTTTTTTGACATTGTTTGCTTATTAATATAATAGTATATAATTATTTTGATGCAATATTATTATAATAGTAATTCGCCAAATATAATTTGTAAATCATCTCTTCTAGTGGATATAAAAAAACTATAATTTTCGTAAAAATGTATATCGTGGACTTTGCCTCCAAATTTGGCTATAATATTATTTTTATCTATAATTTCATATTCTCCTTTTCCAAAAGCATCCATTTTATTATTATCTAAAAATGTTATAATTAAATTTTTATTTTTCCAAGTATATTTTTTATTCACAATTTCATTTATATTATAATTGACACTACAAATAATTCCTTCATTGATATTTTTAAAAATACTCCTATTTAATCCTGGAACATCATTAATTCCAATAAATTTCTCAAATTTCAAAGTGTTATTTTTAGTCATCTCATCTACTATTTTTTTGACACCACACCAATCTCCATAATTACGAAAAACAAAATATTTTAATTTTTTAAAATGTTTTATGGAATTCATTACATCACTTTTACAGTTTTCATAATTATGAGGACAATCTACAAATGCAATTTCTATATCATCTGGCAATACATTCCAACTATCTTTATACATATCCAGCATTACATATTCTATATTTGTGGAGTCCTTGTTTAATTCCTTGTTAAAATTGGTCCATTCTATACTACCATCAACAGCATATACTCTTTTAAATATTTTTGACAAAACTTTTGTAGAATATCCCTTATAAGAACCTAATTCTGCTATTTTAAAATGTCTTTTGTATTTGAAAAATTCATAAATGTTGTATCTCATTTTATAAGAACACGTCCAAATATCAGAATCAATATGGGTTGATTCAAAATCCGATAGACTTAATGGCTTTGGTATTTTCGTAGTATTATTTTTAATACTATAATTTTTAACATCATTAAAAAATTTAGTCATAAGATTTAATTTATGTTGACCACTTCCTGGTCCAGACTGGAAATGATAAACCACTCTATCAGTATAAATGTTATCTTCACAATTTACAACAACAGAAAGTAGTGCTTTGTTATTATATAAATTATATTTGAATGAATTATATATTATATAAGGTTGGTCAAAAAATAAATTCATATCTTGTCTAACAATATAGTCTTCATTGATTTTATCAAATAAAAATTTCATTTTTTCAGAATTATTGAACAATAACATACCACTTGTAAATGCAGTTTTATCATCATAATTATTTACTTCATCTCCAAATAAGTTATTACCCCAATATTTCAAAGGACTGTCAATTCTACCATCTTGCATAGCATATAAAACATCCTCTTTGCAAACGTCAAATACCTTATTAATATCATCTTTTACTAAAATGTCAGTATCTAAATAAAGTATTTTATCATAATTTGATACAGATGATAAATTAAATAAGTCTAATCTTGATTTACAAGCATTAGAAATGTCATTGTATGTATCATTTATTTCAAAATTTATTTTTTTATAAATAAATAAATCGTGCTCTTTGATTTTATTCATAAATATAGTAGATGTGTATATCAGTATATTTGTTTTATCATCAAGATTCCCATATATAAATATACTTTCTAATAAAAGGTAAACCATATCAAGATATTTTTCTTCATTAAATACACAAATAAAAATGCAATTCATTTTTAATATAGTATATTATAATTATTCTAATGTATTATAAACGAATTATTTGTAATAAATTAACATAAAGATAATATGAAAAAGAAGATAACAATGACAAACAAAAATATTAGATTAATGTGTTTGGTTATACATTTCATAACTCCTTATAGCGCGGAAGAAGCGATACAAATTTCAAACAATAATGGGAATATGGAATATCATGGATTATTTTTAGATATTTACAATAAACGCAATTTACATTATTTTTCGTTGATTACCTTTTATCCTTGTTACTTGTATAATTATAGAACTTTTGGAATAATATTCTTATTTTTAACATTTTATTTATTTTTCATTTCTTGTAATAGATGTTTCACATTATTGACATCAATTAATAGTTCAGAAATTTTGGATGAAAAAGAAGATTAACAATAATATTTGTCAAATGTCTGATTTATATATCAAACTGATAATAATCAGAAGATACATTTCTTGTTTCATAAGAGTTAGCAGGATTTTGAGGAACTGGGTCATCAATATAAATCTGCTTGTATCTAAGTCTTTCAGGTTTTAATTCAAATGCTGAACCAGTATGGTCATAAAATGCACAATCAGCGGCCAAATATTCGTCAAAATTTGTATAATTCATAGCAATCAATTGGCATCCCATTTCACGGCAAGATATAGGATTAGGATTTGCAGGTTTAGGTCCTTTATCAGGCATAGCAATTGTCATAAATCTTTTATTGTATTCAATAAGTTCAACCATATCTGGGGTATTTTTAACATCATAATATCTTAGAGCTCTCATAAATATAGAATTACTAGTCATATTGACATACTCGTAAAACTCTTTGCAATCCATAAATGATGTGTTTGTCTTATCTACAATTATAACAATTTTACAGGTGCTACTACCTTTTAATTCAAGTAAACTAATATCACCAATATTTTTAAGTTTATTCTCAAAACTATAATCTGGTCCTAAAAAGAAGCTATCATATTTTTTAAATAAACTAGCAAAATTTTGATACATTGTTTGATTTGTGCTTTTTATTCTAAGATGAAAAATAACAGGATCAGTAGGATTAGGAGCATAAGAAGTATTAGTGATAATATCCATAATATCAGAGAACGAAACATAATTATAGGTTTCTTTAATATAATAGTTATCATCTTCAGTGGATGTTGCAACAACAGGTTGGTCGTTAATAGAATAAATTTCAAAATCAAAGCCACGAACTCCTTGACGAACTAAGTCTTTGAAAATACAATTGCTTACGAATGAATTTTTATAACTTCCTATACTACAGCAATTGTATGCTGTTTTAATGTAATAATCTTTCAAAGTATACGAAGCATCAGGGTCAGATGGATTAATATTTTGTATTTTCAAGTTTTTCTCAGCATATAAATCATCCATTGTTTTGCAATTTCTAGAAATATAACTTTTTTCCATATAATAATAAATCAATGCCATAATGATAATGATAATAATCATAACACTTATAAAATAAATAATAAATTTTTCCTTAGCGTTAGCAATGTATTTCATAATATCTCCAAAAAATTTAGCTGGTTCTTTTGCAGCAGAACCGGCTGTTGAAAGTGTATTTGCAGAAGATGTTGACATATCTAATATAATATATTATTTTTATAATAAATAAATTATATTACTTAACGATAAAATTTATATATTAATTGCTTTAATTCTAATTAAATATATTATCATTATATTATAATAAATAATGCCAGGTGGCTTAATGAACTTAGCATCAGAAGGACAACAAAATATAATATTAACTGGTAATCCAACAAAGACATTTTTCAAAAGCACATATGCAAAGTATACTAATTTTGGTCTTCAAAAATTTCGCATAGATTTTGAAGGAGCTAAAACTTTACGTTTATCAGAAGAATCTGTATTTACATTTAAGATTAAGCGTTACGCAGATTTATTAATGGATTGCTATTTATCTGTTGATTTGCCTCAGATATGGAGTCCAATTATGCCTCCATCAAATGATACAAATTCACAACAACAAAATAGTGGCATATGGGTGCCGTACGAATTTCGTTGGATTGAAAATATAGGAGCACAATTAATATCAAAAATATCAATTACTTGTGGAAATCAAACTATTCAGGAATTTTCAGGAGGTTATTTGTTATCACAAGTCCAAAGAGATTTTAACTCCGATAAAAAGGCGCTTTTTGATAAAATGATTGGAAATATTCCAGAATTGAATGATCCTGGAAACTCAGGAACTCGTGTAAATTCTTATCCAAATGCATTTTATACATCTGACCCTGCTGGAGCGGAACCATCAATTCGCGGTAAAACTCTTGTAATACCATTAAATGCTTGGTTTGGATTACGTTCACAAATGGCATTCCCATTGATATCTCTTCAATACAATGAATTGCAGATTACAGTTACACTTAGACCAATTCAAGAACTTTTTCAAATTCGTGATGTTTTTGATGTTGAAAATAATTATCCTTATGTTGCTCCAAATTTCAACGTATGGTATATGCAATTTTACCGTTTTTTGCAAACTCCACCTGACATTGAATTAGGTGTTAATTCATATACAGATCAACGAACGATTTGGAATGCTGATGTCCATTTAAATTGTACTTATTGTTTTCTCTCCAATGAAGAATCAAGGGTTTTTGCATTAAATGAACAGAAGTATATGTTTAAGCAAGTAAGAGAAACTGTATTTTATAACATAACTGGACCAAATAAGATTCAATTAGATTCACTTGGTATGATATGTAGTTATATCTTTTATATGCAAAGAAGTGATGCAAATTTACGAAATGAATGGAGTAATTATACAAATTGGCCTTATAGGTATATACCAAATGATTTAATTCAAGCACCGACTACTAGTAGTTATGAAGTTATAAGATATAATGGAGGAGTTGCAACACCGACACCGATTGGACCAGGTGTAAATACAGATGGTAAACTCACTGGATGGATGATTACAGGAACATATAGTTTTGAAAATGAAAAAAATATATTAACGGATTTAGGAATATTATTAGATGGTTCTTATAGAGAGAATGTTCAACCAGAAACAGTATATAATTTAATTGAAAAATATTTAAGAACTGCCGGTAATGCACCGGATGGATTATATTGTTATAATTTTTGTTTTAATACATCACCATATGATTTACAACCCTCAGGTGCAATTAATATGAATCGTTTTTCAAATATAGTATTTGAACTTAACACGATAATACCACCTTTAGACCCACTTGCACAATCATTGACAATATGTGACCCACAAACAGGAAATGTTATAGGAATAAATAAACCAACGTGGAGAATTTATGATTACAATTATAACTTTGTGTTATTTGAAGAGAGGATAAATGTTGTGAATTTTATTGGAGGAAATTGTGCACTAATGTATGCTACATAAAATTATATTAGTTTAATTTTAATAATTTAAAGTTAAAATAATAATAATAATAATTAAAATATGACAAATATAGGAATCTCAGCTGAAACTCAAATAAAAAATCAACTGTTGAAAACATTTAACGAACAATTTATGGAATTTTCAGATGCTATTATCAGTATTTTTCCTGATGATGCAGATTTAAGATTAGCAAAGAATGCATTTGTATTTTTTAGGAAAACAAATCCCAAAATTATTATTGATGTTTGGTACAGATATGTAGTATTAAAGTATAAAGACGTAATTGAAGCAGGCGATGTCAGTTTCTTTTTAGAAAAGGATTATGTTGAAGATGTTGTTAATTTGAGTGAATGGAGTTCAAAAAGCTTGGAGGCAATTAACAGATTAAGAGCTCCTTTGAAAAATATGAATTCTGAAAACCAAATAACAGCAATGAAATATTGTCAAAATTTATCAAGTTTAGCATTTCATTATTGGAATTAAATAAAAATAAATAATGTAGTTGAGTTTAATTTAAATATATAATATTCTAAAAGACATATAAATGACTAGCACAAATGAAGAACCCCCAGAGGAGTTTATTAAAATAATTAACGATTTTATTTGCGATATTGTAAACACCTTTCCAGAATACGAAGGACTGATAAATAAATGGTGGAAATTGAAAACATTTGATGATATTGAAGATGAAGAAGAGAGAAATACAGAAATTGCGAAAGATAAAGAAAAGCGTATTAATTTTATATTTAAACATAGTTTAACAATTTATCCTCTTTGTTTTTTTGAAATTTTATACAAGAATTCAGATATTTTTAAAGAAGAGTCAACCATAAATACTGAGTTTTTACCAGGCGTAAGTTTTAAATACTTATGGCAGCTTGATATAAGTGATAAAACTCGCGAAACGATATGGAAATATTTACAATTAATCGCCATTTCTATAATTGGGTGTGTTCGTAATAAAGAAGCGTTTGGTAATACTTCAAAGTTGTTTGAAAATATTGATGAAGATGATTTTAAAAATAAATTAGAGGAAACTCTTGAGAAAATGCAAGGTTTATTTGATATTAATTTTGATTCATCTGATGAATGTCCAGAAGGTGTTCCATTCAATAATGATAAATCGGAAGGTATGCCTTCTGCAAATGATATTCATAGTCATATCAATAATATGTTAGGAGGAAAACTAGGGGACCTGGCAAAAGAGATTGCAGAAGATACTGCAAATGATCTTAATATTAATATGGATAGTCCAACTGATATCAAAGGAGTATTTCAAAGTATATTTAAAAATCCTGGAAAATTAATGGGAATGGTTAAAAATGTTGGAGATAAATTAGATAGTAAAATTAAATCAGGTGATATTAAACAAAGCGAACTAATTGCAGAGGCAACTGAAATTATGAATAAGATGAAGAATATGCCTGGAATGGGAGATATTCAGAGTATGTTAAGTAAGATGGGAATGGGAGGAGCTGCTGGAGGCGGCAAGGTCAATATGAATGCAATGCAGTCACAACTTAAACGTAATATGAAAATGGCTCAGATGAAGGAGAGAATGAAGAGTAAAGCAGAATCACAACAGCAGCAATTACAACAACAAGAATTAAAACAAACACCGGTCCTAACTGACGAACAATTAATTTCAGTATTTAGCACAGGAGAGAAGGTGGAAAAAACACCAGTTGGAGCAAAACCTTTGAAAAAAGGAAAAAAGAATAAGAACAAAACTTAGGAACGTTAATTTTATATTTTGATTTAATTTTTATGATTTACAAAATTTGATTTTCATAAAAATTAAGTAATGTTATATATATAATATGTCAAATACATTCTGGTTAAATGACCCTACAATATTATTAAACAAAGATTATGTAACGCAACTATGGCCTTGTCCTAAAATGTCATTTGAAGAAAAAATGAATTCTATTAGTAGACTGGTAATCATACTAACTGTTTTAGGATTTATTTTTACTATGTCTTTTAGAATTTTATTTGTTGGATTTTTTACATTATTTGCAATCATTTTGATGAATTTTTATAAAAATCCTAATTCAAAATCAAAAGAAGGATTTAGAAAACGTGTTACTTTTCAAGGGGTTGCTGACAATTATTCCCAAAATGAAATAAAAATTAGAAATCCTGAAACATTAGAATATTATTTAAAGAGTGATTTTGAACAAGTTAATAAAAAAAATCCATTCAATAATGTTTTATTGACACAAATAAATGATGATCCAGAGAGAAAAGCTGCACCTCCTTCTTTCAATCCTGATGTAGATGAAGATATTACAAGAAATGTTAAAAAAATGGTTCAAAGTTTGAATCCTGGTATCAAGGACACAAATAAACAATTGTTTGGAGATTTAGGAGAGAACTTTTATTTAGACCAATCTATGAGAATTTTCAATTCTAATCCAAATACTCGTGTTGCATCCGATCAAGGTGCATTTGGAGAATTCTTATATGGAAATATGCCTAGTGCAAAAGAAGGTAATCCATTCGCATTGGTCCAAGACAATTACAGATATACTCTTTATTAATTTTCTCATTTTCTTAATTTTCTCAGAGGTTATTCTATTATGTTGCACCACGAATCTGTAAAAAAAACCTTGGGCATTTCTCTCAATTTGCAAGGTTTCAAATTGCAATAAGGTCCTTGTAATCTGGATTCATCTGTATATGTGCGAAAATTAGATGAATGAATATGTATAGATATTATATCTAAACAAGGATTGCTAATATAAATTCCAGAATTGTAAATTATATTTGCAAATACATTATCACATCCTAACACACCGAATTCAAAGTTTATAAGATTTGTATCAATTTTAAGTGGACTTTTGAAAATCCAACAATCTTGAGAGTCTGTTCTAGGTTTTCCATCCTTTGAATAGAGAGAAGTGATATCAGAATTATTATCATATCTTAATAAAGCGAACACATTGTTTGTAATAGTTGTATTATCAATATTTTTCAAACTTTCATCAAAATAAATATCACTATTAGAGAGAATGCAATATTTATTTTTACAACCTTCATAATTGTTAATAAAGTTTATTGCATCATCAAATCTTAATTTGTAGCTTTGTGAACTATTAACAATAATTTGTTCAATCTTATTTGGATTTTTATTTGTCTTTTTATTTGTTGATAGTTTTATCGGAAATTCATATATTTTATCATTTAATAAATATATTTTTTCAATTAATTCGTTTTCATAGTTTTTTTGTAAACATAAGTTGATTTCTTTCTCTCTTAATTCATTATTAGGAATATAAAAGGTTGTAATAAGAATCATTGTATTGTATATTTTTATTATATACATTCTAAATTATTTGCATTAGTAAAATAATTTAGAATTTGTAATAAAATTTAATTGTCATAAAATAAAATAATGTATTGTATATATAAATATGGCGTATGTTACTAATTTTACATTTGATAATATGTCAAGAATTGGAAATGATACTTGCACACAGGACCAAAATTCTATTCAAAACATCAGCGCATCCAATTATTTATTACAAAACTATTTTGCCGATGACTGTTCTATGAGACAACCAATTGCTTTAGCAACTACACAACCTGGTGTTTTCTATAATGGTGGTTCTGGTTCTGGTGCAGGAGGATGCAATATTGATAAAAGTTCTGAGCTTCTAATTGGAACAATTCAAACCCACCCTAAGGCAAGAATTGATCTTTTTCATCGTCCTTTTGCAACGGTTCCTTATTTAGGACGTGGTTCAGTTAATTCTGTTCTAGAATCTCAGATTCAACAGGGTGAATTTGTTACAAACAAACGTACTGTGACTAAATTGACAGAGAAGAGTTATATGAAATATTCTAATACTCCTCTAATTCCTAGTGTAAAAGATCGTGTTACAAATCCAGCCTATTGTGTTGAAGGTGTTGCATCAGATGGATGGATTCGTGGAGGTGTCCCATCTCGTGAACTTACTCGTGATAAAGATTATTTCAATACACATACTACAGACCAATATGTGTAAATGAATATGATATTTTTAATTTAAGTATTTAAAAATATTATCATAAAGAAATTATTAATGTATGACACAAAATTTATTTGCACTTATCAAAACCATTTTAATGATGAAAATATAGATAATAACTTGTCAAATCAACTATACCAAGAAGACTTTCTCAAGGTTTTTGGAATAGAAGATTACAGTGATGAAATTATCAATGTAACTATCAATAAATTACATACAAAGCTAAGTAAAATAGAAAATATGAATTGTATTTTGAAAAAACTAGCCAAAAAATTTATGAGTGAAGACACCGAAATAGGGTTAATGGTTGGTTTTTCTTATGATTATTTTTATTTGTTGCATCCTTGTATTTGTGATCTTTTGGAAAAGGATGAGATTACAGATAGTAATTATAATTTATTGAAAAATTTAATATAAAATATCGTGAATATTAGTAAAATATTTCAAATTGGAATTACGATATGGACATCGTATACGGTATTTAATTTTATAATATCTGGAGATATAACAAAATATGCAATTGCATTAACAGCCGCAATTTATATTGGATGTCAAATAAATACATAATTATAAAGTAAAAAGTAAAAAGAAAATAATATTATATATTATTAATGGCATCAACACGAAACATAAATACACCTGGAAATTATTATTTAGAACAAAAGGAATATAAACATTTTGAAAATTATACGCTTTATCCTAATTCTCAATATGGAAGAGCATATTCTACCAAATTGCCAGGATTAGGTGTGAATCCAGCCCAAATACCTTGGAATCAGTTATCTAATAATGCTGTTGAAATTGAATCTTTTTTGTTCGGAATTGATTCAACAAATTTAGTTAATCCTGGAGGTCCACTTGTAGCAGAATTGAAAAATTTAGAAACTGCTCATTTTTTTACTAGGAATGCAACATTAATGCCTCAGCCTTTAGTAGTTGAAAAATCACAGCGACCATTTCCTTGTCCTAAATAAATTTAAAATGTAAACTGTAATATAATATTAAACATAATAATTTGTTTATCATTATATATTATGAGTAATATTGAAACAACAAATGTCAATACAACAAACTTAAATACTGAAACTATTAATGGAATACCTACATCAAATTATATATCTGGTGTGCGTGTTGACGGAGGGATGTATGTGAATTGTGGTTCTTGTAATGGTCAATCATCTTGTGATTATCAACCTGGTCCTTGTGATTGTTTTATACCTGATGGAGGAGGTGGTGGTTCTACTGGTAGCAAAGGCCTTACTGGTATGACAGGTGCAACTGGAATAGCAGGATTAGGATCAACAGGAAAGAGTGGCCCAACAGGTATGACTGGAGCAACAGGAATGACAGGAACTACAGGTCCTACAGGTTCTACAGGCGCAACAGGACCTACAGGTTCTACAGGAACTACTGGTGTAACTGGTGTAACAGGAATAACAGGACCAACAGGAACAACTGGTGTAACAGGACCTTCTGGAACAAATTACTGGGGACCAACTGGAACTACAGGAATTTATTATTATTTACCAGTAATATCCTTAGACGTAATTGTAGCAAATGGGAATATGAGATTGCCTCAAACTGCAAATACTGCATCTTTTACAAGTTTAAGTTCAACATTAACAGTAACTGGAAATGCTAATAGTAATCCTACATTTGCATCTTTTACTTGTTCAGTTACCGGAATTTCATCAACAAATATAAATACATTATCATTAAGTAATATCCCAATAAATGGAATGTATTTGGTTACAATATATAACGGTGCGAGTGGAAATTTAACAATTAATACACCATTAACAGGTGGAAATATAAAAACTACATACACTTCAGCTGTAGTAGTTCCAACATCATCATACGCATTGATGACAATTACTTATTCAAATGATCCGAACCCATCAACTCTAACACCATTTTATATTGTATCTGTCAACTTAATTGCATAAAATAATTAAAATACAAGAATAAGATATTATAATAATATATTATAAAATGTATGGATTATTACAAACAACTCAAGCACCTTTCCAGTTTGTATGGTGTTCTACTGGATTAGGTCAATATCAAACTGGTCTTGGTGCGAATATAAGATATTTTTTAGCACCGACAAATAATGTAACTGGTGGTGTATATACTTCAGTTAGTGGAAATTCACCAAATAAATATACTAATCAAAAAGGAACTTTAACATATTCGTTTATTGGAACTGGCGACCATAGTGTTAATAAAACAACCGCACCACCTTATACCGATACCATCCTTGCTCTTAATGCTACAACTACAAATTACGCTTTAACCATCACAGATGGAGGCACAGGACAAAAATATTTATATAATAATGCGATTGCTTGGGGTGGGATTTAATTGACTAGATTATGGATATAATACTATCTAATATTATGAATACATAAAAATAAATAATGTATAAATCTTATATTATGTATATTATAATATAAGATGTCAAGTTCTTCAAAATATTTAGCTGAAAAATTATGTTGTAATACAAATTTGACAACTTTTTTAAATAAAAAAAATGGTAAAGACACAACAGGTGCTGTAGGTGCAAAAGGATTTCAAGGTCCCCAAGGACCTGTTGGATTACCAGGCACTGGTGCGCAAGGACCTCAAGGACCAAAAGGTGGTGGACAACGTGGTCCACAAGGCCCACAAGGTCCTCCTTACGGTTCTAACTATTTATATAAATTTGCATTGGATAATGTAGCTTCTTATCCATGTTCAACTAGTTTTGAAAATCTTTACACATTTCCAACAGTCATTACATTAAATGCAGGTTCTTATGCAATAAATTGGACTTTTGATTCATCTATGAATGTTGCAACAGAATCATATTTATATGTTGAATTTATTGGTGCATTGGGTTCTTATCCAACTAACATATACACAGAAACGAATCCGTGTCCAACTGTTCCTAACACAAATAATAATTTTCAAGCATCTGGTTCTGAGATTTTTACATTAGGAGTAAATGATGTTATTCAATGTGCGATTTATTTCAAATCAAACTCAAATACAACTGTAAATTATAATTTCAATATACAAATAAATCCAAATCCAGTATCAATATTAATTTAAAATTATAAAAATTAAAGAAATATAATTTATTATTATAATAATGTCAAGTTCAATAAATTTAGGAAGTAGTCGTTGTTGTAATTTAAATAGTGGTGGAAGAGGGGCACAAGGATCACAAGGGGCTCAAGGTTCAGGTGGACCAATTGGTCCAATTGGACCACAAGGGCCAACTGGTGCACAAGGTCCAACTGGTGCGCAGGGAACTGGTTGTGCAGGACCACAGGGTGCAGCTGGTCCTGCATATGGTGCGAATCCATTACAGCTTTTATCTTTATCTCCTGGGTATACTTCAGTCAATTATAATAGCTCACCAAGTTTTCAAACAATAAGCACACTTCCTACAGGTTCTATTACTATTGCAGCAGATGGAAATTACAATGTTAACTGGTCATTTAATGCAAGTATTTTAACATTACCAACTTCTGCATTTATATATTTTACGTTGTCATCTTCACCTACAAATGTTTATACATTAACAAATCCTTGTCCATTATATATTTCAGGGTCAGCACCTTATGTATCATTAACTGCAAGTGGAAATGAAGTGATTCCAAGTTTAACAGCAGGTACATCATATAAATTAAATTTGCATTTTAAGTCATCATCTGCGATTACAAATCCAGGTTCTATTTTTAATTATAATTTTACTTTAGACCCAAATCCAGTTAATTATAATCCAGCTAGTTATCCATAAAGCAAAATTTTTATAAAACAATAAAATTATAGTATAATATTATATTATCTAATAATAATATTATGGCATTTACTAGATTTCACGATGACGAATCCAGAATTATTAAACAGCTTCAACAGTCCACTGGACCAGGAAGGTGGATTCTGAATGTTCCTGGTGCTGGAGACAAACCTGCATATATGGCAGATCCTCAAATTAGAATACAAACTTGGGGTGGAAATTTGATGACTAATAGTGTTAACTTGGAAAGTGAATTATTGGGTATTAACCGTCGTTTAAATCACGATTGTTTAGGCAAGAATTTATTTACTGACCCAAAAAATCAGGTAGATACACGCAAAATAGAATATCCTACTTGTAAGAAACTTTATACTGAAGAATCTCGCACAATTGCACCTGCTTGGATGGTTCGTGATTTAGAACAGGTTGATTGGTATACATTACCTTTGAATCCACAAGAAAATACGTGTATGCCTTTTCAAAATAATCTAAGCACGCGCATTTTAGAGAAGGACTATTTTGTTCAAAAGAGGGAATGCGTTTTTAATGATAGTAATTATGCTGATTTGCCTTCAAATTTTGGTATTACTCGTGGAGGCACTTGTCAACAAACAAATTCTTGTCAAACTTTATAAAATTTAGAAAGTTGAATATTTATATATATATATAATATATGAGTGAATATGATTTCAATGCGAATACTCAATCTGAATACAATTCATTCAATAAGTATTTGATAAATGAGATAATGGATCAACAAAGAACAGATGAATTCATAGTGTATACAGATTTAAATGGTAATCGTGTGAAATATAGATACAATGGATTAGAAGATGGAATACCTGTTGTTGAAAATATAGATGAAGGTGGATTTTTTAAGGTTATTGAGGGTGATAAGGATGCAAATGGTAAAACAATTGATGTCTTTGAAATACGTCCAATCACTCTTGAAGGAACTCTAGTTGCTCCACAAACTTCTTCCGATGATGATGATTGCGAAGATTTTGATTCTACCAATGGACAATTATTCAAGGATTTTTTACAAACATTAACTCCTGGAAAATGTATAGAATACACCGCAGAAGATGACACAAAATCTGGTATTTATGTTTTACTTGATGTAAAGCAAAATGGTAATCCAGTTGTTCAAACTAAAGGAACTAATTCAAAATATGAAGTTACTAGTGGTCCATCTGGAGATCTATTTAATTATATTGAAACTTTATCAACAACCGGTGGTAAGAAATCTAGAAAATCCAAGAAATCTAAGAAATCTAAGAAATCTAAGAAATCTAGAAAATCCAAGAAATCTAGAAAATCCAAGAAATCCAAGAAATCCAAGAAATCCAAGAAATAAATTTAGATTTATTATATTCAATAAAATATAATAATTTATATATATAACTATGGAATTAGCAATACCATTATTAGCATTAGGAGGAGCATATGTTATAACAAATCAGAATAATTCTTCAAATAATTCCCAAAAAAATAAAGCAGAAAATTTTACAAATATGGGAAAACCTAAACAAAATCAAACTATGAATACAAAGTTGCCTAATTCAAACCCAATGCCAGTAAACTATCCTGTTGAAAATTTAAACAAAATTGTTGAAACAGTTAAGACATATCCAAACCCAAATGTAGCAACAGATAAATATTTTAATCAAAACTTGTATCAAACATCTCAAGTTTCAGGAGTAAATGTCAGTGATAATATTCAACAAGTTTATTCACTAACTGGGAATTATTTAGACACACAACAATTCAAGCACAATAATATGGTGCCTTTTTATGGAGCAAAGATCAAAGGACATTTATATGGTGCAAATATGGGTGAGACAATATTAGATAATATGGTTGGTAGTGGTTCGCAAATAATTAAGAAGATTGAACAAGCCCCACTTTTTAAACCAGAAGAACAAATGCAATGGGCTTATGGTGCTCCTAATATGAGCGATTTTTATCAATCACGTGTTAATCCAGGAATGAATAACGCGAATGTTAAGCCATTTGAATCAAAGAATGTTGGACCTGGTCTTAATATAGGTTATACAACTAGTGGTAGTGGTGGTTACAATTCAGGAATGGAGGCAAGAAATAGTTGGCTACCAAAAACAGTAGATGAATTACGTGTTTCTACAAACCCAAAAACTGAATACACTTTAGACAACCATCAAGGTCCTGCAACATCTTCAATTCAAAATACACCAAATAAAGATATAATTGGAAAAATTGAGAAATATCAACCAGATACATTCTTCATTCAAACACAAGATCGTTGGCTTACTACAACTGGTCAAGAAAAGGGTCAGGCATTAAGACCAGTGCAAGAAATTCATTATACAGCTCGTAATGATATTACACAAGCGTATACTGGTGTTGCAGGAGGTGATAAGAATGCATCTTATTGTCCTTCAAACTTTGAACCAACTAAGAGAAATGAAGTCGCTACATTGGATGTTCCACATTCGAATGCTTGTGGTCGTGGAACACACGAAGATAAAGATAATTTTTTAAGAAGTCATACAAACTATGTAAACAATCGTGCAACAGTTAAACAACCTGACACAATGCGCAGTGGGTTTGGTAGAGCAATTGGAGCTGTAATTGCGCCGATTATGGATATTTTCAAACCTACTAAAAAGGAAGAGTTTTCTTGTAATATGCGTGTTTATGGAACTGGTGGGTCCGAAGTAAATAATGGATATGTCATTAATCCAAATGATGTTACTCCTACAACTATTAAGGAGACTACATTATATTCTCCTAACTTCTTTGTAGGAAACCAAGTTGAAGGAGGAGGGTATATGACAAACGAACAACAACCCATTACAAATCAACGTGATAGCACAAATTGTAGTGCTTATGGAACTGGAGGTAATAGTTCAGGATATATGAATTATAATGCTGCTTATATACAAACAAATAATGAAACAAAAGAAATATCAGTTCAAAATAGACCAAATCAAGGAAATACAAATATTTTCAACCAGCAAATGAATGTATCAGTTGGACGCATTGATTCGGATAGAGATAATACACGTATGTGGGTTCCATCAAGTATGCCGCAAATGCCTATGAGCAAAGAAACATATGGCAAAATTCGCGCACCCCAATATTACGACGAATGTAAAATTGGCTGTGATAGAATACAACCAGATATTTTGAATGCATTCAAAAGCAATCCTTATACACATAGTCTTACAACATCAGTTTAATAATTTGTTTATAAATATTTACGTTTAATAACATATAAAAAATAAAATGATTATTATAATAATCAAAATATGTCATTAAATATTCATCAAAAAATAATAGAAAAACTAGATTATTTTCAAAAAATTCATAAAATTCCAAATATTATATTTCACGGTCCATCAGGAAGTGGTAAAAGAACAATTGTTGGAAATTTTATTAACAAGATATACAATAATGAAAAGGACAAAATTAAATCTTTTGTTATGTATGTAAATTGTGCTCATGGTAAAGGCATCAAATTTATAAGAGAGGATTTGAAATTTTTTGCAAAAACACATATCAATTCTAATGGCGGTGATGTATTTAAAAGTATTATATTACTTAATGCAGATAAATTAACTACTGATGCACAATCTGCTCTACGAAGATGCATTGAGCTGTTTAGTCACAATACCAGATTTTTTATAATTGTAGAGGATAAATATAAACTTTTGAAACCGATTCTCTCACGTTTTTGTGAAATATATGTTTCAGAACCAATAATTTCAGGAAAGGTAACAAATCTCTATAAACATAATTTAAATGAGGTATACAAGTTTAAAGATCTAAAGGTTTCGCGAATTGAATGGTTGAAAAAGGAGCTTTTAAAAATTAAAGATGGAATATCCCATTCAAAAATTATTGAAATACCTACAAAATTGTATGAAAAAGGTTATAGTGGTTTAGATATTATACAATTAATTGAGAATAATAATATTTTTACTGATTTATCTGATGATAAACGATATGAATTATTATTTGCATTTAATAAAATAAAAAAGGAGTTGAGAAATGAGAAAATATTGATTATGTTTATTTTGAATTTTCTTTTATTAAATCGTGATTCAAGTTTAGAAAATATAAGCTTTATGTAATTATATTATTTCTTAATTGTTTCAGAGAAATTAATAATAATAATTCCAAAAATGATAAATAATATTCCAATAAATGAATATATATTAATTTGTTCTTTGAGGAATAAATAACTTAGAAATGCTGTAATTATAGGATATATTGATAAAGTTGCAGTAATATAATAGATTTTATTGTTTTTAATAATATCAAAAAGTAATAAATTTATTATTGATAAAATAAATCCTGATAAAATAAAGAATCCAAATATGAATTTATTTTTATGCAATGTTGAGAAATCCTTTTTTAAATTATTATAATGAAATGAACTGTATATAATTTCAAAAATAAAATAAGAAACTCCAAATCCTAGCATAAATGTTGCAGGAGAAATATGTGTTAAGCCGAGTTTAATAATAAACAGTAAAATTCCCAATAAAGCTGCTATTAATAACAATATCCATATCATTATTAAATAATTCAAATATTATTTATTTGAATTATTTAGAACAATAAGTTTGAAATTAAGAACTATTAAATAGATATAAATCATTAATGGATGATTTTAACGTATCTAGTTTACACGAAAGCAAAAACGAATGGGGTTCTAGATTGCTTACCATTTTAACTCCGCATATTATTGAAGGATTAAGGTCAATTTTTGACGAAGCATTCAAACTATGTAAAGAAAATGATGAATTAGACAAATATTTAATGACTTTTCAAAACTTCATTACTCGTATACCTAAATGGAATCCTAATATTATTGAAACAGAAAAGAAACGCATTATTGAAAAAAGTAATTGTGGTCATTTAGAAGACCTGATTACCTGTGTCCATATTATTCAATTAAAAATATTGACTGCTATGAGGGCTGGGCAAAAACAGAAGAAGATTGATGTTAATATTCCAAAGTTGGATGATTTCATTCACAAAGTTTATATTAATGTTGCTAGAAAAGTCTATAAAAATGTATACCTATTTGAAATAGGTATTCCACCTCTTCAAATCCAAAAAAATAACAGAGAGCTTGAAATTATTGTTCAAGAATGCATCTTGACTTCTGTAAGAGAAAGTATACCTATTGAGACTATTTTACGTGCGTATATGGATGAAACCGTTGAAGAAGATGTTGTAGAAGAAATTAAAGAACAGGAAATAGAAGACCCTGAAAAGAAGAAAATTGATGAACAAAAGGCTATTGCTGCTGCTGCACCACCTCAAATTATTAGCGAAGTTTCTAGCACCCCTGTTGTTGCATCTGAAATCCCAGATTTGCTTCCAGATAACTCAACCAAATTAACATTTAATGATATTGATATGGCTAGGGATGTTAATAATGTTGAAGAACAAATTATTGCTCCGAAGGATGACGCAAGGTTGGAAAAAATTAGTGAAATTCGTAATGCTCAAAGAAAGGCTGAAGAGGAGGGGGATGATGATGACGATTACCCATTACCAAAGCTCAAGATTTTTGACCAAAATGTGAGTCTTGATAATTTAGATGTTCACGTTATTGGTCAACCTGAAATTGAACTAATACCTGATTTATTAATAGATGATATTGAAGTTCTTTCTTAGATTATTTTTATATAATAATATATTTAACGAAAATAATAATAATTAATTATTGTTATTATTATATGACAGTTATAAATGGAATTGAAATTGATTGTATAAACTATAAAAAAAATGATATTAAATACTCTATTCAAAATAATGAACCAATTGAAGAGAAATTAAATGTCATTGTAGTTATTTCAAATCCTTGTTTATATGCAACTAGATATAAATTATTCAATGAATTTGTTAGAAGAATAGAAGAGGAAGAAGAAAATATTAATTTATTTATTGTAGAAATGATTTATGGAAATCAAAAATATATAATTACTGATAAAAAAAATAAAAATCATTTACAACTTCATTGTGAAACTCCAATTTGGCATAAAGAAAATATGGTAAATTTAGGAGTTAAATATTTATTACCAAAAAATTATAAGGCATTTGCTTGGATAGATGCAGATGTTGAATTTGAAAACAATAGTTGGGCATTAGATACATTGAAAATATTAAATGGGTCAAAGGATATAGTTCAATTATTTAGTCATTGTGTTGATATGGATAAAGATGAAACAAATTTAAATATTTTCAATAGTTTTGGATATAGTTTTTCAAAAAATAAAAAATATACTACAAAAGGTTTAGATTATTGGCATCCAGGATTCGCTTGGGCAATTACGAGAAAAGCTTATGAAAAAATTGGCGGTTTGTATGATAAAGGAATACTCGGTTCTGGAGATAATATCATTGCTTTATCAATTATAAATAAGGTTAATGATTTTTTGAATATAGATTATCACGAGGATTATAAAAATAGTATTTTAGAATATCAAAAAAAAATAAAATCACTAAGACTAGGTTATGTACCTGGAGTAATAAGACATCATTACCACGGAAGTAAAAAAAATAGACAATATATGCAAAGATGGCAAATATTAATTAATCATCAATTTTCTCCTATGAATCATATAACTTATGATTCTAGTGGTATTTTAATTCCTACGAATGATTTTAGTAGAGAATTCAAAGATGATATTATGACATATTTTAGAGAGAGAAAAGAAGATGAAAATTAAGCCCTTCGTTGTGCTCTGGACCTTCTTTGTGCTCTGGATCTTCGTTGTGCTCTGGACCTTCTTTGTGCTCTGGATCTTCGTTGTGATCTGGATCTTCGTTGCGCTCTTGCTCTAGCTGCTAGTGCAGGAGTTAGAGGAGCTTCTACTTGTGGCGATGCTGGCACGGATGCGACATAGGAAGGTGAATTAACCTTTACTTTAAAACCTTTTTCATAATCTTCAATATTTATTTTCCCATCAGGTAATTTGTAGCCTTTATTTTTGAGAATTTGATTAAAATTACCCATAACATAATCAATATCATCTTTACCTGCTTTACCTGTATTACCTACTTCTTTATTATTTTCATCAATAAAAAAACATATTTTTGGTTACCTCCTTCTCCTCCTTTTCTGCTTCTGCTTCCAGTTCTTTTTGGCATTATATAATATTATGATAAAATAAAATAATAAAATACTAAAATAATTTATAATATATTTATATCACTCTAAAGGATTAAATTAAATTAAAATAATATAAATAATTCTTTATATTATTTAATAGTTATAAATGAATTCTGATGTTGTTATGATGCCTGATAGTTATTATCCTAGTCTTGATAATAACGGAAATTATATTGATAATATTTTACCTTTAAACTTCAAGAAAAAAGGTATCACGTGTCCTTATGGCTCAAGAAAAGATAAAATTTATTCAACGCAAGGGGCATTTAATACACATACTAAGTCTGTATCTCATCATAAATGGTTAACAAATATGAACTTAAATAAAGCCAATTATTATATTGAAAATGTCAAGTTAAATGATTTAGTTCAAAGTCAGAGGTTGATTATTGCAAAATTAGAAAATGATTTGAACAATAGAAATATGACAGTTGATTATTTAACACAACAGTTGAACAAACAGTCTAATAATAAAAATGTTAATGATTTATTGGAGTTTGACTAAATTATTTTGCACACACATTTGAACATATTTTATCTGCAGTTGAAATGCAGGTTTTAATACATTTACTCAATGGAACTATGGAATTTACACTAGGCTGCGTAATTTGCATATAATTAGTATAATTTTTTAATCCACATTCGGTGTTTCCAAATAAATAACCGTTTGGGTCAATATTATAATAAGTATAAAATGGTTGGTTTGTTCCAACAATAGTATTTGTTGAGTTGCAAGGTGTTATACCACTAGAATTTGCGTTACCTACACTACAAATGCTGACAACACCATTTAGATTTTCTTTGCTATAAAGACCACTTATTAATTCTGTATTATCTAAAGAATATACATTATAAACCATACTATTAAAAAGCTCACAATTTTTAAGATTCATTAACTGATTTTGAGTTAAATTTGTTCTGGTTTTATTTTTTATTGAATAAGAAAACGTCTGTTTAAGTGTTTTATTTTTGATATAATCACTTGCACAATAATTTTTTTGTAATACACCAAAAGCTGGTTTTGCCGGAATAGGTTGAAATAAACGAGACATATACATTATTATAATTTTATAATTTAGCCAATAACTATCTGAAAATTGCGTAAAAGTTATAATAAGAATCTGATAAAGTAAAATATAAGAATATGGGAAATATATTTATTGATGCAGCTATTATATCATTTGTCTTTTTTATTGTTAGGTTCATAGAAATGAGATTTATTGATAAGGAGAGCAAACCTTTGAAACTTCTTGTTCGCGATTCATTATTAGTTTATTTTAGTGTGATTTGCGGAAACTTTGTTATTGAGCAATTGAAACCAATTATTCAAGACGGAGGATCAGAAAATGTAGTAATTGGTCCCACAGTTTTTGTTGATAATCCTGGATTCTAATTCGCTCTTTGTTTTGAAAAATAATACAAATCAACGACCTGACCACACCTTAACATACGCAGTTTTTGCTCGTCCATTCGTAGTAATATAATTACGATGTGCATCATATGATAATGAAAAATTATCAGGGCTTTGTGATATATCTCCAAGTAAAGATGGTAATGAACGAACTATAGGAGCTTCTAACCAAAATAACACGCCCATTATTCTTTCTAAAGAACATCTATCAGCCCTTGAAGTAATACAAGTTAACATATTGAAAATTGCATATTTTTCCTGAAGTCTAGATAAAAATGAATGTTTGATGTAACTTTGGACGCCAAATACACCATTCCATGTTATTTTATTTTTAACAGTCATAATACTTGTAGCATCATTATTATTTTGATAAAGGTTTTTTTGTATTTGATAGTTATTTTTAAGATGTCTAGCTATTCTCAAAGTATTGAATTGATTATCATATTTAGCCCCTCCGCCAAAATGCCATAGTGGAACCACATTTACTTTCAATTTTCTATAAGGTATTCTTTTTTGAATAAAAACACTATCGTGTATAATTACCGCACTTTCCCAATAATGATTTTTCCAAAAATAATAATAAGGTAAAAGTTCTCCGCGTCCAGGATATTCTGATTGCACAATTTGGATATTTTGATACTCTGAATCAGGTTTTACAAAATTATAATTACTATTGTCATCAATAATTACAATTGGTATTCCTTGATGCACCTTTTGAATACAACGAACACATTCATTCCAATATTTATTTGTAGTTTCTGAATTTACGTGCCGGCTCATAATAAATCCATAATTTGCCATTTATTTTATATTTTAAAATAAAATAAATATTTTAACTTTTCTTAATTATTTGTTAATAACTCCTATAAGAGAATTAATATCATCTATGTTTATCAATGAGTTCTTTTCTTCAGGCATTTTGTTAATTAAAAATTTTGAAAATTCTGGGCGTTCTAATTGTGCGTGTGGTGTATGGTTATGAACATATCTAGCAATCATTTTATAAAGCTTAAAATCTGGGTATCTTTCTGCGCCATTATTTTTATATAAAATATTAACACCATTATCATCTAAACACCATTCAACAATAACTCTTACAATTGGGGAACATTCATCTAAATTTTTGATTTCATCCATTTCGTCAACAAGATAATCAAAAATGGAACAGGCAAGACGACATAAATCAAAACTATAATTTGGTTCTAATCTTGGTTTTTTATCATTGAAATAAGGTTCTGAATTATATTGAGTTGCTGCATCTCCGCCTGTTTGGAAACTATCACTACAGAAAATTTTGCCATCATACTTGTATATACTACGTCCAAAATCAATCATTTTAAATATGCGACCAAATGTTGGCACCTTATAATATTTCTTTTTATAACAATAATAAATAAACTTTTTATTTGTAGTTTTATACATAATATTATTAGTATGAAGGTCGTTATGCGTAAATGAAAATGCTTTTTGATATGTGATTAATATCATTACAATTTGCATAAGAGATGAAAACCATTCGTCTTCACTTAATTCTTCATTCATAATAAGGTCATCAAATGTTGATTCACAATGTTCCATACAAATTACTTGAACTGGAAATTTTGGAATAGTTGCGAAAACAAACTCTTCTTCGTCTTCATCTTCATCTTCATCTTCATCTTCGTCTTCGTCTTCGTCTTCATCGTTTGATTCATCTAAGGAATCATACTCGCTATTTTCGTCTTCTTTATTATCATTATCATAATCTTCCATTTCGGAGTTTTCAGAAGTATGAGATGTTCTTGATGAACAGGTTGACCCTGATTTAACAGTTGTTGTAATATGATTATTATTATCATTATCATTATTTGTAATATCAATCAAATCAATGGAACACTCTTTCAGGTCGCCTAATGACATTATTGTTTGGTCTTTTGTATTTTCAGAAGATGTATTTATTTGTTCAAAAAGTTCTTCATATAAATTTTCATTTATTGATTTTATAGACAAGTTTGATTTAACACTTTCATTATGATCATTACATATTTTAATAAGAGGTTTTACTTTTCTCTCATCATTTAATTCATTATCATCATTTTCAAGTAAATATTCGTATTCTTCAACCTGAAAAAGTGATGTATTTTTATGTTTATTGAAAAAATCTGATTTACACAAATAATTAATATCATCAATAACATTGAATTTAAAATTATTCTTTATAGCTAAGAAAGAACCATAATAATCAACTCCGTGTAAAAAATTATTATTATAAATCAATTGAGAAGAGATAAAAGAAAAAAACCCATCTACATAAGATGAGTTGTTTATGTCAAGAAGTTTAGGATGGACATCTCCTGTTCCGGATTTATAACTAGGTAATTCAAATAAATTTGAGTTATTATTATCATATTTTCCAATTAAATACTTGTATGGGTCTAATAATGGCGCCATTTTAAAGAATGTATCTTTGTGAAGGGTTTTGTTATTTTTGCTGTTTTTAATCACACATTCATATAAATTAATATTACCGTCCTTTTGACACTTAACATCTGTTATATATGAAATATTGTTGAGATTCACAGACTTGTAATTTGTTTCATTTAAGAGAAAGAATCTATTATAAATCGGACTATAGTTTTGTATATTAGAGAGAAATAACCCATCACTTTTCTCTAAAGTCTTGAACAGTTCAACATTTTTCCTTTTTTCATATCCAACTGTTTTGCAATTACCCATCTCCATTAGCTAAATAATATATTAAATTATAATCATTTTAAACTTATAATTTAATTGAAACTGATATAAAAACCTTTTATTTTATTTATTAAATGAATTCAAATGGATTAAATGGAAATTTAGGCAATAACATTATGAATAATGGTGGTAATAATATGATGGAAATGATGAAATCTCAAATAATGACTATGCTTATGTTCAAATCTATGAACAATAATGGTTCATCATCTCAAAAAGATAACAGCGTATTTGATATGTTATATATATTTTTTATGACTCAAATACTTGACTTATTTTTTAAAAATTTACCTTTTATATTATCAAAAGTTACAAAATACTCTAAAGAGAACATCAAAAATAATATGTTGAATACTATTGTAAATAATAGTGGAATAGTTGAAAAAAAGGAAAAGATTTCATCTATAACTATTCAAATAAACATATCAGACCATGATAATATTTTTGGACAAGCTTTACTTGATTATATTACAAACAATGATAATACTAAACACGTAAGTTTTAAGAAACAAAATTTTATTTTACACCCTTGAAGATTTAAAATGGGACAAACCCCACTAAAAATCACAAAGGTTTGCTCTTCACAGAGCGTGTAAATTTTGGTTTTGGTAATTCGTCTAAACTACCTGATGATTTATTTGTTCTTGATAAATAATTTGGTCTTTCTTTATTATTTTTTATCGCATTATATATAATGAAAAAAAATAAATCTAGCAAAATTAATAAATCTAGCAAAATTAATAAATCTAGCAAAATTAATAAATCTAGCAAAATTAATAAATCACTTAAAAATCATAAAACTAATCAAGACAATTGTATAACTAAAAGCGGTAAAAAATGTTATTTTGTTGGGAAACCTTATTATGCTCATTTACAAAATGATTAACTTATTATTAAAATTATAATATAAAATATTATTTTATATCATAAAACAGATAATAACATAATAATATACAAGACCTCAAAAATTATAAAAATCAATTAAATAGAATATTGAATTCCTACTAGTCCTTGATTATACATCAAAATATTCCAATAAGGCATATATATATCCAAATATGGATAATAGTTATCTTTTAATGATTTTAGTGTTATATATATTGTTACTTTATCAAATAATGACATATTTATACAACCAACTATATTATTAGAATTATATTTTTCATCAACATTAAATCTATAATAAGTTAACTTACCAACATCTTCAGCATAAATATTCAATAAATTAACATCATAATTGAAAGCTGTTATACTACCGTTTAATGTAATATTTATATTTTGAATTTCATGTTCGCAATCTCTAACAATAAATATTCCTTGATTTATAAAATCTATTTGTGTTTCTAATTTATAAGTATAATTATTTTCGTTTTGATAGTTTAATGGTATTTTAAAATGTTTAATATTTCTTATATTATGTTTTATTGGGTGTATAGTAGAAGCAAGTTGTTTTCTTTCTTCGATATCTAAAACATATTTATCCATAACAATTTCAACGTTATAATCGCAAACTTTATTAGTTAGTCTAACACTAATTTCACTAAATTGTAATTGAATTATTGGTATTTTATGATTAAAAAAATAATCATGCGAAAAATCAATAAAACAATTTGTTTCACCGTTTTTAGTAAAATAAATTAATCCATTTTTATCACTTTTTATTAAAAATGAAAATGGTATCTTAAAATATGCAGACCCCATAGTAAATTCTAATTCTTCATTCATAAGTTTATTAATATTATCTTTTTTTACTATAAATCCTTTTATTTTTATTAAATCACCATATCTCAAACTTAATGATTTATTAAACGAAATAGTAATTATTTCTGGAGATGTATATTGTTGATTTTGTATCATTTCAGCATCTTGTGCTCCCTTGAAGGCAAACAAATTAAACATACTATATTAAATAGTATAAAGATTTCTTTATATTATTATAATATAAAGAAATATTATGGAATTAAATAGTATAAAGATTTCTTTATATTATTATAATATAAAGAAATATTATGAAAGATAATTTAGATTATTTTTATGTAAAGTCAAATTTATATTATGCTCCAGATTCTTCTTGTGATATTACCTACCCTTATATTCTTTTTCGGTTAGAGATAAAAGAAGTTATTAAAACATATTCACCAAAAGGTCTCAATTTTAAAGATTATCACTATATTTTTAAAGAAACTCTTATTTTTAAGGATTTTAAAAATAATAACCAAATAAATAATTATGTAGATAATGAATATGCTGAGATTTTTATATGTAGAAATAATGAAGATAAAACATTATGTTTATTTGATAATTCCTCCTGTGGACTAAGTCCAAAAAGCATAATTAATTTTGGAAAACACGATGATATGGATAATTTATTTATATTTTATAATGACATTAAATTAGATGTTAAAACATTAGAAGATGCATTAAAAGAAATATTATTTATAGTATTAGTAAAAGAATATTAAATGAAGCTTATAAATGTTATGTATAGAAAATTTAAATAAAAAATTTAAATAAAATTGAAATAAAATTTTAAATAATATAAAGACAATTTATACAAAAAAAATATGACCTCCAAAGGCGTGTTTCCATTTAAATATTTCTATACAAGAGTTTATCCTTTGCGTCGTGATGAAGAAAGCGATTTTACTGGTGTAATTGAAAACAAGATTAACAAAATTAATGTAACTGATTTAGAAAGTTATATTAATTTAGAATTAGATATTCAAGAAAGAATATTTAAACAAATGGGTTGTGATGATAAAATAATACAAGAAGCAATTGATAAAATGCGTTTAGCATATAACTCAAAAAAATAACACAAAATTTAAATATTACTTAAAAACAATTTAAAGACTAAAGAAGTTAATTATTATTATGGAAATTAATTATGATGACTTTATAAGTAAAACAAAAATATTATATAGCAAAAATACTAATATTAAGGATGTTATCAGTGAATATTTACAAAATAAGGATAATGATGATGAGGATTTAAATGTTTCTTATGATTATAAAGATAAATTTTTTATTTCTAAAAAAGAGATTTTTTTTGATAATATCACACAAAAATATGTTTATGAATATAAACCAAAAAGAGGAGAGTGTGGAGATATTATAACCAATATGGGTTTTATTACACAAATACCAAATATAGAATATGCGTTTTATATAAGTAATAATTTATGTAGGTTAGGTGATAATTTTTTATTTGTTTCATCTCAATTTGAAAGATTAACTATACATATTTATTTTGATAAAAAACCTTCAGAAAATGAACCATTTTTGTTTTGTTCTCGTAATTTTATACTTCAAAATAAAGATAGAAATTTATTTGCATGTAATAAAATAATTACTAAATATGGTTTTTATGAAAACGGATTTTATACTTGTACTTTTTTTCCTTCTCTTGGTGAAGAAAATTATTTAAAAAATGATACTTTCTTATTAGATGCTACACCATTAATTTAAAAAAAAATGATTTAAAGCTAACAATATAATTATTATATTATTAAAAATGAATAATAGTTATGAAAAATTAAAAGAGCAAACTGAATTAAACAAACTTAAATATTTAAAATTAATTAAGGATTTAGAAAAAAAAGGGGCAATAATACCAGAAAAAGTAGATATAAATATGTCGTTAACTGAAATAATAAAAGTATATAAATTATCTTATATTGAACACGAGGATGAACTACAAAAACAAAAATTAAATACATTAATAAATATGGGTAAAACAATATTAGACAATATTGACCCAGAGTGGAAAATAAAATTAGAAGGTGAAAATGTTGGTATGACAGATAAATTAATAAAAGAATTTATAAAAAAAAATACTGGTGATAGTATTTATGAAAATTAAAATATTTATTGCTACATAAACTTAATTAAAGTTATATTTTTTTAGTATCTCAACATGCCAATTATCAAATATACCTTCATATTTATAATACAAATTTTGGTGTTCTTTTTTATATTTTTTACATATTTTTTTATGATATTCAATCATTTCTAACATATAATTATTTGCTGTTTTAAAAGATTTATATTCTGTTTCGCTAATACATTTACATGTATATTCAAACTCATTATTATATTTATATTTTGCAAGTAATATTAATAAATCTATTACATCACCTTCCATATATCCATCAACTATATCCGGCGTTTTTCCAATAAGCGGAATACATCTTTTAATTTCATTTAGTTCTTTTGATTCGTCCATTTTTCTTTTGTTTCGTTTATTGTATATTTGTATTATTATAATATATCATTTATAATAATATAAATCAATTTTTTTTATTATTGTATATTATGAACATTATTATAATGATTTTTAGAACACAAATTACATACATTAGTAAGACAAACATTACATAAATAAATACAATTTATAGGAGGTCTTTGTGCATTAGGCAATTTCATTATTTCTATATTTATAGAAGGACATATATTAACTCCAATATTACCACAAGAAGGGCAATTAATTTGTGGTAATGTTGATATGATTTGACAAAGTTGTTGCGACATTTAATATATAATTTAATATATAATTTTTATCTTTAAATTAAAATAAATATAATATATTTACGAGTACATTATTTAATATTTTTTAGTTTTTTATTTTTTAGTTTTTTATTATCTAATATTTCTTTTGGGTTTTTTGGTCTTGGTTTCCAATTTAATAAATAATATAATCTATTTGCTATTTCTTTTTCTTCATAAACTTTATCACCATATTTATTCCAACTTGGAATATTAACATGCAATTTAAGTAATTGATGTATTGGATAATTACGAACAGAAGAACCCATCCAAGCACACATATCTGTGTCTGGTGTATATGGGTCTGAATAATCAATAACAATTTCTCCTTTTACACCCCTAAAATCAATAGCATAATGTTTAAAATGTGTTGGTTCTTCATCTAATTCATCCATAGGTTCATAATCAATTGTTTTAATATCATAATCATATTTTTGTAATAATTCTTGTAGAGTAGGACAAAATATAAAGTTCATATATGAACCTTCACACCCATCATCTTGATATTCATAAACTTCTTCTTCAAATTCATTATCATCGGCATTTCTATAATCAGTAATATCCATTGCTTTAAAAGTTTTCTTTGTAGTATCCATTATGTATTTCTATTATACTATACTTATATTTTTTTATTTCAATTTTTTATTTCAATTTTTTTTTATATATATGTAATATTTGATTAACTTTTTCAAATATTTCTTCACTTGATAAAAACTCATAATTACGAGAATTATATAATTCATCACAATTAGTATTATTTGTTTTCCATTTATTTAAATCTATAAATCTAAATAATTTTTCTTGAATTGTATCAGGTGTTTTTAACCATTCTGTAAAAAAATATTCTTTTCTCTTATTTAATTTATCAATTTGTCTAAAAAATCTTTGTTTTAGTGTATTTTCAGTTGTTAAAATAAAATAATTATATTTACTAAACAGATTATAATATACATCACTATTTTCCATTAATCCTAGACATAATTCTGCATCTAATCCTACAAAAATAATAGGTTTATCATCATGTGTTTTAATGTAATTATTAATATATTTTTGATAATCTCTTGAATATTCTTGTGGATTTTCTATTTGATATTCTGTTAAAAAATCTGTATGCAAATTATCTAAATCACAAACATATATTTTATTTGGATATGTCTCTAATAATCTATTACCAATAGTAGATTTTCCAGAACCTTGTGTTCCAGCTATATGAATTATTATTTTTTTTTACCACCATATATCTTTTTTGTTTTATTTTTTTTACTACCATATATCTTTTTTGTTTTATTTTTTTTATATTTTGTCATATATAAAGTATCTATAGATTATTTATTAAGAAACTTTTTTAATGTAAAAAAAAGTTCTTCTGCTTCCATATAAGTAATTACATTTTTAGTTAAACTTGTAGGTCCAGTAATAGTTATACTAACTCCATCAAAAAAAATCTTTTCTTTTGTTTTATAATTAACACCACTATCTTTTTTGTTTTTAATTTTTATTTTTATTTTATTTCCAATTTCATTGATAAAATTGCTTTGTATCATTATATATATTAAATATATAAAATATATAAAAACTTTGTATTATATATTAATTAAATGAGTGCTAAAAATATTTATATATTAAACTATTTAAACGATTTAATTGAACTTGAACATCTACGCGATAAAAATAAAAACTTAAAAATATGGACTAGTGAAAGTGAATGGATTTTTCAAACTAATTTTGTATATTCATTTGATGTTAAAATAGCAGATAATGATAATAATATTATTATTATAAAAACAGATATAAAAGATAATATACACTTATTGCCAAAAAGTATTAACGAGATAATAAAAAAATATAAATTATTACAAGATTTTATTATGAATTATGATGATGATTATTTTTTATTTATTGATATTACATATTTTGATAATTATATTGAAAAGTTTTTTATACAAGTTTTAAAACTAAAAGAAAATATATATTTTGATATAGATGCTAATTCATAAAGTGTATATTCCGTTTTATTCTGTAAATATAATATATTCACAATTTTATCTACTATTTCTTCTTGTTCTTTTTTATACAACTCACTTTTAAGACGCATTACAATATACTTAAAATAATAAATAAATTTTAAGTATGTTATTTATAAATTTTTAATTTTCTTCGTCTTGTTGATGGTTTTCTTTTTAACTCATAACCTTCTTTCAAATTATAAGCATATTCAAAGTAGTTTTTATAATTTTCTGGTTTCACTTTATCAATTGCCTTTTCCACATTCTTTTTTAATTCTTGAAAATTTGCTACATTTCTATCTTTTTTCAAATATGTTTTTATTTGGTTAAAGTATTGTTCTATTGCATCCGTCTTGGGAGTATATGGGACACAAAATAAATAATGATTACCACTTTTTGTTATAGCATTTTTGATTAATTCGTTGTTATGACTTCCAGCATTATCCAAAATAATAAGATGGTCTTTGTATTTTGAAAATACATTTTTTTCTAAAAAATCTAATAACCTTTCTTTTGTCATACCACCTTTTTCATATAATTCTTTTCCAACACATTTAGAATTACTTATTGCTACCAATAAAGTAAATTTACGAAATACAAATTGGTTAGAAGTTTTTATTACACATCTTCTACCTAATTCACATCTACTATAAGTTGGTTTCAAAGCAGAACCAACGCTTGTTTCATCTAAACAAATAATTTTATTCATAGGAAATTGTTTAACCCTATTATAAAATTTATTCAACTCATTTTGTTTCTCAATTGGTTTCTTATATCTTTCTTTTGGAAAATGCTCGTGTCTTGTTCTTTTTCTTGTTTTATTATTATCTCTAATAATTTGTCCTAAATGTTGAGGTGTAATATCAAATGTAGGATATTTATTTTTCATTTCAATATCTAATTCATTCATAGTAAGTTGTTCGTTTTGTTTTAATAATTCTAACGCAGTTTTCACTTGCGTTTAGTAATTTTATAAGATACAGATTTTCTATTTCTTCTTGTAAGATTTTTAGAAGTTTTATATCTTTGTATCCATCTTTGTAATGTAGATTTCTTACAATCAAAGATTTTACAAGTTTTTCTAATATTATCTTTGTTATTCAAATAATATTTAACAGCAGATATTTTATAGTCTTCGCTCTTATGTGTCATACTTATAATAAAAAAAGAATAAATATTGATTCCCTTAAGGGATTTGTCCCATTTTAAATCTTCAAGGGTGTAAATCAAAATGATATTATTGAAATTGCAGATGAGATTTTTATAAAGTTAAAAGAAAATCAAGTTGGTTCTGAAGATGGAAAGACTGATGTTGAACAAATAATTGAACTATTTTCCTATACTAAAACAATGCAAGATTTGCGTTCTTTCTTGAATAAATTATCACACGAATATAATATTAAAATACAAAATAAGTTGGGAGATAAAATTTATTATTTCAATCAACACCCTCAAAATGCTCCAACCCAGATTGATGGTTCAAAGGACTTTACAAGACTTCCAAATAATTGTGTTTTTACTATGAAAATGTTTCAGACAAATCGTAAATTTACCAATTTATTTGGACCGGAGATTTCCGTTGTTAGAAAACGAGTTGAATTTTTTACAAAAAATAGAAAATGGTATGATTCAAAAGGAATTCCTTATACACTAGGTCTTTTATTGAGTGGTCAAGCAGGTGCTGGTAAAACTTCTTCTATTAAATGTTTGGCAAATGAAACAAAGCGTCATATTATAAATATAAACTTGAATAATGATATTACCAAAATACAATTGGAGAATTTATTTTTCAATGAAATGATTATTGTATTAAATGTTTCTACCTCACAAACAGAGAAATATTTTATTCCACTGGACCAGCGCATTTATGTTTTAGAAGATATAGATTGTCAAAGTGAATTGGTTACAGAAAGAAAACTTAAAAATATTGAAACTGAAAGTAATGCAAGTAGTAAGAAAGATGAAATCTCAAATCAAAATAGTACAAGTGGTGCAGAAAAGATTGATTTGTCATTTTTATTGAATTTACTAGATGGTGTTCTTGAAATTCCTGGAAGAATTGTTGTTATGACAAGTAATTATCCTGAAAGGTTGGACCATGCTTTAATAAGACCAGGAAGAATTGATGTAATTGCAAACTTCAAGAAATGTTCTAGAGAGACAATTATTGAAATGATGGAGTTCTTTTATGATATAAAATTGGATAAAAATGAAAAATCAAAAATTAATGAATTGGAAGATTATTTCATTTCTCCTGCTGAAATGAGTAAATTAATGTTTGAAAATTTCAACGACTATAAAGGTTCAATTGATGCATTAAAGAGATTTTATGAAAATAAAAAGAATTTAAGAATTGAGAAAGAGAGAAAAAAAGAAGAATTAAAAATGTCTGAAGTATATGAAAATTATCCAATTGATACTAGTAAAATTATTGACGAGGAAGATAAAATTGCAAAAGATTCCAACCTTCATTTGTTAGAAACAACAACAATATTAGATAATAATAATATTGCAACAACAAGTAAAGATGCAACAAGTAAAAATACCACCACTATTGATACAATTTTAACAATAAATAAAGGTAAAGTAATAAATTCTAAAGATTTATTGAAACCTGAAGAATTATTCAAACAAAATGTTGAGAATACAACAAAAATATTCAATCCGTCCGAAGTTACTTCATCTTATTTGGATTTAACTAGTGGTCAAAATTTAAAATATTCTAAAAACTGTAATGGAGAGCCACAGGCTTTTGATGGATGGAGTTAGAGTATTTACAATATATTTATTCATATTAGATTTATGCGTTTTTATCAATATTAATTAAATATTGCTATAAATATATTTTTGATGTCATTAGAATTAAAGAAATTTGATATGAAAACAATTAGTTTTAAAATCAATGAAGCCAAAGGTCCTGTGGTTGTTCTCGTAGGTCGGCGTGATACTGGTAAATCTTATCTTGTAAGAGATTTATTATATTATCAGCAAGATATACCTTTAGGAGTTGTTGTTGCTGGAACTGAAGAAGGTAACGGATTTTACGGTAAAATGGTTCCAAAACTATTTATTCATAATGAATACAATACTGCAATTATTGAAAACGTATTGAAAAGACAAAAAGGCGTTTTAAAACAAATTAAAAAACAAGTAGAGGCATTCAAAAAAAGTAACATTGATCCTCGCGCTTTTGTTATCTTAGATGATTGCTTATATGATGGAACATGGGCAAAAGATAAGATGATGCGTCTTCTGTTTATGAATGGGCGACATTGGAAGATTATGTTGATCATCACAATGCAGTATCCATTAGGAATACCACCAACGCTTAGAACTAACATTGATTATGTGTTCATTTTGAGAGAACCATATATAGCAAATAGAAAGCGTATTTATGAGAATTATGCAGGAATGTTTCCCACTTTTGAATCATTTTGTCAAGTAATGGACCAATGTACGGAAAATTATGAGTGCTTGGTAATCAATAACAACGCAAAATCAAATAGATTACAGGACCAGGTCTTTTGGTATAAGGCGGATGCACATAATGACTTCAAATTAGGTAGTAAGGAATTCTGGGATTTGAGTAAGGACATACCATCGGATGATGAAGAGGAAAAATATGACCCAAGTAATACTAAAAAACGTGGTCAAGGACCAAAGATAAATGTAAAAAAAACAAAATGGTAACAGTAACAACAACAATACAAATCTTGCTTTTCCAAATGTAAAAACAAGATTTTTATTCTATGTAAAAAATAGTTTGTTAGTTAAATTACAAAATAATTATATAATAATAAATTACCTTTTAATTTACTTGGACATCAAATTCTCATTATTTTTGTTATATATACTAAAATTTTACAAATTATTCATAAATGCTGCTATTGCAAGAATAATGTGAAGACGAAGACATATCATCCAATATACTGGATTTTGAATCCAAGTAAATTTTGTCATACTCATCGTATACGCATTCATAATTTTGTGAATGTTCTACAATATGTTTGTCCTGTCTTTGAAGACGTAACTTGGAAATCTTACGTTTAGCCAAATTGTTTTCTTGATATTTTTTTGTTTTTTTCAATAATCCTAGAAAAGCCTTGGAAACTTTATTTAAACGCAAAGTTCTGTCATCATCTTCGCTATCACAAACAGATACTTCTTTAGAAAAGTTAGCCGGTAAAACTTTCATTCTCTGAATTAATTTTTCTTCAGAGTTATCACATCCACGACGAAGTCTTTTATTGCTCTTCTTGTCAAGAGCAAGCACAGCATCATAATGTTCGTTTGTAATATCTTCAAGATTTATTTCAGGTTCTAAAAATTTTTGTTTAAAATCTTCGCTAGATTCTTCGGCAGCTTCCATTTCTTCACGAGCCAAACGTTCAATAGCATATAAAGCGTATACTTCATCGCAACCATTTTTTAAAATTTTTATGTATTCATTTGCGATTTTTTCTGTAACAATTGAATCAATCATATTCTTCATCTCATCAACTCTGATTTTTAATAAGATTTTAAAAATATTATCATTATTAGCTATGTCAAGTCTAGGAAAGAATGCCGAATACATTGACCAACTGTTATACAGTTCTCTCGGCGAAGTTCCTTCAACAAGATCATTCAAATAATTGATATGAGCATTAAGTGATGAAATAAAATGGCTCTCTGTTATAGCTAGACCTAGTCTAGGAAACAGTCTCTGTCTTGTCTCATTGTCACTGTATAATTGCATTATGTTGCTCATTTGATAAATGTTAATACATATTTTTATTGTATTATTTTTGATTTCAATTTTTTTTAATTGAACTCAAAAATACGATTACTAATTATTTTAATTTTAATTGAAGTTCTGAACTGTATAATTGTTTATACTATAATAATTATACGTTTATATTATTTTGTTATGTAAACAATATACATTTATTTCTTTGTTGCAAATGGTCCACTAATAAGTTCACTCTGTCCATTATCACTTTGCCCAACAACAATATTATCGCCTTCAAATAATTCCTTGCTAATATCAGCAGATGATATAACATCTTGGTCTTTGAAGAATGATTCCTGAGTATTTGCACTATTGGCACCAACAAGGTTACCTTCATCATCAATAGTCTGAGTCAATGTTGCGCCTGTTTTTTCAGCGAGCTTTATGTTTTCTTCAATTGCCTTCTTCTTTGACTCTTTAACACGTTGTTCAAATGCATTTTTAGCAAACGCTTCATTCTTATTCTTTTCCTGCATGAGTTGATTCAATTCTTCTTCAACATACTCTACACGTCCAGTTTTGTATGCTTCAGGATGCCAAGGCATCCATAGTCCAACAGGTCCAACAAAAACATCGTGATTAGGGTCCATTTCTCTCAACATCTTACATCTTAATTCAGCTTCTTCCATAGTAGGATAAACTCCTCTGACTTTAAGACCACGAGTAGATGTCTGAAAATTATTTTTAATATTGAACGAATCTTCTAATTCATTTTCATTTTGATCTAAAAATGTTTTATAATCATCTTCTAATGTAGTGTTTACTAAATTTGAATGTTCTTCCTTGACAAACTCTTTAAAATCATTTGTAACATCATCAAAATTCAACTTGAATTTATACGAAATAAAGTTCAAAAATTGTAGAAACTTATCCATACTTTTAGAAAAATCCCACTTCTTTAGGAATTCTTCAAAATAAAACATTTCTTTTGACTTCAAAATTTTATCTGGAGAGACAAATGAAACACATACAAATTTTTGTCCAGCAATGGGTTTATCTTCTTCTAATAAATCAACATATTTAGAATTAGATGTTCCATCCTTGTTTAACTTTCTTTCAAAAGATTCTTGATTTTTTACTTTAGAAGTCATTTTATTAATTAATTTATTAGATTTTAAGTTTTTTATCGCAAATATATATTTTTTTTCTTTTTATTTATTATAGTATGTTTGACATTGCCGAACTTGTTAAAAGAGTTATTAAATACTTAGTTGAAGGTTTGATGGTTGCTATTGCTGCATATGCTATTCCTAAACGTTCATTGAATGTTGAGGAAATTATTCTTCTTGCACTAACTGCTGCTGCTACATTTAGTATCTTGGACACATATGTTCCAAGCATTGGTGTAACCACACGTTCTGGTGCCGGATTTGGTATTGGAGCCAATCTAGTTGGATTCCCTGGTGGACTTTAATTAAAAAAATTTATTGTAAAATATTAAAATTTTTAAATGTTATTTTAATATGTTACCAAAAATAAAGAGTTTATCAGAATTAGATTATATACTTAATGATATTGATGAAAAACAAAATTTAGAAAAATTATCAAGTAAAAGTTTTAATTGTGGTTTAACAAAATTTCAAAAAGAAATTAAAAAGGAAATTCAAAAAGAAATAATAAACCCAAAACAATACGGACTTGAAAAAAGTCCTCGGATTATTCCATCATATTATTTAAAAAATGGTAATCTCTTGCATATAGACTTTTATGAAGTAATAAAAGATGATATTCGCAACTCTAGAAAATTGAATGAATATCAATTGAAATATATAAAAACATTAAACGAAGAGAGAAAAATAGAAATAATAGAATTGTTTAACGATTGCAATGCAATATTAGTATCTCTTATGAATGATATATTATGAAATATTTATTTTATTAAACTGTAGGAATAAATTCCCAATCCAATTCTTCGCATATTTTTTTCCAAACAGAATCTTGTTCAATCAATTTTTCGCGGTCCTTTAACATTGGTATTTCAGCCAAATAATGTTTCTCTCCAAGAAGTTCAAACAATTGATATAAAACGTAATAATAATGTAAAAAGTTAACACGATAATCCGGACAATGCTTTGCATAAGGATATTGTATTTCCATAAAGAAATTGCATAAGGTTTCTTCCAATTCTTGACTTATAATTGGTGGTTTAATTCCGAGTTTATCTTTAATAAAATTAATGTGCTCGTAATATTTATTATACCCCAATTTTTTTAATAATGCCTTAGTTTCATAATATGTTATTTTCATAATTTCAATTCTCTCCTTTTTGATTTGTTGTTTCAAATTTTCAATGACTTCAACAGGAATCTGAGTCGTTTCTTTACCTTGGAATTGCGCCAATATTTCCTTGAAATGATTAATTTTCTTGTAAGCATAAAAACACACCTCTTTTGGAGGTTCTTTATATGAAGGTTTTTCATTCTCAATCAAATACTGAAAATTTCTAGAACAATAATTGCAAATAAGAACACCTTCATCATCCATTGGTATAAGTTCGCCTTTATGACATCCTTGACACACGTCAGTTGGCACTACAAAAGAATTAATATCAATAAAGGATTCATCAATGTTACTCAAATATTTTTGAAAAATATTATTATTTTTATTTTCTCTCATTTTTGAATTATCATTATCCTTATTTATTTTAAAAAAATCATCTAATATTTTAGTCTTTTTATTTGTATTATTGTTGTCAACATTAGATATATTTTTTTTGTTTTCAAAATAATCAAATATATATTTAGAATTGTCCAAAAAATAATCCATTTTTTTGTTTTTTAACATTCTTATTTTTTCATTTATCTCTTCAATTCTGTCCTTGAATTCCATTACTTGTTCAATAGTCATAGATTTTGAAATTTCGTTTTCTGACAATTTTTCTCTCAGTTCATTCCTTTCAATCTTCAATTTTGGTATGCGGTCTTGTTCATCCTTATTGAAATCGTTTATAAACTCACGGTGTTTACCATCAAGAGTAGTAGAATTCTTTTTATTAACCTTTATTTTTTTTGTTGTTTTAGGCTTGAATGAAAGCATTTATAATATATAATATAAATATCAATAATTTATTTAAATAATATAATTCTTTTAACTTTAAATTGTTGGTTTAATCTGAATTTTAGTTTTCTTATTTTTAATAAATGAGCGGCGAAATAAAAAATATGGAAATAAATATTGCAGTCAATGATAAGAATATTAATATTGACACAATTACTTTTCAGAAAATGTTATTTTTATACAATTCAATTAATGATGGATGGACAATTAAGAAAAGAGAGGATTCTTATATCTTTATAAAAAATCACGAAGGAAAAAAGGAAATATTACAAGATTCTTATTTAATGTCCTTTATGAAGAGCAATCTTGATATTAATAAAATATTCTCGTCTAATTGACCTGAAAATGGTAACATATTATATTTTATTCTATATTTAAAAATTATGTTAAATATTTTGCAATTAAATTAAAATTTAAAATATTTTTTTCTTTAGCAATATTATAACTATGGGAGGTGGTTTAATGCAACTCGTCGCTTACGGCGCTTAACCTGGAAATATATCTTGGGCGCCAACAGTGAGCTACCATTATGGGTCACATATCTCCATAATGGACAAATAGTGTAAATATGTGGTTAAATATGAAATTAATATTTAACATATAACTCGCTAGTGGAAATTGTTGAATAAATTTTTGAAATATCAAATAACAATTTTTGCAAGACTTTCAAATTGCGGGAACTTCCTTAGAGCTTCAACTACTTCTTATATGTGGTGACACAATATAATACCTTTGGAGAAAAACCATTGGCATAGTAAAAATGTTGAAGATTGGATGATCCGCAGCGAAGTGACTTATTACGAAAATAATTAAAAATTACAGTTAGAAATAAATTATTTAAATACTGTAAATGCAGTAATAAGTTAAACGTTCAACGAGTAGACGGAAGTCGGGGTTTAATGATAGTACTAGCAATACTTGAAAACTCCTAAGGTGTACTCTGCCCCTATAAGAAATTATAGGGATCATCGCAAGATGTTTACCTTAAAAACCTGTAGGGTAGAAAAATGTCGGGGAATATTGAAAAAATAAGATATTCATAAAGCCCTTTGTGGAAACCTTTTATAATTATTATTAATCAACCGCCTCCTGATTAATTTGTATATAATTTAAAAGAGTACCACTGACGTTAATCAGGGAAATTTAACTATTATATGTTAAATTTGAAAAGCCCTGGTGAGAAAATCAAATTGCTTGAAACCCCTAAAGCTTATTCTACTAAGCAATTTTTGTGAAGAAATTGTGGCCAAGACAAAAAACTTGGGTATAGTAAAAATGAATAAGATAATTTTAACTGAAAAGTTAAAAGAAATGGGCAATGAGCATCCAAGCTTCTTTATTAATAATATTTTTGAACAATATAAAATAATACACACATAGTAATATAAATAATGAGTGAATTAGAACTTAAAATGTGTGAGAAATGCGCACAAACCAAACCAATTGATAAATACAGAAAACGAAGTGAAAATTCATATGCAAAAACTTGTAAAAAATGTATGAATGAAATGGATAAAATAAGAAAGAAAAATCTTAGACAAAAAAAAGCGGAGACTTTTTTGGCAAAATGTGAAAAATGTAATGAAGACAAAGCTTTAAAGGATTTTGCAAAACTGAAAAAGTTTTATAAAAAAAAGATTTGTAATTCTTGTTATCCAGATTTTTTAAGAGAGCAAAAAACAGAATGGTGCAGAAATGAAAGTAAAAAAAATATTAATTATAGATTAAAAAAATCACTAGCTGCTCGTTTAAGAAATGTTCTTTTTAAAACTGATACAACTATGAATTATATAGGCTGTAACATTCAATATTTGAGAGAATGGTTTGAATATAATTTTACTTCAGAAATGAATTGGGATAATTATGGTTCATTTTGGTCAATTGACCATATTATACCTGTGTGTAAATTTGATTTAACGATACAAGATGAAAAATTAAAATGTTGGAATTGGACTAATTTAATGCCAGTAAAGGTAACATACAATTCATCAAAAAAAAATATAGATGTAAATCAAATTAATTTTATTTTGGATAAAATAAAAAAATTTAAAGAAGAAGGTTCAACGACTAAATGGTTTTCGGAAGAGCTCGTATTGAATAAAGAATTTGCTGAATTAAAAGCAAATATGAGTTTTTCATAAGATATAGTCTAATCTTTATTGAAAAATAAAGTAGAGGAAATGTACAGGTAACCCTCAGATTACTTTTTGGAAAGTCACTTATCGCAGATACACAAACTTTGCGATTGAATCCATTGAACAAACATTCAATGGACAGGCCGATTTTGGACGCCGTGTTACCTGCATTATCAGCAGAAACGGTGATCTTGCCTACCGCACATACCTTCAGGTAACTCTTCCTGAAATTAACCAACTTATGGGAAATGCTTCTACCCTTGCTACCGGAAATGGTTCCGTTTATGCTCGTTGGTTGGATTTCCCTGGAGAGCAACTTATCGCTCAAGTTGAGGTTGAGATTGGAGGTCAACGCATTGACCGTCAATATGGTGACTGGATGCACATCTGGAACCAGCTCACTATGACTTCCGAGCAACAACGTGGTTACTTCAAGATGATTGGTAACACCACTCAACTCACCTTCATCACTGATCCTTCTTTCGCTGATGTTGACGGACCTTGTGACTCCTTGGCTCCTCGTCAAGTTTGTGCTCCTCGTAACGCTCTTCCTGAGACCACCCTTTACGTGCCTTTCCAATTCTGGTTTTGCACAAACCCTGGTCTTGCTCTTCCTTTGATCGCCTTGAATACTGTAGGGCAGAAAAGTATCCATCCTAAAAAATCTGAGAACTTTTTTAGGGAAAATATGTTAGGGGCTCAGAATGACTTTTGTCATCCCCAGGTGCTAGTGATTAACAGGACATTTAAAGCATTGCAATCAGTGTTTTAAATGTCCTAGTTAATTGCAACATTTTCAAATTGTTCGGGAAACTCTTAAAGCTGTTAAAAATCCACTTTTTAAAAAGGTGGAGCCAAAACTTTCAAATAGGTTTTGCTCCAATTTTCTCAAAAGTGGAAGGGTACCAAGTCTTAAATGAAAGTTTAAGATGGCTGAGATATAGACTCAGGTATGGTAAAAATCCCACAGATGAAGGTGATAAAACACCTGAAATAGACAATCCGCAGCCAAGTTCCTAAATGCGTTATGCAAGCATATGGAAAAGGTCCAACGACTAAACGGAAATGGGTTTGAGAGAATTCGCACTTCTCTATGATAACTTAAGATATAGTCTACTCCCTCTTGTTACATAAAAATACACCGAAAGGTGGGGTAAAATCGTGATGTACAGTATCACGAAGTCAAAATTAACCTTGATATTCGTCCTATTGATGAGTGTCTTTGGGCCGTTACATCCCTTAACTGCAACTCCAATGGTTCCAACCCTGCTACCCAATACGGAGTTGCTACCCCTGTCACTGCTGTTATTGCATACAATCAATCTCTTGTTGCTGCTTCCCTCTATGTTGACTACGTCTTCCTTGATACTGATGAGCGCCGCAGATTCGCCCAGAATCCTCACGAGTATTTGATTACCCAACTTCAATTCACTGGTGATGAGTCTGTTGGTTCTTCCTCTAACAAGATTAAGCTCAACTTTAACCACCCTGTTAAGGAGCTTATCTGGGTTGTCCAACCTGATCAGAACGTTGATTACTGTTCTTCTCTTCTTTGCGATACCACACTTTTCAAGGTTCTTGGTGCTCAGCCTTTCAACTACACTGATGCCATTGATGCTCTTCCTAATGCTATCCACGCCTTCGGAGGACCTGCCGAGGTTGCTGGCCAAAATGCATTCATTGATGCTCGTGGTCTTTTTGAAGATGCTGGTGCTATTGATTCTACCATTCCTGCTGGTTTTACTGGATACTGGCACGGAGCTTCTGACCCTTACAACGAGCCCAACTTTGGAGGACCTCACCCAACTAACACCGCCACCGATGCTGCTCTTGCCCAACTTGGTCTTACTAGCATTCCAGCAAACAACAATGTTTCAAATGGTTCTTCTGTATCTGATGCAGGAACATTCGTCCTCACTGAGACTTCTTTGGATTTGCATTGTTGGGGCCAGAACCCTGTTGTCGTCGCTAAGCTCCAGCTTAACGGCCAAGACCGCTTCTCTGAGCGTGAAGGTTCTTACTTCTCTTGGGTCCAACCTTACCAAGCCCACACACGTAACCCTGATGAAGGTATTAACGTCTACAGCTTTGCCTTGAGACCTGAGGAACATCAACCCTCAGGTACTTGCAACTTCTCCAGAATTGATAACGCCACCCTTCAACTTGTCCTCTCCAACGCTACCGTTGAGGGAACCAAGACTGCCAAGGTCCGCGTGTATGCTACCAACTATAACGTCCTTCGTATTATGTCTGGCATTTTTTTTACCTGTGCCCAACAGTTGGCTGCCATATTAGATATTTGCTTACTAATATGGGTAAACAGTGTAAAGCAAATATGTATTCAAAACTATCAGAATACATTATATAACCAGCTAGTCTCTTTCTGACTATCAAGTCATTTGGAGGCAACATTTCTAAATTGCAGGAACATCCTGAGAGCCTTTTCTACTACTTTGTTGTTTGAAAATACAACAAATACCCGGGGTAATGACCTAGGGCATAGTGACAACGAAAAGGATTGGACAATCTGCAGCCAAGCTTCTAAGTGCGACAATGCAAGCATAAGAAGAAGGTTCAGAGACTATAATGGAATGGGTCTGAGAAAGCTAGCAACTTTCAATGAAGACTTAAGGAATAGTCCAAGCTCAAATAGAAATATTTGGGTCGGAATAGGCTAACCGGGGTGGTTTAGCTTACTCCAATTAGACACCATATATCGTGTCATATTATATTATATTTTATAAAATTTAATACCATAATTTTTTATAGTATTAAACCAACTTTTTGATAACCTTTCTGGGTGAGCAAATATTAAATTATAAAAAATAAATTGAAATAAAAACTATATAAACACATACGCGTATATTATACTATATACGACAAATGGACATCACACAAGACAATCAAATACATTTACATAGATTTAAATATAAACCTCCACATCCATCTTATATTGCTGGATTTATAGATGGTGATGGATGTTTATTTATTAGAAAAATAAAAGATTGGTATCAATCTGGAATACAAATTACACAATCTAGAAGTAATATTCTGCAAATAATGAAATATCATTTTGGAGGATCTATTACATCTTCAACAAATAGAAATAAACCAATTGAAACCAAAAATGAGGATGATAAAAATAATAAAAGAAATCAATATAGTTTTATAGTAAGAAGCAATGAATATAGTTTATTATTAAATTATATTCAAAATTGTATTATAATAAAACATAAACAGTTTGATGCATTGTATGAATTTTCTAAATTAATAAATCAACAAGGATTGTCAGATAAAAAAGAAGAACTATATAAAATATGCTTACAAAAAAAAGATATAGAATCTTATAAATTTGAAAGATTAAATATTGAATATATTCAAGGACTATTTGATGCAGAAGGATGCATTTTTATAAATAAAGATAAATTTACAAAATATAGGATTTCTATTACACAAAAAAGTAATCCTGATATTTTACAAGAGATTCAGCATTTACTCGGTTTCGGAATTATAAATTCTGAAAAAAGATTTGTTATATACAAAAAATCGGATTGTTTACAATTTCTACAACTTGTCAAACCATTTGTAATTGTAAAATATAATCAGGTGGTCGCATTTGAGAAATTCTTGCAAACTGATGATCACAAAATAAAAGAAGAGATGTATAAAATTTGCAATAGAGAAAAACATCAAATAGAACATTTTACAGATTTAAATCAAAGTAAGGAAGGAAAAGATGGTTACTTAGAATCATTGCGTTTAAGAGAAATAAAAGAAAAGGTATGTAAAGAAATTCAGTTAGCAAAAGTATACAAAGATAAATCAGAAAAAATGTCAGGTGAAGGAAACCATAATTACGGTAAAACTTTTTCAAAAGAAACTAAGAAAAAGATGTCAATATCCATTAGAGAAGCAAAAGGTGGAGTTTCAGATGAACAAATCAAAAAGGTTCGTATCCTTATTTCTGAAGGTAAACAAAATATTGAAATTCAAGATCTATTAGGAGTTCCATTACATAGCATAACAAGAATAAAAAATGGTAGTATTGTTTGTAGTGATGAAGATAAGAAAGAAAAAAAACATATTACTCAAGAAGAACTGAATATTAATAAAAGAAAAATTCAAGTTTGTGAAATTTTAAAAGTAGTTGAGCTTTCAGTTGAAGGACAGCAACCAATAAAAATATTAAAGTGTCTTGTTGATGAACGAGAGAAAAATAATTTAGAAAATAACCTTACTGTTGATATTATAAAAAATATTCGCCGTTCAATTTCTAGTAATAAGATGCCAATATATGAATCTGAACTCTCTCCAGAACAATACCAATATTATAAAAATATGATTGATGAAAAGTATGCAGTTAAAGAATAATCTACTATATTAATAATGAATAAAACAGATTATATTGAGGCAAAAAAAAAACGTAGAGAAATCAAAAGATCAACCAAAAGAACAGCAACGCCAGAAGAAGTTATTTTTATTTTTGAGAAAATTTTAGAAGGATGGAAAACAATAAAAATATTCAATACACTCATTCAAAACAATCCCAATTCGCTTCTTGATAAAAAGAAAGTGGAGAAGATTGCAACAGGTAATTCTAAAATATTTGAAAACGAATCGTCAAAAGAAAAATATACTTATTATATCTCTCTAAGAGAGAAAGTATACGAATATCACAACTCAAAGACTGGTGAAAAAATTCCCAATTTATAATATATTTGGCTACACCTTTTCCAAATGTGTATAATATTTCACTTATAATTTAATTTACACCCTTGAAGATTTACACCTTTTCTCATTTAAAACGCCCATTTTATAATATAAATAATAAATAATATAAAGATATGTTGTAATTAATTATAATTAAATGGAGGATACAAATAGTTTGATAAAAAATATAGCAGTTGATATTATTGCTTCAACTACGATTGTTGCATTACTTAATCAGTTAAATACATATATAATTATTAAAAATTATAATAAAAATTTTTATTCTCAAGAAAATCTTACTATTAGTTCAGTATTGGCTCTTGTTGGTATTTCATCATATTTTATTAGAAAATACAAATAAATGGGCGTTTTAAATGAGAAAAGGTGTAAAATGGGGCAAATTTTACAGTAGAAGAAAATCAAATCTTATCATAAAAAATTCAATAACTTATTGGATACAAGAATTTTGGAAAGTTTCGAACCAAATATGAAATCAATCAAAGAATCTGCGATGGATATGTTGGTTTCAATTGAAAACTCACAAAGAATCTGTGATAAATTGTTTAGTTTGAATTAATAATAAATTATATAAATAACTATATTTATATAATATATATGTCATTGTTAGATTTGTGTGATAATAGTAAAACTGATAAAAATACAACACATTCATATTTAGAATTATATGAAAAATTATTGAATAATAAAAAATACAACGCAAAAAATGTATTAGAAATTGGCGTAAAAGAAGGAGGTAGTATAAAATTGTGGCATGATTATTTTGAAAATGCAAATATATATGGGCTAGACATAATACCAATTAAATATATGTGGGATGAAATAACCAATAAAGAAAGAATAAAATTAGGTTGTTTTGATGCATATAATGATTCTTTTTTCAATGAATATTTTTTAAATAAAATTAAGTTTGATTTTGTTTTAGATGATGGACCACATACTTTAGAAAGTATGATACAATTTATAAAATTGTATTCATCTGTATTGACAGATGACGGAATCTTAATAATAGAGGATGTCCAAAGTATTGATTGGATTGAAATACTAAAAAATGAGGTACCAGAAGATTTAATAAAATTTATTGAATTTTATGACTTAAGAAATATTAAAAATAGATATGATGATATTGTATTTGTAATAAATAAGACTAAAAAATAAGTATAATATAATATAATATAATATTGTAATATAACAAAAATGAAAGATTTGAAAGATTCAAAAATATGTTTAATATATGCATATTACGAGAGAAAAAATCAAGAAAAAAATCAAACAAATCTATCATTTTTTATAAATTATGGATTAGATAAATCAAAATGGTTGAATCTTGATATAACAACAGTATTTGTAATAAATTCAACTCAATGTAGTGTTAAAATACCAAAAAGAAATGATATTCACGTAATATACAATGATTCTAATGAATATTCTGATTACGAAGGTTGGCATGATGGAATTATTTATTTATGTAAATTGAATAACCAGTCATTATGGAAAACGTATGATTATATGTGTTTAATTAATTCAGGACCTTGCGGACCTATTATGGATGAAGATATTAATAACCATTGGTTGTATCCTTTTTATGAAAAAATGAAATTAACAAGTTCAATTGCTTGTTCTCCTTATATTAATTTATTTGAACCGCAATTTTTAAAAACAGATATACCTATAAAAATATTATCTTGTTATTTTACATTAATCAAAATTAGTAAAAATATTATGGACTTATTAATGAGAACAAGATTGAATAATATGTATACAGTATTAGGTCATAAAAAAACAAAATTAGATGCAATCAATTATGGCGAATACGGTTTATCTGAAATTTTATTGATGAATAAATATAATTTATGTTCCTTATTTGATGATGGAACCCCTGCCTCCTTAGAAAGAAAAGAATTTATACATCCTACAAATATAACAAGATTAATAAAAACAATTTTTATAAAAAATATATGGAGAATTTCACAACCTCCATATTACGTATCCTTACCAGTTTTATATAGTTATTGTAAAAATTTTATAAAAAAAAAACTATTATATAAAAATATTTTTCATGATTTTGAAATAGAATACAATTATAAATTATTGAATTTAGATAACTTTTTTGAAAATAAGACACAATATTATAAATTATATGGTTATGCAGAAGAAAATATATTATTTCCAGTTAAGGGCACAATAATTACAAACTCGTGTGTTATTTATGCACATTATGATGAGAATAATATTATTGCAAATTATGTATTAGAAGGATTAAAAACATTAATATTTTTAGGATATGATATATTATTCTATACTGCATCTGAAAAAATAATTAATATTGATTTATCTATATTACCTTTTGATGTAAATTTTATTAAAAATGAAGGAGCAGGAACAGATTGGAAAATATTTTTAAAAGGATTACAAAAAATCAAAAATGAAAACATCAATTATGATTGGATAATGATTATGAATGATTCTCTGTTATTTCCAATAAACGGAATTAATAATTTCATAAACACAATAACTAATATGAGAAGTTCTTGTGATTTTTGGGGACATTGGGAATCAAATGAAATTAATTGGCATTTGATTGGAGTTCCAATAGAATTTAAGTCAATTATGTTAAATTGTGTATTAAAATTTATTGAGGAAAATATAGAAAAATGCACATTTTATATGGATTATATTACAATATTAGAAACAAAATTAGCAGAATTTTTAAAAACTTCTGGTTATAAACATAATTCAGTCATTAAAGACACTGATTTAATAAGTAATGATAATTTAATATGTAAAACATTTCATCCATATGTAATAAGCCAATGGATAAATAATCCAAAATCATTTTCTATAAAATGGAAATATTGTATATCTTATTTAAACAATAAATTTGTATCTGGTTATTTTAATTTTTTATCAAAATATTTACACTATGGTCCAAATGGTTTTATATCAAAACCAGAAGATGCAGGTGCATTTCCTAAATCTGAAATAACACATAAGTTATTTATTTGATATTATTTTTATATTTGGAAAATAATTTTTAATTATTATTATTTCACACATTTTATTTAATCTCATTATTTTATCAATAATTTCTTTTGAAAAATTCCATGCTAATATAATAATTAGAAATTTTTCAAATTTATCATTATTAAAATGTTCAACCGATACAACTGGAATATTTAATTTTGGTGAATAAAGACCTATTTTTAAAGGATTTTCATCAATAATATAATCTAAAATTATGTCTCCATAACAAATAACAGTCTGACCTTTTGCAGATGCTCCAAAACCGATACATTTATAATTTTTATTTCTATACTCATCTATTTTATTAATCAAATTTTTCAAACAATTTTTTGCATTACTTGAAAAATCTAAATAAGTTTTAATATTGTATAAACCTTTAACACATTCATCCTCAAAAATTTTGTCAATATTTGATGAGTTATTTTTATCTAATTTAATTTCAAAAATATAACTAGTGCCGTGTATATCATTTTCAAAAACATTATTTAATTTTAGTCCATTTCTATTAACTAATTCATTCATTGATTTTGAATTAAAAAAAGAAATATGTTCATGATAAATTGTATCAAACTCGTTGTTTAAAATCATATTTTTTTGAGAAGTTTGAATAAATAATGATGTGGTGTTTTTCATTAAAAATTTACAAGATTGTAAAAAGTCATCTACATTTTGTGTATGTGCAAAAACATTTTGAGCAAGAATAACATCCATTTTAGGTAATTGTTTTGCAATTTCAATATTCCAAAAGCCACAAATAATATTATGTCCTTTATTTTTTGTTAAATTAAATAAATTTTCTGCTGGATCAACTCCGTATGTATTCCAATTTAAATCTTTAAAACAATCCAATTGTGTGCCATCATTACAAGCAATATCCAAAATGTTTCCGTTTTCTATATTTTTATATTCATTGATAAATTTAGCATTATCTTTAAAAAATATCATACCAGTATTACTTGTGCCACTCAAATATTTATAATTTTTAAATAATATTTCAGGATTTATTGAATGTGATAACTGACAATGAAAACATTTTTTACAATAATTTAATTTTAATGGAAACAATTGGTCTTCTTCATTTATATTGTGAAAATTATTAGCGAGTGGTTGTTCATTTAAATCTAATAATTCTGTTATTTTTTCTAAACAACATAAACATTCGTTTATTTTTATACAATTTGAATTAAAACTCATATATAAACAATTATTATTTTTAAATTTATATTTTAACACAAATTATATTGTTATATATTATAAAATTATGAATAATAAAAAATATAAAGATGAAAGAGGAACATTATTTTTTCCTATAAAAAACAATAATTTTTATTCAAAAGAATGCACAATCAGTACAAATAAACTAAATGTTTTTAGAGGAATTCATATTAATAATTTTGATAAACTAGTTACTTGTATAACTGGTAAAATTCTTGATATTATTATTAATTTTGATGAGAAATGTGAAGATTATTTGATCCCAAAATATTATACATTAGACCCATTAACTGATAATTTTCAACTCCTTATACCAAAAAATTATGGTCATTGTTTTTTATCACTTGAAGAAAATTCTACATTAGTTTATCATTTTAATGATTTTTTTTCAAATGAAAATACAAAACATATAAATTATTTGGATCCCTTTTTAAAAATTGAATTACCTATAGAAAATCCAATTATATCCGAAAAAGATTCTGAACTTAATTTTATAAAACCGATAGATTATTTAATTTTTGGTTACACCGGATTTTTAGGTAAAAATCTAATAAATGCACTTGAAAATGCAAATAAAAATTATATTACTAGTAGTTTAAGGTTAAATGAAATTTTACAAATTGAAAAAATTATAAAATTATATAAACCTAAGTATGTAATAAATTGTGCTGGATTAACTGGAACCCCTAATATTTTTTGGTGTGATAATAATAAAACTGAAACAATTGAAACCAATATCATATTTCAAATGACTCTTGTTAAAATTTGTAATGAAAATAATGTTCATTTAACTACAATTGGTAGTGGAGGTATTTTTAACAATGATAAATTTTATGATGAATCTGATGAAGGAAATTATAATAATAATTTTTACAGTAAAACAAGGATAGAATTAGAAAATATGATAAAATATTACAAAAATGTATTATACCTTAGAATTAATTATCCTATTTCAGAAAGCATATCAAATAAAAATTTATTAACTAAATTATTAACTTTTAATGAAATAAATGATGTTGAAATATCAATTACTTATATTGATGAATTATTTCCGATATTGATTGATATGATTGAAAACAAAGAAACAGGTATTTGTAATTTTGTCAACAATGGTAGTATATATTTAAGTGAAATTTTAAAAATATATAATAAATTATCTATTACTAAAAAAGAAATTATTATTTCAAATAAACAAAACAATGACCGTTCTTATGCAAAATTGTCAATTGGATTATTAAAAAAATACAATATTCGGAATATAAACAATGCAATAGAAAATTGTGTAATTAATTATATTAAAAATCAAAATTAGTTATTTAATTTATTTTATTCTTTAGCATAAAATAAATGAATCTATTAGTAACTGGTGGTTGTGGATTTATTGCATCTAATTTCATAAATTATTATTTTAATAAAAACGATAGTGTTAAAATTGTTAATCTAGACGCAATGTATTATTGTGCATCTGAATCAAATATTTCTCAAGAAATACGAGAATCACAACGTTATCAATTAGTAAAAGGTAACCTTTGTTCTTTTGATCTAGTCCGACATATTTTAGAAAATAATAAAATAGACACAATCATACATTTTGCTGCTCAGTCTCACGTGCAAAATTCATTTGACGATTCATTGCAATACACTCAAGATAACATTCTAGGAACACATACTCTTTTAGAAGCGTGTCGTCTTTATGGAAAAATAAATAAATTCATACATATTTCTACAGACGAAGTTTATGGTGAATCTATGATAAAAGAAAATGAAGAAAAAAAAGATGAAAATTCAATTCTATGTCCTACAAACCCATATGCTGCAACAAAAGCTGCTGCAGAGCTAATTGCAAAATCATACTATTTCTCATTCAAAATGCCTATTATTATTACGCGTGGTAACAATGTTTATGGACCTAATCAATATCCAGAGAAACTTATTCCAAGATTTATTAAATTATTAAAAGAGAATAAACCTGTAACTATTCAAGGTGATGGTAGTAATTTGCGCGCATTTTTACACGTTAATGATGTTTGCACCGCCGTAGAATTAATCTTGGAAAAAGGGACAATAGGAGAAATATACAATATTGGAAGTGATGACCATCTAGAATATAGTGTTACACAAATTGCTGAAAAATTAATTAAGCTTTTAAAAAATACAGATGATTATAATAAATGGATAACTTATATTGAAGATAGACCTTTTAATGATAAACGATACCATATTAGCAATGATAAATTAAAACAAATGGGGTGGACAATTGACGTAGATTTTGATGAAGGAATTAAAGAACTCATTCAACTTTAATATGAAGATGTTAGTGTTTTTAAAATTGTTTTCAGTTTCTTTTTATCTAAACAATGATTATCATATGCAACCATCTCATTATGACTTGATAATACCTATAATAAAACTTTGAATATTTTAAAATTATCGTTTAAAAATAATATAAATAATATAAATAATATAAAAATGGAAAGAAGTCATTGTGTTTTTTGTAATAATACACTTTTTTCATTTTCATTTTATTTAATTAATACTATAAATATTATATCAATTAATAAATTTAATCCAAATGAATTAAAAAAATTAAAATTTATTAGTTGTAAAAATTGTGGTTGTGTTCAATTACAAAATTTATTTTTGCAAAGTGATTTATATTTACAACCATTGCAAATATTTGATGGAAATGCATACATAACTCACAATAATTTATTTTGTGAATTTGTTACAAATAATATAAATTTTGAAGAAAAATTATTTGAAATTGGTGGGTCTTATGGTAAATTAGCTAAATTAATAATACAAAAATATAAAGAAAACAATAAAGAAATAACATATAAAATATTAGAATATGATTCCACACAATATCCAGAAATAGATAATATAGAATACATTAGTTATGATTGTGAACTATATGATTATAACAATATAAATACTATTATAATGTCCCACGTATTTGAACATTTATACAATCCTAGAAAATTTATTGAAAAAATAAGTAATACAAATGTTAAAAATATTTTTATTTCTATTCCAGATATGGATAATTTATTAAAAAATAATGATATTAATAATCTAAATATTTTACACACATATTATATAAATACAGGATATCTTGTATCATTAATGAGCAAAAACGGTTTTAAAATGTTAAAAATGTTTAATTATACAAATAATTCTATTTTTTATTATTTTAATAAAAATATAAATACAGATATTATTGAATATACAAATTTAAATTTGCCAAAAAATCAAAAATTGTTTTATAAAAAAATGAAATTAAATATAAAAAATATAATAATAGAAGAGCCATTTTTTATATGTCCATCTGGTTTTTATGGACAGTTTATATATTTTAATTTGAATAAAAATACAAGATCAAATTTACGTGGTTTTTTAGATAGTGATATTTTTAAAATAAATAAAAGATTATCTGGAACAAAAATGAATATTTTTGAAAAAAATGAAATAAGTAATTATAATAAAATAACTGTTTTGATTTCGTCAGTAAAACATAATACAGAAATTAAAAAGGAATTAAGTTTATATAATAATAATATTATCTTTATTGAAATATAAATGAATATAAATAATTTATTTGAATTAACCAATAAATTATTAACTGTAAAAAATACATTTATTTGTATATATGAATTTGGCTTTTTTATCTCAATATTTTCAATGAATATAGATAATTTTATTTGTAACTATTATTCTGATGAATGGTTATATCTTATCAATTATAATTATCCACATAATAGTTATTATCAATTTTATGTTGATAACTATAATTGTAATGTTTCAAATATAAATAATTTTAAAGATATAATTTATTTTGATAAAGATGTAATATCTTTGATGAATACATTTAGCAGAGGTTCTATACATGGATATAGTAGTTTTTATTATACATTAATTACATATTTAAACAATTTTGACAATTATAAAGACAAAGATATTATTTTATATAAAGATACTCAACTTGGCATGTTATCAGTTATAAATTATTTATGTAATATTGGAATAATAACTGCAAATATAATTTATTTAGAAAAAAATACAAAATATAAATTTAAATCTGTAACATATATTCCGAATCATTTTCATGTATTTCAACCTGAATTAGAAAATATGGTAGATTGTTTTATAAAAAAATACAATATAATTAATAATAAAAATAAAAATAAAAATGAAAATGAAAAAATATGCATTATAAAAAGTAGTATTTCAGAGTTTATAACAAATGATGGTGTATTTGATAATAATATAGTAGAACAGTTTTGTAATAAATATAATATAGTAAGAATATTTCCCAATGATGAAATAGAATTAATTAATTTAATACACAATTGTAAAATATTAATAATAAATTATGGTAGCACATTTTTTAAAAATTATGTATATATATCTGATTTATGCGAAAAAATAATAGTAATAGTATATGGTAATACATATATAAATGATTATAATTATTTAAATAGCATTCATACAAATAATTTTCAAGGGAATATATATAAAAAATATAAAAATGCAACAATAACATATTTAACTGTTGATAATAATTTAAATATTAATCCAGAAATATTATTTATATAATAAAATATTATAATGAATGTATTAATTGTAATTTCATCAAAATTTCCAAATGAAAAACTTTACGAATGTATTGAAAAATTATATGAAATACAGATTAATGAAGCATTAGAAAATTATAAAATATGTGTAATTGATAGCGATAGTGATGATTTTATGTATTATAGAAAAATAAATGAAAACTTTCCTAATGTAGAAATACATTTTATAAAAAATAAAAATTACGAATATGGTGCTTGGAAAAATGCACATATTATTTATCCAAATTATGATATATATTTTTGTATTCAAGACTCATACATTATACAAAAAAAAATAGATTTATCTATTATAAATGATAACACTGTATATACTGCACATCGTTTTAGTGGTTACAATGAACATATAGGAATTAAAGAAGAAGGCATACAGTTTTTAAAAGATAGTGGATTGAATTATGAATCAATTATAGATACAGATTTTAATTTAGCTTGGGGAAGTATGTTTATTGTAAATAATTATATAATAACAGATATATTTAAAACTTTACAAATTGAACCAATTAATAAAAATGGTTCGTGTATTTATGAACGAAATTTTGGGATATATTTTATTATTAAAGAAATAAATACAATAAATTTTTTTGATTATTTTATTAAATTTCATAGTGGACGACAATAAATATTATTTTATAATATAAATATAAATATAAAGATTATACATTATATTATTTATAATGTTAGAAATTACAAATAATAATACAAAATTGAACACAGATGAGAATGTTTATGAAAGTTTTAATAATTTTATATTTTCTAATGATGTTAAAGTTATCGGAAAATTATTACATAGATTTGAATATTTCAATAAAATAAAAGATTTGCCAGGAGATATAATTGAAATTGGTGTTTTTAAAGGAAGTGGAATAGCAACATTTTCAAAATTTTTAGAAATATATTGTCCAAATTCAAATAAAAAGGTGATTGGATTTGATATTTTTCAAAATAATAGTGATGAAATATTATCAAAAGATATTGATTTAGATAAAAATAATATGAACACTGTTTATTCTAGAGTAAATATAGACGAATTAACATTAGAAAGTGTTGAACAAAGTTTAATACATATGAATATACATAAAAAATACATTTTAGTAGAAGGTGATGTAGAAGTATCATTGCCATCTTTTTTAGAAAAAAACCCTGGATTAAGAATATCTTTATTATATATTGATTGTGATATTGAAAGACCTACATATTATTCGTTAAAATATTTATGGGATAGAATATTACCAGGTGGAATAATATTATTTGATGAATATGAGCATCATTCATTTAGTGAGTCAAATGGTGTTGATAAATTTTTAAAAGAAAATAATATAAAATATAATATAAAAACAACAAATTTTATGTGTCCAACAGCTTATTTAATAAAAGAATAATTTATAGTTTACAAATAAACTTATATTATAATGTATAAGTTTATTATGTATAAAAATTACACAAGTCCCCATTTTTCAATAGCTATTTTATATTGCTCACAATCGTAATTTTTATCAATTGCAGAACGCATTGCTATTGTGCCATTTTTAGAACCACCTGGATGTCCATGAATTGCTCCACCTGTATTAGCCATAAATTCAATGCTAAACTGATTCTCAATTGCTCCTACTAATCCAGGATGCATTCCACAACTTAATGCAGGCATTACATTATGTTTATACAATTCAGATAATATATTTGATAATTCATCTTTTTCAGTAGAACTATATCCTCCCCACATACCTGCATGAATAAAATCCACACCCATCATTCCTGCAAGTTGACATATAACAGAAAAATCAATTGAAAAACGATGTGTTTTATCTGTTAATATTTTATCTCCTGATTTTTGAAAATGCACAAAAATTGGCAAATCTAGTTCACGAACTGCTTTGTATACACCTAATCCATTCCAAAAATTTATATGAACAGCATTTCCACCTAGTTCATATACTTGTTTTACACGGTTAATTACGTAAGGAAAATCGGAATTTATGCAAACAGCATAAATAACTTTTTTACCAGATTTTTTTATATAATCCATAATCAATGGAACACGAACAGAAATTGGACAAAAATCTGGATTTGATAATATTTCATCTTCTTTAATAAAATTTACACCTCCTTCTACTAATTCTTGAACCATTTTCAATAATATATCTGGTGTAATTCCAGTTTTGGGTTTAATAATTCCACCTAGAATAGGTCTATCTTGAACACCAATATATTCACGAATTCCTTTAATTCCATATTTTGGTCCTAAAAATGCAGATTTTACAGATTCAGGAAATTCTAATTTTAAAAGACGACAATATTTAATGTTATCAATATCTAATTGTCCTCCCATAAGTTGAACCATCAATTGAGTAATTCCATCTTCTTTCCAATTTGTATTTATAACTGGAAAAGCAATGTTTATTAATCCTCTTTTTACAAATTCAAAATTTTCTCTTTTTCCAATAACTTTTGCAGAATAATTAATAAATAGTTCATCTGTTTCCCATTTATTTCTCACATTTGGATTTCCAACACTTTGACCAATTGCTAATTCCCAAGCAGCATCTGCTAGACTATTTAAACCCTCTAATTCATATGTCGCTATAATATATTCTTCTTTATTAATATCTTCTAAAAATATTAAATCCATTATTATAGTTAATTGGAGTGTATTGTATTTATATTAAAATAATTAAATTATATTGAAATATAATAATTTAAAATATAATTCATAAAAATTATATGAATGTTATAATACCAATGGCTGGATTAGGTTCTAGATTTACAAAGTATGGTTTTTCAATGAACAAATATCTTTTACCAATAGACAAGAGAAAAACAAAAATGATTGAAATTGCAATATTATCTTTAAACGTTCCTAAAAATTCTAACTTTATTTTCATATTAAAAGAAGATAAAGAAGAAGATATTTCACTAAGAGAATTCTTAAAAGAATTATGTAAAAAATATTCATATAATTGTAAAATTTTGTCTATAAATTATTTAACAGAAGGTCCTGCCTCAACAGCATATTTAGCAAAGGAATATATTGATAATGATGTCCCATTAATTATATCAAATTCTGATCAAATTTTAGATTGGAACTATAATAATTTTATAAATAAATCAATGAATTATGATGGGTGTGTATTGACGTATAAACCAAATTATGAATTAATAATTGGAAATGTAGATAAACATAGTTTTGTTAGATTTGATGAAATTACAAAAATACCAGTTGAATTTGTAGAAAAAAAAGTAATAAGCAACGAAGCATTAGTAGGGGTTCATTATTATAAAAAAGGAAGTTATTTTATAAAAAGTGCAGAATATATATTTTTTAATAATATACGTGCTCCTAATGGAGAATTTTATTTATCGTATACATATCAAGCATTAATTAATATGAAATACAATATTGGAACATATTGTTTATCTGAAACAGAATTTTTTTATCCAGTTGGAGAACCAGAAGATTATTTTAAATATTATAATTCTACGTCGTTATTTTTTTATACAAATATTTTAAATTACAATATTATAAATAATAATTTTTTTATTATATGTGAAGGAGTAAAAAATGATACAATACAATTATCTAATTCATTGTTTATTCCATTTACAGATTCTTATAAAAATGTGTATTTAACTGGTGAAAATATGAATTATAGATTTACAGAAAATATGTATTATTTAAAAATACCAAATATAAATTATACAAATGAAAAAAGCGAAAAATTAATTGATTTAAATAAATATACTAGAGGTTGGCTAATTGGTAATTTTGAACCAAGTATAAAAAAAACTACTGATTTTGAAATAGGTATTTTAAATCATAAAAAAGATGAAAAATGGGACTTTCATTATCATTCAGAAACTAAAGAAATAAACATATTATTATCAGGAGAAATGATTATAAATAATATACCAATATTTAAAGATACAATATTTATTTTTGAAAAAGATATTATTTCGTGTCCTTTATTTATAACAGATTGTGTTGTTTTATGTATTAAATTACCATCTTTACCTAAAGATAAAATTATTATTTAAATTTTTTATAACATTTTTTCTATTTTATCAATATAATCACTGCAAATCCCATACCCTTTTTCAAATAAAAAATTATTCCATTCTGGCATTAAAATAATACAACGTTCTGAGTTTTTCATTTTTGGATAACACCATATATATTTATGACTTGTTAATGTGTATTCATCCGATTGATGCCAAAATATATTTAATTCTGGGAACTGTATTAGAAAATCAAATGCTTCAAAATTTTTACAATGAATCCATAGTTTATTTGCATTTTTTAATAAAAAATCAAAATCTATATTATAATTCGGAGAATCGTGTCCTAAATAAAAATTATTATCAATATATCTTATATCTATTTCACAATCATATCCGAATGATAATGTTTTTAATATATATTCTGGGTTGTTCTCCATTTCAGGGTTTGGACCATTTATATTTCCACGATGTGATATTAATCTCATATTTATAAATAAACTAGAATATATTATTTATATTAAAATATTAATAAAATAATTTTAATTACACTATAAGATAATAAAATTATATTCTAGTTTATTTATAAATAAAATCCATTAAAAATCATTAAACTTTAATATGAAGATGTAAGGGTTTTCAAAATTGTTTTCAGTTTCTTTTTATCTAAAGACTGATTATCATATGCAACCATCTCATTATGAACGGAAAATTTTGATTTCAAATAAGTATAATCAAGTATTTCTAATTCACAATCGCAAATTTTAATATTATTTATTTCAATACTATACTTTGTAGGGTCTACATCATAATCATTCAAATTATTTGTTAAAATCATAATAAGCGATACTAATGAATTCAATCTAGAATAATCATAAATATATTCATATGACAAATTTTGTATTTCAGCATTGGAAATTGGTCTACGTGTGCCATAAAGATAATAATTTTCTTCAATCTCATCATATAAAACAATTAATTCGCTATCTTTTTTACCATCATCTTCAAATTCAACAAGGTGTAATGCGGTATATGTAGTTATTGTCATCTTCTTATAACAATATGAAAAAATATTTTTATATTGTTTATAATTATTATTTATAATTGATATTTACAGTCAAAATTTATTAAATAATTATCTTCGGTTGAATGCATTTGCCCTAATATCTTCTTTATAATTTTCACACTCAGAAAATCCTTTGTCAGAATCACATCTTTCTTTTTCTTCTAACTCCAACACTGACTCTGTAGATAAATCAAAACTAATGACAGTTTCCTTTAACATTTTTGGTTCATCTGGTGCTTTTTTTTCAGTTTTGAACAAATTATTCATATTTCTAACTTCAGGTTTGTCTAATTCTGGGTAGAATAATTTATTTATATGCTCATCATCTCTCAATCTAATAGAATAATCTTGTTGAATATTATTACGTCCAATACGTCCAAATGCTTGGATAATCTTTTCTTGTGTCAACATCAAATCTTTGCTCAAATAACCGTGACAAAACTGGTAATTTGTTCCATAAATATAATCACTTGAAGCTAAAATCAAATATAGCTTTTGTTGGTCAGCAAGTTTCTTCATAATTTCAGTATATGCAATACTTGTATGTGTGCTGAAGACTCCGACTCCCATAAGAAGCAGAATTTTCCAAGTGCTATCTACATCTTTGATTGCCATAATGTCCAATACAATACCTTCATCAATATCACTAGTAAATGAACGTGTAGAATCCATATCACTAGCCCATTTTCTGATATGAAGTTGTTTATTTGGAATAAATGTCTCGTTCAACTCAGCATTTTTTATCATAGATTGGAGCGCATCTATTTCTGTTTTAATTTTATCAACACCAACATCACTCTTACCATTTTCTTTGTCTTTTTTCTTATCAGTTTTCTCATTGTGTTTCTTTTTATCCTTTCCTTCTCCTCCTGCTCCCTTTGAATTTTTTTCTATTGTGTCTTCCAATTCGTTTTCCAACTTTCCAATTTTTATATTTAATGCATTATTAAAATCAATCTTCTGCATAATGTCATCCATTACTAATGCCGGAATATTTGCTTGTTGAATACAAAATTTTGCAATTTTGTCCACATTATTTGCCAAGAATATAGTCGGACCATCCGTCAATGTATAAGCATCTTTTGTAGTAACATAAATCGCGCAATTTCCTTCATCTTTTGTATTTGTAATATTTTCACTTTCTGTTGAAGGTAATATTTGTTCACTGTTCATTCTCATAAGAGCTCCGCCTCCACCACCTGAAATACTCTTATTTAAACTTATTCCAGGTCCAATACTTGAAGTCTTTCTTATGAAATTTCCAGATGAATCTATTTGTTCATTGGGTAAAATTCGCTTTTTCTTTTGACTTTTCATATTCACATAAACTGCACCCCAAGTTCCACCATTTATTTTTTGTAACACGTCCAAGTAATGTATTTTAATTCTCTCCATTGTAACATCTTCTAGACCTGAAAATCTTCTTGCAATTTTCATACTTGGTGGCATAAAATTGTTCTTCTCAACATACATAATAAGCGAAACTACTTCTTTGAGGTCAAAATATCTTAAAATTGTAAGATTTTCTTCACAGTGCTTGACAATTTTTAATATTTCTTCAAATTCTTCGCTCAAATAATGTGGCAACACAACATAACCATTCTTATTAATCAATGGTATTGATTTTTTGCAATCATTGCTAACAATATTGTGGATTTGAGAGCCTGGGAATTTCTCTCTAAAATCAGATATCGTTTCGCAAAGTTCGTGTAACTTAGGAAGTGTTGCCGATGACAATATCATATTTGGAATTAAGTTACTGGACCAATTATTCTGAATAACTTGATGTAACTCGTGGGACTCATAATCAAGCGTTATTGTTGGTTCATCCCAATAAACAATAATATTTTCTTTTTGGTTGAATGCTAACATATAATACATTGCAGGTAAGTAAGACTTCAAATCACAAATCATTATTTCTACTTTATCTCCAACACTGTTGTCAACCTTTCCTATTCCACCAGTTCGTCTGTTTATTGTGTAATCCTTCGCTGCAAAATAATGTAGACGAATATCATCTGCACTGGCACATCCAAATGCAAATGCAATCTTTTTGTTTACTGAGATTGCTGCTTTAGCCAAAGCTAAACCTACGTGTCTTGCAGCACAAACGAATATTATTTTATTTGATTCAGAAAGGCCGATTGGCGATAACGTTTTTCCTGTTCCAGTTGGCGCAATATAAAGGCAGAGTTTTGGTCCTGGAGTTTTCATAACAGTGAATATATCCTTTTGATGTTTGTACAACATCATATCCTCATACTTCAAAATAGTCATATTTTTTTCAATATAATCCACTGCATTTTCAATTACTTCGCAAATATCAACATCATCTTCAATCCCAGAAATAACCTTATTGACTATTGAGATAATGTGTCTATTAAGCTGACTGATACTGTTGCGAATCAATTTGAACATAGTGAAATAATGCAGCATCCACTTGCTCTTCTTACCCTTCTTGAAATATTTTATTACAGATTCTACTTCATCAATCAACAAATATTCAAAAGCATTATTTGGGTTCATCTTTGATGGGTCATTCTTCTGCAAACGAATCAAATCTGCCTTCTTAATTGCTGGAGATGAACTTACAGATACTGACAAATATTCGCATTCATATTTCTTTTTAAGGCTCCCAATTTTTTTAGCAAAATATAAATTATACAAATGGTCCTCCATTTCAGAACTGTATTCAATCTTTAAGAACGACATTAATGATAAGACGTCATTATATTTTATATTTACGTTATGATAACCACGTTTGATAAGTTCCAATACTGCCTTCTCATTTTCAGATACAGGCACCTCAATTGAATTCCACTCTGATTTGGTAAGTTTGGTTTGATTAAGATTCATTCTTGATTAAATTACTTCTTGGTATTATAATATGTTGCAATTCCTTTAATTTGCTTTTTTGAATCAATTTTTTTAGTAATATTTAATTACAGGATTGGAACTCTTGAATATGTAATAAATATAAAATTGAAGTAGTATAAAAATATAACGCTAATTGTATAATCAATCTGAAAATATGCCAATTATTATTTCAATTGACGGAAACATTGGTGCAGGAAAAACGACTCTGTTCAAACTATTAAAGGATAAGTTCACAGTTCGTCAAAATTTTATATTCTTAGAAGAACCAGTGTCTGTTTGGCAATCTATACAAGATGAATCAGGTAGAAGCTTATTAGAATTATTTTATGAAGATTCATCTTCTTGGGGATTTTCATTTCAAATAGCAGCATTTATAAGTCGTCTTGCGATTCTTCAAGAAACTCTTAGAAATAATCCAAATGCGATTATTATTACTGAACGAAGTTTAAATACTGACCGATACGTATTTGCGAAAATGCTTTATGAACAAAATAAGATAAACAGTATTGATTACCAGATTTATTTGAAGTGGTTTGATACTTTTACAAAAGACTATCCGGTTAGTAAACTAATATATGTTAAAACTGACCCAGTAGTTTGTTACAAAAGAATAAAAGAAAGGGCTAGACAAGGAGAAAATATAATTCCGCTTGAATATTTAGAATCCTGTCACGGATATCACGAGAATATGATAAATATTTTTGAGAGAACAAATGTTACTTTCATTAATGGAAACATAGACATTACAACAAATCCTGAGGCTATAAGAAGTTGGATTGAAAATATAGAAACTGCATTATATGAATATATGCATTTATAAATTTATTGAAATTATTATCTACCTACCAATATTTACTTTAATTAAATATAAATCTTTGAATTCAGTATTTTTTTTGATAAAATAATCATCAAAATTTATACCCCAATGTTGATATTTATGTATATCTCCAAATAATGAATCATTTTGTTCTTCTTTTTGTAATAAACATCCAATTACTCTTTCAAAACTACATCGGTTATAACGTGTTAATACAAGATCCAATAATTTACTCAAATCATATTTTTTATTAATATAACTAAGAAATTTATGTGTTATAATAGTCATTCCACCGAAACATCCTTTCCATAAACTTTTATTTTCATAAAATTGTAATAAGTTATCATCATTAAATAATTTTATCATTTTAGTTTCATCATCTATTTGATCCCAATTATGTTCAAAATTCCAAAGTGCGTTATAGTTATCAACTGTAAAATCTATATATTTATTTATAAATACTGAATCATGAATGATTATAGCAGTATCAAAAAATTTATTATTTGCATAATAATAATAAGGTAATAATTCACCTCTTCTAATATATTCACTATTTATAATAGTTGTATTGTGTAATTCTTGTGTTAATAATAATATTTCTTTATTGCTATTATCATCAATTATTACAATTGGTATTTCAGGGTAATATTTTCTAATACAATTATAACAATTTACCCATAAAAAATTATGTTCCAGTATATTAACATTTCTTAAAATGATAAAACCGTATGATTCCATAATAAAATATAAATTATCAATATATTTAAATATTCAAATATAAACATGTATATTACACCGACCAAAAAGAAAAATGAGACAAAATATAGTTAGTTATTATTTATATATTTTATAACTATGTTTCAGGTAATTTGTTAGATGTTCTTTTGTTATTTTCTTATCTAAAATATTAGTAATTACCTTATAAATATCCTCATATGTATTTGGGCTTTCCTTTTTGATATAATGTTTTAATTGACTGAAAAATTCTTCAATTGAATTGGTTTCAGGATGGTAAGGCACACTATATAATAAATGATTATTGTCATATTCTATTTTTTCTTGTATTAGTTTTGATTTATGAATAACAGCATTATCCATTATTACCAATTTTATATCAACGCCAAACTTAACTTTGAAGAGAAAATTACAAGAAACATTTAAGGTTTATAATATAGATGAATTTAGAACATCTTGTTTGTCATATAAAACAGAAGAACCTTGTGATAATTTATATTTGAAATTCAAAAAAGACCCAAAACAAAAAGAACGAAAAATACATTCTATCCTAACATATCAAATGGAAAATAATAGGAAGGGATGTATCAATCGTGATAAGAATGGATGTAAAAATATCCAAAAAGTATTCAACTTTTATATGGAAACAGGAGAAAGACCTGAAAAGTATAGAAGAGAATACAAGTTCCAATAAAATAGACTAACCATTACAGAAATGTAATTGTCAAATATGTCTAATGCCCTTTAGGGTGCTTTTACACTATTAAGAAGGAGAATAACAAATTTTTTATTTTTTATAAAAAGTTTGTCTCATTTTTCTTTTTGGTCGGTGTAATATATGTCAACAAATCAAAATTTAAATTTAGATAACGAAATAACAAAAGAAATTATTGTTTATTGTCCTCATTGTTTAGAGCCTAGTATTATTGAAAAACTAAATTGTTGTATTTTTCGTCACGGTATAATAATAAAAACCGGACAACAAATGAATCCTCACGCAAGTAAAGAAGAATGTGATAATTTAATTAATAATAATGAAATTTATGGTTGTGGTAAACCATTTAGAATTATTAAATCAGAATTAACTGGATATATAACTGAGGTGTGTGATTATATATAATTTTTATTTAAAAACAAATTATTTAAAATTGTATTATGATTTTCAATAATTGTGTAAAAATAATAGATTGTTTTATTTTTTATAATGAAATTGAAATGCTTAAATATAGACTTAATATTTTAAATGAAATTGTAGATTATTTCATAATAGTAGAAGCTACACATACACATACTGGAAAAGAAAAACAGTTATTTTATAATAACAATAAGCCCCTCTTTGAAAAATATAAAGAAAAAATTATACATATTATTGTAGAAGATTTCCCAAAAAAATACCCAGATATTAATATTGAGAATAATGAGCAATTGCAAAATGAAAATTTTCATAGAAACTGTATTTCTCGTGGAATAAATAGACTTAAATACAAAACCAAATTACAAGAAGAAGACATTATAATAATCTCTGATTTGGATGAAATACCCAACCCAAACACTCTATTAAAAATAAAAAATAATGAAATTATTGTTGAAATACAATCCCTTGAAATGGATTTTTACTATTATAATTTAAATACAAAATTAAATGAAAAATGGTACAGTTCAAAAATAATTTCATATAAAAAATTCAAAGAATTGAATGTTTGTTGTGAATATATTCGTAACCCTGAGAGGTATTTTAATAAAAGTTGGGAAATTATTGAAAAGGGTGGATGGCATTTATCTTATTTTGGTGATGTTAATTTTATAAAAAATAAGTTAGAAGTGTTTGCACATCAAGAATATAATAATAATGAATTTAATAATTATAATAAAATAGAAGAAAAAATTAAGAATTCAGACGATTTGTTTGACAGAAAAAAACTAATGAAAAAAATTCAAATCTCTGATAATTATTATCTTCCTCCACAATACGAGACATATTTAACTAATTTTTTTGAAATTGTTAATTCTCGTGAAATGATTTTTTATTCGCAGTGCTGTGAAGACAAGTTTTTATATGAAAATTATTTTAAAAATAAAAGAAATGGTATTTACATTGAACTTGGTGCATTAGATGGCAATCTTTATTCCAATACAAAATTTTTTGAAGATTATTTAGATTGGACTGGTATATTAATTGAGCCAAATCCAAATCAATTTGAATCATTAAAAATAAATAGACCAAATAATTTTTTATTCAATAATTTGGTAAGTAACGAAAAGGACGAACTTCGTTTTAGGTATTTTGTGAATTACCACGCAGCAGTTTCTGGTGTAGAAAATACATTATCAAAAGAAAATATGGATGTATATTTTGAAAGTAATAATGATTTTCATAGATCATTGCCTCAAAATACAATAAATATGAAACCATTAACACTTACAGAAATTATCAAAAGCACAAATATAAGTCATATAGACTTATTATCATTAGATGTTGAAGGTCACGAATATGAAGTATTACAATCCTGGGATTTTTCTATACCAATTTATTTGATTCTTATTGAGACACTAGGACAACAACCTGAAAAGGATGAATTATGTAGACAATATTTAATTAACAATGGATATAGATTTGATACTAAATGTTCACATAATGAAATTTATATTTTAGATAAAGTATAAATAACTTAATTATTATAATTTATGAAAATTATATAAACATATTTTATAAATAACATAAAATGTGTTTCTTTGATTTGTGTTGCAAAAAAATTGACAATAAAAAAATAGATTATAGTGAATTAGACGCAATTTCGCAACAATTCAGAATTATACAAAATAATTCAAATGCAAAACTTGGTGCATTACAAGAAAAATATAAGAGGCCTAATGAAACAACTCACAGATCTAGAATAATAAAAAAATAGTAATTATTGTTAACCATTTTCAAGAAGTGCAATATTAAGTCTTTTGCAAGGTTTATATTTTAATATGTCTAGTTGTTTACTTGTAGTTGGAAATTCATCTGTTCCATAAATATCTTGTAATAAAAGCCATTCAAAAATACCTCCAATATAAATATAAGTATTTATAAACCCAAGTTTCAATAATTGTTCATATTTTTTATTTGCAGTTTCATCATTACAATTACGCCCATAAACTATGATTCTTATAGACTTATTTCCATTACGCAACAATTTATTCATAAGTGCTTCTTCTTGTTGTGGAGTAATTGTATTACGAATAAGACAATTCTGTTCTCCTTCAGGAAGGGTATTTATTAGTATATAAGATTCCGGATTTTTATAAATAGTTTGCATATCTTCAAAATTTATTTTTTGCGTGGATATGGAGTTTCCCATAATTTGAATATAAAATATATTTTTAAATTATGTTTTAAACGGTTTATATTTTGAAATATATCAACATATTATTATTTAATTAAAATTCACAACAATTTCCACCTTTTCTTTTTTGATACTCTTTGTAGCTGATACTGATAATTCCTCACGTTTTTTTCTTGTCTTAGTATTCGCATCTGTAGTTGTCTCTTTGCGCTTAGACGTGCTGTTACGACTATTCATATCTTTCTCAATGTCAGCATAATTGTTCTCAATATATTCAATAATTTTATTTTCTAGGGTCCATTTGAAAAAATTTAACTGGCCAATCGTGGTCTCAATAAATGCTCCATCTTTATAAGGAATGCTTATGCGCTCCCAGCGACAAAATGGATCAAAACGATTTTTACTGTAAGCTTTTAATTTTAATTTGTAATCCACATAAACTTTGAATCTTCGTTCTATACCATTAGAATCTGTAATTTCATATAATGTATAATATTTTTTCGCATAATTTGTTGCAAACCAATCTACAATTCTGAGAGAAATCTTTGATTCACCAGTAATAATCTTAAGCATTCTATTGAGATTATCTTCATTTTTATAAAATTCCATTAAATTATTTAACAATAAATCATTTTGAGTTATATAACTTGTCGATGACATTTTGAATTATTATTTAATATTTTTTTAAATAGTAATTTCAGCATTTATTTTTTATTTGTCTTTCTTTTATTTGATTTCTTGGATTTTTTAGATTTATTGTTGGATTTCTTAGACTTTTTTGTTTTCTTTGATTTCTTTGATTTCTTTGATTTCTTATGTTTTAATCCCCACGCTGCAGCAAAATGTAGAGGGTCAATATGAGATAAATTATGTATTAAATAATCATCAACTCTTTCAAGAAATTCACGATATGTAAAATCTAATCGTTTATCATCAAATTCTATTCTTTGAACTCCCTCTCTGTATCCAGTAAAATTATCGATTTTTATTGAACTATATTTTCCTATTTCTTTAGGATATCCTTCTATATAAATTAAATACCTCCTTACTACAGTTCCACTAGTTATTTCTCCAGATGATGTCATTGCATAATGATTTAATAAAAAAGCTAACATAAATGCAGGGTCATCTATATTAGCTCCAGCAATATCAATATATAAATTAGTAATTTTATCTAATCTCTCATCGTCAATTACATATTCTCGTTCTCTATCATCTAATCTACTATCACTATAATGCACTTTAAAAACACGAACAAGAATTTGTTTTAATTTTTCTTTGGTATCAATAAAAATTGGATCTACGTGTTCTTCACTACCTTGAATATCCATCTCTTCAACACCAGAGGTTCGTGATCTTTTTTTACTCATTTAATATATAGTAATATTATTTATTATTTTCTAAATATTTCTCTCTTTCACTACTTGTTGAAATAGGTTTTAAAAAATTCTCTTGGACATTTACATCATCAATATAAGAATTATTTGCCAAGAAAGGATTAAAGCCTACTTGGCCAACCATTTCACGTTCCGCCATTTTATTAGATGTTTCTTCTCTCTTATTTGTTGTTTGAAGAGAGAAAGAATTAGAACTACTAGAAGAACCAAAATAATTTATTCCCCAATTATCATTCTCTGTTAAGAACGCTTGTTCATACGCGCTTTTTTTATTTATATTATTGTATTCTTCCATTTCTCTATCAAAATCTAGTTTTTCTTCATCAAAATCTTCTTGACTTTTTCTAAATCGTGCACTTCTTTGATATGGTTCTCCAATGCTCCATTTCCACTCTTTCGCACCTTTCTTCATATTATTATTCGTATTTTGTATTTTCTTCATTTAAACCCAATGTATCATCTATTCCATCTTTCTTTACAATACAAAGTTGTTTCGTAAATAAAAATGCATCCTTGCTTGTTCTACGTCTTCTTAAATTGCAAGAGAGACACGAAATAACACAGTTACCTGAATTATGTCCGATGTCATTGTCAATTCTATCAAGTGTCCATTGTTTACTTTCTCTCACAACATCGTATAAAATTAACATTTTTTCCTTGCAATAATAACATTCTAATTTACAATTCTTCAACAAATCAAGCACTTCATCTAACTTGATAAATTTATCGGTATTAAGACGTTTTTTAAGAATATCTTGTTGTTTATAACTTGAAATCTTCTTTGAAATCAATTCAAATGCTATTTTATAATGATTTTTTTCTGAATTTTTTAAAAAATCCTTTTCTGATTTTTTATATGTTAACAAATCAGACAATAAAATTGTCTGGTCGGATTCTTGAAAAAAATCAATAGGGATATCCCATCCTTCTGAATCCTTCTTTTTTTTAATTACAATAGGCTCTTTTTTCAATTTTTTGATTTGATATTTATTGCTTGTTCCAGTGATTAATACATTTTTATTCTCTTCCATTATAGTATATAAATTATAATATATTTGCGATTCAGAGTTAAAGTTAAATTATTATAATAATATAAAAAGATGTCATCAACTAATGATTTACAAGATACTTCAGAAGATAAACCAGAAGAATGCATTGAACTCAAAAATATTAAATATAAAACAATGCTTTTAAGTGGAAATATTATTCACGAAATTAAATCATCAAACGATTTAAATAATCTAGAAAAATTCTTAGAAGATAATAAAACAAGAAATCAAAGTGAACCCTGGAGTAAATTGGATAAAACAGTTAAAACCAAAAAATTATTAATATTTGCTGAAAATTATTCAAAGGAAAAAAATTATGAACCAGATGAGATAAATATTTTAATTGCATTTTTAAAAGATTGTTTAGATCGCAAAAGGCTTCAACGTGTTAAAGATGTTGATTATGATAAAACAACTGGAGAGATAAAGGATATTCCTGCACTACATTTTAATAAATCAAATAAACATTTCACGTTAAAGAATGTTGATAAAAGGATATCTACATTAAAAAGTCTTTCACAAAAGAAAGTAAGGATTACAATCAAAAATGTTAAGGATAATTTATCTTCTTCTGATTCAGATAAAGAAGATTAGAATATTACAAGATAAAAGGAAAATTGTATAAATTAAACATATAGAAACTATTTTATAATATATATATCTAACAAATACATATATTATGCGATTATCAGATTTAAAACCATTAAAATGCATATTGCATACGATTATTCCAGAAGAGCCACCTAAATATGTAATAAAAGACAATTATGAAATTGAATTTTTGGAAACTTGCTTGGAACTCATAAGTGATTACATTGATGAAAACCCTACGGCAATTTCAGAACCTGAATTTGAAGAAGATATGTTTGATGATATTAAGGAATTATTTACTATCCATTTTTATGGAGACCCCTTTTTTAATGATAACGCTGAAGAAGAAATTGATGAAATTATTGATATTGCGTTTTCAATGTTTTACGAACAGATTATGCCAAGACGTTTCCAAAATGGAACATCATATGAAATAATTCGTTCTGAAAAACAAATAAAAAATTTAGAGGAAAAAATCAAAGCACTCAGTGAATTGGAACAACCTGAACAACGCACTCCAGAATGGTATGAATACCGTCATAATCTTATAACTGCAAGTAATGCATACAAGGCATTTGAAAATCAAACTGTTCAAAATCAATTAATATATGAAAAATGCCAACCATTGTTTGTTCCACAATCAGATTCTTCAGAATTTACATTAGTAAACACGAATACTACACTACATTGGGGGCAAAAATACGAACCTTTATCTGTTATGATATATGAAGACAAATATAAAACAAAAGTCGGAGATTTCGGATGTATCAAACATAAACAGTTCTCTTTTTTAGGTGCATCACCAGATGGTATAAATATTGATAAAAACAGTCAAAGATATGGACGAATGCTTGAAATTAAAAATATTGTAAATCGTGAAATAAATGGTAATCCAAAAAAAGAATATTGGGTTCAAATGCAGTTACAAATGGAAACTTGTGATTTAGATGAATGCGATTTTTTAGAAACAAAATTTGTAGAATATGTAGATAGAGACGCATTTAATCAAGATTCAGATGAAGAAGATGTTTGTATTTCTAAAAATGGCGAAATCAAAGGAATTATTATTCAATTCATTACCAAAGAAGGTAAACCGTATTATGAATATAAATCTCTTGATTTAATTAATAAAAATGAAATTGAAGAATGGGAGGAAAAAACACTTCAGTATTATCAATCAGAAGAATACAATTATACGTATGTTAAATTCATTTATTGGAAATTAGAAGAAATTAGTTGCGCACTAGTTCTTAGGAATAAAAAATGGTTTCAAGATAATATTGGCCAAATTCAAAATATTTGGTCAATTATTGAAAAAGAGAGAAATATTGATCATTCACATAGAGCGCCAAACAAAAGAGTTAAAAAACAAACAGAAATTGAACCAAATCATATATTTAAACCTATTTTAAATGTCATCAAAATAAGAACGGAATCTTTTGATGAAACAAATGCTATTATGAAATAGTTGTATTATGTAAAGAAGGATAATGATTAATTAATTTATTTATAATTATACTTGTTAAAAAATAAGAATTAACAAAAATTAATAGATTTACAAAGAAATTTAATTCATATTTTTCAATTAAATTGAATGTTTCTAGAATAATTAACAACAATGAATTCATTATTATACTATATGCCCTAGATTCATATTTAAACTCACTTGATTCTTCAGGAAACCCAAATTCTTCAAAATATATTGAAACTGGAATAAATAATATAAAAATAATTTTTATTAAATCAAAATTATAAATAATTATTTTTTTATAAAGTAATATACATAAAAATATTATAAAATACAAATAATAATACCAAAAATTATCATCAAATTTTTTGCAAAAATTTGATACTAATAATGATAACATAACAATTATTCCTAAAATACTATCATTAAATATACATAAAAAAGTTAATAAAAATATACATATTTTTATTATAAATATTAAATAAGTATTAATATTTAGTTTTAAATCTACAAAATCATCATATAATTTTATGAAAATTCCTAAAAAAAGGGAATAATATAAATATAATTGCATTATTATTTTTATATAAAAAAAATACAAATTTATAATTTATGAATATATAAATGAAAAAATATACTTTATCTTTTTTACTTTCGTTTATGATTCTTTTAGTTTTAATTACAATGTATATTAACAATATTAAAGAACCTATGGCCGCACATTATAGTGGGGGAAGCTCTAGTTCAAATAATTCAAGCAGTAGTGGAGGTGGTGGTGGTGGAGGTGGTAAAGGTTCTTGTTCAATTATGTAATTATTAAAATGTTGGAAGTTCTGGTCCTAATTGTGTTCCTAAAAACAAATTTTGTGGGGCAGTGTAATAACCAACTCTAACAGAAGTTGGAGTTACTGGAGAAGAAGGGGGGAGAGGTTTTGAAATATTAGATGCAAATTGTTTATCTTTGTAGAGAGCTCCACAAAACTCTGCAGGTCTGCATTCACCATCATCAGGATTATTTCTATACTTAAGATTATTTGTTATTTGTTCAAATGAGCCGACTCTAAATACAGGGTAGTACCACCAACTTTCAGCATAAGTATTACGACTTACATCTTTGTTTCCGGTAAAAGGAAAACTATCTGTTAAAATAGGAAGTTCTGCACTTTCTGGATAACTTCCTGGTATAAGTTCTAAATTATTATTAGAATAGCCTTCTTTGTTTACAATAAAAGAGGATGCAATTACGGCTGTTAATAAAATAGATAAAAAAAATATTGTCTTATTATTAAAATTCATATATATAATACTTATATTTTATTTATTGTTCAAAATTATCTGGGTCTAATTCATATTCTTTTACTTCTGATTGTTCTTGTTCTAATTCTCTTGAAGAAACAGTTTCACTATATTCAAAATTTGAAAATATATTTTTTATTTCTGGCTCTGGCTCTAGCTCTGGTTTTGGTTTTGGCTCTGGTTCTGGCTCTGGTTCTAGTTCTGGTTCTGGTTCATAATTTAGGTTCGCATTTAAATTGGCATAAAATGCCTTCACTTTTTTATTAACTAAAATCTTTGAAGGATTAAATGATGTTAAATACAATCCATCTAATGATTTCACACGCGAAAGAGCAACATAAGTCTGACCACACTCAAATATACCATTTCCTGCATCTATTTCTGCTGCATAAAGAGTTGAACCTTGCGATTTGTGAATAGTAATAGCCCACGCTAATATAAGAGGAATTTGTGATAATCCGATTCCTGGTATACGTTCACTAAGCCATATGTGAGGTCCCATCTCTCTTTCACATCCATTGCCAAATTTAACAACAGGAAATCCTAATGCACTTATTCTAATAACAACACCTTGGCTTCCATTACATAGCATTGGACTATCATCAATTCCTGGTATATTAATAAGACACATCACATTTGCACCAATCTTTATATTAATTATATCGTCACAAACCATATTATCGTGCATATATTTTAATTCGTATTCAATTTCTGCTTCAGAAAAGTGAATTCTTAGTTTTTTTTCATCTTCTGTCATTGGCAAATTATTGCAAAATTTTATTTGATATTGGACAGTCTCTGAGTTTTCAATTAATGCCATTTCATAAGAATTAATTGTATCAACTTGGTTTCGTGTAGGCAATAATTTAGTTGGTTTTATCAATAAATCAGGCGAAATAACACGACCTACGTGTTCTGTCAATTTATCACAAGATTTGCGAGTAATTTTTCCTTCGCGGATTTGATTCAAAATTTTAGCATATTCATCGTCTTTTTGTCTAAATATTTTCTTCAATTGAATTTGACAATTTACATCAAATGTTTCATTCCACAATTCTGATTCAAAACAAAATTTACTACTTTCAGGATCATCTCTATTTCCAACTGGAGGCAGTTGAAAGAAATCTCCTGTAAATATTAATTGAATTCCTCCAAATGGTAGATGGGATGCTCCTCTAATAGTTCTCCCAATTTTGTCCAATAATTCAAATAATTTATAGGATAGCATACTAACTTCATCTACAACAAGAACGGATGTACTTTTCCAATTTTTTAAACTTCTTATATTTGTGCATACTTTTTTTATAATTTGTTCTATTGGACCTTTACCTAATCCAATTCCTGCCCACGAATGAAGGGTTCTTGCTTCACAATTAAGCAAAAGTGCTGCACGTCCAGTAAGAGCGGTAATTTGTATTTTCTTTTTATTTTTTTTGGAATTTTCAAATATTTTTCTTATTAATTCTGACTTACCTGAACCACCAGGTCCTGTAATAAATATATTCTTTCCTTGTATATATTTATTATATGCAATTTGTTGTTCATTTGAAAGTTCAATATTCATATATTGATTCGCTAATAAATATGTAATTATTTGTTTAAGATGTTTATATAATCAATTTTATTTGAAAATTATATTATTACTATTATTACTATTATTACTATTATTACTACTATTAATATTAATATTCATTGAAATAGATTTAAAATTTTAATAATTAATAATACAATAAATTATGAATACACAAACCGAGATTTTGAATAATGATATGAGGGTTACTAAAAGAGATGGAACTACAGAAGATATTGCATTTGATAAGATTTTAAACAGGGTTAAAAAATTAGGACAAGAAGAAAATATCCAAATTAATTATTCATCTCTTGTTATGAAAGTTATAGACCAGCTTTACGATAAAATCCCAACAACGCGTATTGATGAACTAACCGCAGAACAATGTGCAGCTCTTTCAACAAATCATCCTGATTACGGAATTCTTGCTGGTAGAGTAATTGTAAGCAATCATCAAAAAAATACATCTTCTTCTTTTTCTGAAGTTATGGAGAATTTATATAATTATAAAGATTTCAATGGAGAACATTGTCCGATTGTTTCTGAAAATTTATATCAAGTTGTAATTGATAACAAAGAACTTATTGATTCATTTATTGATTATAACCGAGATTATTTAATAGATTATTTTGGATTCAAAACTTTGGAACGTTCATATCTTTTCAAGATTAATGGAGTTACTGTAGAGAGACCACAACATATGTGGCTTAGAGTTGCAATTGGTATTCACGGAAAAGATTTGAATGCTGTAAGAGAAACGTATGAATTAATGTCTCTCAAATATTTTACCCACGCCACACCAACTCTTTTTAATGCTGGAACTCCTAAGGCTCAACTTAGTTCCTGTTATTTGATTGCAATGGAATCGGACAGTCTTGAAGGTATATTCAGCACATTAACTGACTGTGCTCATATATCTAAATGGTCTGGTGGTATTGGTTTGCATATTCATAATATACGCGCAAATAATTCCCTTATAAGAGGCACAAATGGTCAATCTTCTGGGATTGTTCCAATGTTGCGTGTTTTCAATAATACTGCTAGATTTATAAACCAAGGAGGTAAACGAAACGGATCGTTTGCTATTTATTTAGAACCTTGGCATTCAGATATTGAAGATTTCTTGGAAATGCGCAAAAATCACGGAGATGAAGAAATGCGAGCCAGGGATCTTTTTTACGCTCTTTGGGTTTCTGACCTTTTCATGGAAAGAGTTAAATCTAATTCTAAATGGTCCCTCTTTTGTCCAAATGAATGCCCTGGATTAGCAAATGTATATGGCGATGATTTCGTTACTCTTTATGAAAAATATGAATCTCAAGAAAAGGCTCGTAAAACAATAAATGCGCGAGACTTATGGTTTCGTATTTTGGATGCACAGATGGAAACAGGCACGCCTTATTTATTGTACAAAGATTCAGCAAACAAGAAAAGCAATCAGAAAAATCTAGGGACTATTATGAGTTCAAATCTTTGTTGCGAAATTATGGAATATTCTGATGATAAAGAAACAGCGGTTTGTAATTTAGCATCTATTGCCCTTCCAACATTTGTCAATGAAGAAACAAATGTATTTGATTACAATAAATTACACGAAGTTACAAAGGTCGTGACAAATAATTTAAACAAGGTGATTGATATTAATTTTTATCCTACACCAAAAACAAAAGCTAGCAATTTTAAGCATCGTCCAATTGGCATTGGGGTTCAAGGTCTTGCAGATACATTTATTTTGATGGACATCCCATTTCATTCTGAAAAAGCTAAAGAAGTCAATAAGTTAATATTTGAAACTATATATCATGCTGCATTAGAGAGAAGTAATGAAATTTCTAAGGAACGTTTTGAATTTTTGAAACCAATATTAGATAATTATAGAAGTGAATTATTTGATAAAGTTAATAGTTATGATTATGTAAGAATAAGAGATATATGCAACAATAATAGAGATAAAGAATTGCTTGGAGCATATAGTTCTTTTGAAGGTTCCCCAGCATCTAAAGGGATTTTACAGTTTGATCTTTGGTCAGTAGAACCTACACCTGACCGTTATGATTGGAATAAATTAAAAGAATCTATTATTAAATATGGTATTCGCAATTCATTATTAGTTGCACCAATGCCAACTGCAAGCACATCACAAATTTTAGGTTTTAATGAATGTTTTGAACCATTAACAAGCAACTTATATAGTCGTAGAACATTAGCAGGTGAATTTGTCGTTGCAAATAAATATTTGATGCGAGACCTGATAAAGCTTGGTTTATGGAATGAAAAAATCAAAAACAATATTATTGCCAATCAAGGTTCAATACAACAACTTACAGTATTGCCTGAACATATCCGAAACAAATATAAAATTGTTTGGGAAATGCCTATGAAACATTTGATTGATATGTCTGCAGATAGAGGCGCATTTATTTGTCAAAGCCAAAGCTTGAATTTATGGCTAGAAGATCCGAATTACAATAATTTAACATCTATGCATTTTTATTCTTGGAACAAAGGCCTTAAAACTGGAATTTATTATTTAAGACGAAAGGCTAAACACCAAGCACAACAATTTACAATTGAACCTGAAAAACAAGGGGATTTAAAAGATACAGATGAAGACAATGATATATGTGAAATGTGTTCCAGTTGAAAAATATTAAACCCAATATGCATACAAACGAAGATTATCTGAACCGGAATATGTGGTACCAGGTAAATAAGTTGTGCCTGTTCCATCTGCTGATGTGTTCCATCCACCAAATGTATATCCTATTTTAGCTAATGAACCAGTATTACCCAAGACAGTTATTTTAGTTCCTATATTATAAAAAGATGATGTATAGATTGGGACATTTCCTGATGTATTTCCGTTTCCTAAGTATGTCACCTTATATGTGCCAGTTTTAACAGGCTGAACATTAACATCAATACAAGGTATAAAACCATTTGAATTACTAGACTTGCTATATTGCCCTAGTGTATTATAACAAGAAAAACACGTTGTATTCGTTTGACAAACTGTTGCCATTCTATTTTTAGCACGTCTGTTTGAAATAGATGAACCTCCTACACCACCACCACCAGGTTTATAATAATTATTTAATTCTACTGGAATTCCACAATAACAGTTATCCATATTATTTCCAGCAGTGAATTTTGTGCTTCTTCTTACACCAGCACCTCCATTTTTTTTATTCAAAAAACCAGGATATCCGGGATATTTTAATGATCCTGAATACCAAAATTGTCCATTTGAGCTTCTTGACATTTGTATTATAATTAATAAATATTTTATTTAAAAAAATATTTATTTTATAAAATTTTTGTTTTATGTTTTGTTTTTTATGTTTTATTTTTATAATCATTGAGATAAATTATTAAGATAAGTTATTAGTAAATCTTCGGAACTTGATATTATCTTCACAAATATCTTTTCCGAACCTCAACATATGAAAACACCTAGCACATACCATAACATCTACTAGTGCATTATGTAAATTTGTTGGTTTATATCCAAAATAATAATTATGAACCTCTTCTAGTGAAGGAAACTTTACGTATTCCTTTCCTGATTTTGGAAATTTTGCTTTTATACAACAAATCTCCATTGTTTCTTGCATCGTGCAAAACAACTTTTTGCTATTCAATAAATTATCATAATAAAGAAGATTTTTGAACTCAAACTCGTGATTTGTCAAAATTCTCAATAATTCCGCTTTCAACATATTGTGGTCAAATAACATATTATGCGCAACTATTAAATCGGCCTCGTCAAAATTTTTCATAAATTTATCAATAACTTTACATAAATTTTCTCCTTTGGTTTTACACATTTCATTTGTGATTTTGTGAATTTTTGTGCTTTCTTCTGGAATTATAACTCCATCTGTCATTTTAATAATATAATCACTTTCTGAAATCATTGAACACTTATCTGTATCGTACATTATCCAGCTCAATTGAACAATGTGAGGCCAATCTGTAAGATTATTTATTGATGGTTCACTCTTCTGATTTTTTGGAAGACCAGTTGTTTCAGTATCAAACACAATAACTTTCATCTTTTGATATAATTCTTTGTAATAGTATATCATTATCAAAATAATTTTATTAAGAATCAATTTTTTATAAAATTAAATATAGTTTTTACAAATTCCAAAACTTCTACGATGCCAAATTGTAATACCGTGTTCTTTGATTCCATCCAAATGTTTTTTTGCTCCGTAACCTTTATTAGAATTAATATTATACTTTTCTGATAGTTCTGGATGGTCATTGCATAATTCTTCAATATAAGAATCTCTTTCAACCTTGGCCAGAATAGATGCTGCTGCAATAGCAGTGTATTTATTGTCTCCACCTTCAATGCAGACGTGGTCTACTTGTTCTATCATCTTTTTTGTTTTATTAAAATATGTATAAGGCTTAAAATAATTCCCATCAATTAATAATTGAATTTTTTCCGAGTCATTCAATTCATACTTACTTATTATGCCCTCAATACTCTTGTGCATAGATTTTTGCGTTGCTAAAAGAATATTGTGTTCATCTATGAATTTCTCATCTTCATATGTTATATTCCAAGCAATAGCATTATCTTTAATATATTGAGCAGCTTCACTTATCTTTTTTTTTGAACTGAATTTTTTTGAATCTTTCATTTTTGAATGATCAAATGTTCCATCTTTAGGTAAAATTACAGCTGCTGTATAAACTCTACCAAAAAGAGGACCGCGTCCTACTTCATCAACTCCTATTTCAATAATTTTTGGGTCTTCCAAGTAATATGTAGAGAGAACTGCAGGTTTTTTAGTTGGGATTTGAGTTTCAACCGGTATAACAGATTCTGAAACTTCTTCTGATTCTATTATTTCACAAGGAACATAATCATTTGTTTGGTTTGTTTGGTTTGTTTGTTTTGTTTTATTTGCTTTCTTTGGCATAATAAGGTAATATAATTAGTTGTTTATTATTTTTAATTCAATTTTAATATTTTCACTATATAAATTATACAATGATATTCACAATGAAAAATGGAGCATTATTTCTTTTAATCATTTTATTATTGAGTCTAGTCCTATGTTCTCTTTTAGGAGGTAAGAATTGTTTGAAAGAAGGGTTCGGTTCTGGTGAAGTTGCTAATCAAATTGCTGCAAAAACTGGTGTAACAACAACTTCTTCATCTTCAACAGATACATCATCTAGTTCCGTTGAAGATACTAACGCAAATGATAGCACAGAAAGCTCTAGTTCATATTACAATGGAGCTAATAATTATAGTAGCACAACATATGATAATTATAATCATAATACTGGCACTTCTTATCCTAACACATTCTATGGTCCTAACGGAGGAACCGCAAATATCAGAAACGAAAATGGTAATTTTTCAATTTTAGTTACTAATAGTAATGGTTCTACAACTCTATATACTAGTGCAGGTAACAATGGCTCTAACTATTATAGCACTAGCACAAATACAACTACTAACAGTTCACAACCTATTACTGAAAAAATATTTTATGGTCCTAATGGTGGTTCTGCACGTGTATTTATGGGTTCAGATGGTCAATATGTTGTTGAAATAACCGATTCTAATGGCGTTAAATCTGCATATTCAACTAGTATGCCAACTTCAAACTATTCTAACACAAGTAACAGCACAAGCACCAGCACAAATAATAACACAATTTCTCAAGCAACATATTATGGACCTAACGGTGGTTCAGCTCGTGTTGTAAGTAATGGTTCTCAATTTGTTATTGAAATAACTGACCAAAATGGTGTCAAAACAGTTTATTCTTCTAGTTCTTCTTCTGCTTCTACTTCTACATCTGGATCTATTACTGAGACAATTTATTATGGTCCTAATGGAGGTTCTGCAAGAGTTGTTAAAGATACATCAACTGGACAATTTATTATTGAAGTAATTGATTCATATGGAAATCAAGTCGTATATAGTTCAACAAATAACACTGCATACACAAACAGTTCTTCTAACACTTCAACAACTAGTGAAAATAATACAATTACACAAATGATTTATTATGGACCTAACGGTGGTTCTGCCAAAGTTGTAAGCAATGGTTCTCAATTCATTATTGAAATAACTGACCAAAATGGAGTCAAAACAGTGTATTCTTCTAATTCAAATACCACATATACAAATTCATCTGCATCTATTACTAGCACAACATATTATGGTCCTAATGGTGGAACTGCTAGAGTCGTTAAAAATAATTCCACAGGACAATACGTTATTGAAGTAACTGACTCATACGGAAGTAAACTTGTATACAGTTCAACAGGTAATAGTGCTTATACAAATACCGCAAATATGGAGCCTTATTATTACAATGGATATAATTACAATTATTATAGCGAACCTACTACCACAGCAAGTGCTGGTGCTGTAACTGGACCATATGGCAACACTGCAGCATACGCTACTGGTCCATATGGCAACACTGTTGCCGGAGTTTCAGCATCTGCTATTCCACCTGGAGACGAGGATTTGTATATATTGAAATCACAGGTTGTTCCTCCTGTTTGTCCTGCTTGTCCAGCTGCGGCATCTTGTCCTAGACAAGAACCTTGTCCTGCTTGCCCTGCTTGTGCAAGATGTCCTGAACCTGCATTTGAATGCAAAAAGGTTCCCAACTACAATAACATAAATGATAATTACTTGCCTATGCCAGTTTTAAGCGATTTCAGCACTTTTGGTATGTAAATAATATTAGAATCATTATTGATTTTATTATTATTTAATTTATTTACATATATGATTGCCCTTGGGGTTGCATTGGTGGTTGTGAATCTAGATATCTATTACCTGCTGCACTATTCTGAGTTCTAGACCATCCTAGATTACTAAAAAAACCACTTGCTTTTCCTTTAGTTCCTGCATAAGGTATATTACCTCTTCCTCCATTTTCTCTGTTAGCAGGATTTTGTTCATTTATAACGTACTGACTAGCCATAGTACCATCTGAAAATACAAAAGGAACCTTATTAGTAATTAACAATGCGTCTAATTTTGCTAATGCTGTAGAAATTGTCATTGGATTTAATCTACCAATTCCACTTAGAAACCCATCTCCTCCTCTAGCACCTCTCCTTTGAGTTCTTGATCTGCGAACTTTACGCTTTTGAGTTTTACCTGGCATATAATATAATTAAATATTTTATAATTTTATAAATTTCATAAATTCAATATTTTTATTCACGCGTCTTAATACACTTATTATCCATTTGAAATGTATCTCCTTTTTCTTCCTGTGGAACAATTTTAATAATACACTTTGATTTTTTACCATATAATGGTTCAGTGCAACCTTTTTCTTTCCTAGTTTTATTATTTTTATTTTTTAACGCCTTTAATTCTTTTAATTCAAATAATTTTGGTTTTTCGTCGGTGCACCTTGCCCTAAAGTGTTCATATCTTTCTCTCACATCACAATATCTCAAATTAGATTTTTTATGTAACATTTTATTTACCAATTCGTGTAATTCATAAATGTATTTAGAAAATTTTTCTCTACTAGACATATCGCTCATCTTTAAAGGCATCTGTTTAAAATTACGCGCGAGATTCATACGACAATATTTGCAAGGCAATACGTATTTCAAACTTATAATAAAATCGCGATAATGTTTCTTTTCATCAGGCGTTGGTTTAACAGGATAATTAAAACTCATTGTATGCAGATAATGCCACATTCCTGGACCCCAAACAGTTGTTAACATACCATCACCACTGTTATAATCATCATTTGTATAAACTTGTGAATGGTTCTTTCTAGTTTTATTATTGATAAGATTTGTATTTTTTATTGTTTTTATTTTTTTTTGAGTCATATAATACATACACAAAAAATAAAAACAAAAAATAAAAAAGAAATAATAAAGTAAATATATGAACGCATCGGCAGAAGCAGAAGATCCACTAACTTACACATTCTCTAAGTATTCAAAAGATTCTAAACTTATATCAAATTGTACAACATTATCAATTGTATTATTATTTATATTTGTTATAACTCCATTGGGAACCTATTATAATTTGTCATTTATTTGTAAATTATTAGTGTTTATTGTTTTAACGTTTGCGCTTTATAAAAACCTTCATATAACTTATAAATTTACAAAGGCATCTAATGTTTCTTATTTAGATGGAAGTTGGAGTGATGTTAAAAATAATATGATATGTAGTTATGTATATTCAATCTTCATTTTTGTATTGATTGTCACCATTATAAAGAGTTTCTTCTAATGAATATGATACTATTTTTTTTGTGTAAGAAGACGAAGACTTGTCTAAATTTTCATTACTTTTATTATAACATTTAGCATTCATTATTTTTTTGTAGTATATTTCATCATTTTTATAATCCATTCTATTTATTTCAGTTAGTGTACCGTCAAATTTTCTAAATATCATAGTTAAATAATTTTAAAAATCAAATTGTCTTTAATCTTTATTTCGTTTAATAAATTAATCTAATTTATTCTTAATACATATATATAAATGGCGCGTATGTTTGGTGGTTTTATGGGAAATTCTAATGTTCTATTACAACACGGAGGTAGTGGTATGATGTCACCTTTTATGATTATTTTAGGTATTCTCGTCTTATTTTTAGTTGGATACTTTGTCTATTATATGGTTCTTTCTGCAAAAAAACCCAGTAACACAAGTAGTAACAATGAATTTATTGGTGAAGGAATGAATAATGGAGGAGTAAAAGACGCAGAGCTTATGTTATTTTACGTTGATTGGTGTCCACATTGCAAAACCGCAAAACCTGAGTGGGAACAATTAAAGGCAGAATACGAGGGAAAGACCATCAATGGTTATAATCTTATATTTACTGAAATTAACTGCACTTCGGACTCACCTGATACAGAAAAAATGATGAACACATATAAGATTGAAGGATATCCAACTATTAAATTATTGAAGGATGGAACAGTTATTGAATATGATGCAAAACCTACTAAGGGAACATTAGTACAATTTTTGAATACGGTTCTTTAATTATATTTTACATTACATAATTTATAAAATATAAAAATAGTATATAGAGACGTATATATTTCTTGCAATTTTAATTTCTTTTTTATGGGGAACTCAAGCAGTTATTAATAAACATTTATTGACAAAATTCAACCAAATAACAATTATGTTGTTGTCTAATCTTGTTTACCTTTTTCTCATTATTATTCTAGCTATTAATAACAGTAAAATTGTTTCATCAGATGTAAATAAAATTACATATAAAGATACTCTTATTTTATTATTTCTTTCAGTGTTTACAATTTTTCTATCAAGTATGATTTACTATTATATTTTGAAAAACCACGATTCCTCTATCATTTCTGCGCTTATTTATTCATCGCCTGTTTTTACACTTATTATTGCACATTTATTTTTGAATGAACGTTTGAATATTTATGGAATTTCAGGAATTTTTGCAATAATTATTGGAGTTATTCTTATATCTCAAAATAATCAAATAAAATCAGGAAAAAATTGAACTTAAAAATATCTAATTGTATTATCTTAACAAACGAATATGCAAAAAGATGATATCAAACCTATTAAGGTTAAATCCGTAAAAAAAATCAAAAAACCTTTGTTAATAATAGAAGAAGATGCTGAATGTTCTATTGATGTTCAAAATACTGATGGTCTATTGTATTTAGAATCAATACCAGAAAATAGCGTTGACTTAATATTAACAGACCCTCCTTATATTATTTCAAAGGATTCTGGAATGAATGAACATTATAAAAACGTCAAATTTAATGAAAAAAACGAAATTGAATTCGTAAAAACAGAGGAGGAATGGGAAAAATACAAAAAGGAAAATTCTATTGAGGATGATTCAGCCAAAGAAAAATATATGAAATATGGAACGGTTTATGGTAAAAAATATTGTGTTAAAACTGATTATGGTGATTGGGATAACGATTTTACTATGAACATATTAGAAAAATTCGTATCAGAATATTATAAAAAATTAAAAAAGGGTGGAACGTTAATTATATTCTTTGATTTATGGAAAATAACTAGTTTAAAAGAAATTTTAGAAAGACATAATTTCAAACAAATCAGATTCATTGAATGGATTAAAACAAATCCACAACCATTAAATTCTAGTGTCAACTATTTAACAAATTGCCGTGAGATTGCATTGTTAGGAATAAAAGGAGGTAGTCCAACGTTTAACAGCAAATATGATAATGGTATATATACATTTCCATTACAAGGAGGGAAATGTCGTTTTCATCCAACGCAAAAAAGTTTGGCTTTATTTGAAGAATTGATTAGGAAACATTCAAATGAAGGGGATACTGTTTTGGATACCTTTTTAGGCTCAGGAACAACTGCAATTGCGTGTAAAAATACCCAAAGAAAATTCAAAGGTTGTGAATTATCTTCTGAATATTTTAACAAAATGAAAGAATTAATGGCTACATTATAATCCTGTAAATTCAAAACAATCCTTGAACAAAACTAATAATTTCTCAAACGCCCATCTAAATTTAATACAGTCTCTATGATTATGAACCTGAAACTCGCCAATCGTAATTCCGTCAATACTTATTGATGAGCTTTCCCCCCAAGATTTCTTTTTCTTTATATGGCTAAATTCAACTTCGTGTTTAGACCAATCAATATCTGAAACTTTTTTAATGAAAACCAATAAATCATTTTTTTTGTTGTAATAAATGATTTCGCAATCAAATGTGCATTCTTCGTATTTTTTCAACATTTCCTTTATATTTTCTATGATGTAGCTTTTGATTTCATCTAATGATGAAGAAATTGGCACTTCAAAATAATCGCAAAACTTTTTCTTTGATGGCTGTCCTATAACTTGTGGAGCAATTTTTCCGTCTTTTTTCGTAGTTTTTGCACTCAATCTTATTGAAAGGTCTTCAACTCCAGTGAAATCATAACGACTACCATTCTTTGCTGTATGACACAATTTATGTGGGAATATATCTCTCAACTTAGATATTCTTTCTTTCAAAAGACTGGCATCTTCCATACTATATTTGTATTTTCCATCATAATCAATCTCATAAAGCAAACATATTGCCATTTCAAATATTTTTCCAAGGTCTTCAGTTAAAACCTTATTATTTTTGACAATGATAGTTAGTTCTTCTTGTTGTTCGTTCATTTCTTTATTATAATAATGCGATTATAATAAATTATAAATCCAATTCAATTTTTTTATACTGTATGTGGAAATAACAGCAAAAAAATAAATACTATTTTATAGGGTGTTCAAAATTTCGGATTCTAATTCTGTAGCTATAGCTTGTTTTTGGTCTTGTTTTTGTTCTTGGTCTTGTTTTTGTTCTTGTTCTTGTTCTTGTTCTTGGGCTGATTCTAATTTTTTATTCAAGTATACTTTGGCACCATCAATTCCAGTTTTGTATAATTCTTCTCTTGTTTTTTGTTCATATATAGAATCCTTTAATTCTTCAAAACTAATAGGTGTCATTTCAAATATGAGTTCATTATTTATTGAATTAGGTTCAGGTAAATATTTTGTTCCTATTGTAAAAATCATACTTGTTATTAAATTAACGATATATTCCAATATTGTAGATTCTTTTTTTATTTTATTATCGCCACCTTTTACATAAAGATTATTTATTGCAAATATTTCATTATGGTTATCTATATCTTCCAAACATTTTTTTAAAGGATAATTACAAATAACTCCTCCATCTAAGTAACACTGTTCATCTATAAATACTGGCGCAATAATTCCAGGAACAGCAGAAGACATTTGCATAGCGGTCAATACAGGTAAATCCGGCATTGTTTTATAAGATATATCTTTAATAACAAACTCATTCACCTCAAAAGTGAAAAAATGGATATCCTTTTTTGTAATCTCATAAAACTCTTTAAGTGTAATATCCAATGACCAATCTTTTACTAGGAAAAAAGGTTTGAATATCATTTCAAAAAAATCTCTACTAAATAACCCCTTCTTTGAATAAGCATCAAAAAACATATTTGGCTTTATTTGCATTGCTTCTTTCCAAGGACGTTTAATAATATAATCTGTTATCATATTCCATTCAAATCCCATTGATATAAATATTGCCATTATTGTTCCAGCCGAGGTAGCGTATATGGTTTCAATATCATCCATATTAAAATACTTTTGACTTTCTAAATATTCTAATGCACCTAATGTAATAATTCCAGTTGGTCCCCCTCCAGGAATAACTAAATGCCTTATTTTTGTTTTCATTGAATTAATTATTTAAATTAGTTTTATTTTGTTTTTTTCTTATATATTTACAATGGCTAGTATATTTACATTAGAGAATGTTGCAGATTTTTCCGAAAAATTAAACATTGATGAACTTTATGAAAAAAAACGAAACTATGATTTATCCAAGCTGGCACTTTTTAATAAAATTTTGAATCGGATTCATGTAAGAATAAAAACTGTATCTAGACAAAAGATTGATGAGCAATTCTGTTGGTTTGTTGTTCCTGAAATTATCATAGGAGTTCCAAAATATGATCAAGGTTCTTGTATTGCATATTTGATGGATAAACTTACTGAAAATGGTTTCGTTGTTCGTTATACACATCCAAATGCACTATTCATATGTTGGAACCATTGGGTGCCATCTTATGTTAGAACAGAACTTAAGAAGAAAACAGGAATTGTAGTTGATGAATATGGTAATAAAATTGTACAAGAATATGAAGAAGGAAATGTTAATTTAGGAAAACAACAACAACCAAAATCTTATGAGGAAATGATGTTCAAAACAAAAGATGTAAATATACAACCATCACAAAAGAACCAGAAAAAGTTCACACCAATTAATTCCTACAAACCTCAAGGTGCGTTGATTTATAATGAAGATTTACTCAATTCTTTGGAAAATAAATTTAATTGAACAAAAAGAATATATTCATTGATAGAACGAACAACCCAACGTATTTTATCCAGAATAAGTTATTCTCAATAAATGGATTTTTTACTAAAAAAATGTATTGCTTGATAATGCTTTAAAATGCATACATATATAAAAAGGTATTACATATGATATACCTAGGTATAATACAATAAATGATTTCAAGGAAGGCAGAATTTCCACAAAAAATCCCAAAAGTATTTTGGCTTTTCGAAATTGGACATTTTTTTTGTCCTTTTTTGAAAAGCCAAAATACTTTCTGGACTTTTTTATGCGTTTTTTCCATTTAGAGCATAATGCTCTAATTTTCATTTTTCCTTTTTTATTTTTGTTAGCATAATTTTTTTTATTTAACAAAAAAATAATTTAGACATTTTTTTATTTTAACTAATTAGAGGACAAATGGATGACGAAAAAATGCCAAAAAATGCCGTTTTTTTTTGTTGTAAATTGTGTGACTTTGAATGCAGTAAAAAAAGTAACTACTATAAACACCTGGCAACCCTTAAACATAAACGGATGACGTTTGGGACAAAAATGGATGACGCCGGCATTTTTTTAAACTCACAGCATAAATTTAAATGTGGATGTGGGAATGAATACAAATATCGTCAGGGATTATGGAAACATAGAAATGTCTGTAAAATTAAATTTAATGCCGAAAAAAGTCCAAATAACGAAAATTTGTTTGATACAAATTTAAATAAAGAATTAGTATTGACACTGGTTCAACAAAATAGTGAATTTAAAGAACTTATTGTTGAACAAGCAAAGGAATATCAAAAACAAATAATAGAACTTACAAAAAATAGTTCGGTAATAAATAACACAAATAATTTCAATTTGAATGTATTTTTAAATGAAAAATGTAGCAATGCAATGAATATAATGGATTTTGTTAATTCTCTCAAATTACAATTAGATGATTTGGATAATACGGCAAATATTGGATATGTTAATGGTATATCTAAAATATTTCTTAGAGGATTAAACGAGCTAGATGTTTATGAAAGACCCATTCATTGTAGTGATTTAAAGAGAGAAACACTTTATATCAAAGATAATAATATTTGGGAAAAAGATGAAGATAAAAAGAAGGTAAAAAAGGCAATACAAAATATTACACATAAAAATTTGAAACAGTTGAATGATTGGATTAAAAAAAATCCGGATGCCAATAATATACAAACAAAAAAGCACGAAGAATATATTAAAATATTAATAAAATGCACTGGTGGAATAAATGACGAAGAAAATGATAAATTTTTCAATAAAATAATAAAAAATTTAACAAAAGAAGTATTAATTAATAAAAAATAAATGTAAACTTATATTAAGAAATAATGTTTAAAAAATCTTTAAAAAAAAATAAAAATAATTTTAATAAAACTTTAAAAAAAAGAAAGAATAATAGTTGTAATACCTTGATTTCATTTGAAAAATCATTGAAAAACTCTAAATTCAATAAACCTATCGAGGAAGAACTTATAAACTTATTAAATACACCATTCGCACCAAAAACTGTAAAACCAACAAATGATTATTATACGTATATTAATGATGAATGGATAAAAAAAACATCAATGGAATTACGTCCTCAAAATGGTAAGTTTTATGTTCAAGTAGATGACTTTAGAATTACTCAAGAAAAAGTTTACTATGAATTAATTGATATTGTTAAGGATTATACAAAAAATGTTAAGTCAAGACGCTCAACTCTTATTGGTAATGTATATAAATCATTTTTATCTTTAGACCAGAATAAACGCAAAACCCACGTGAAAAATTATGTTAATTTCTTAGACAGAAGTATAAATGAAGGAAAATTATGGGAATTTCTTGCATACATCAATAAAAATGAAATTATTTCTTGGGGTTGTCCAATTTATTGGTCTGTAATTCCAGATGAAAAAAATTCAAAATTATATTCAAATTATGTATTACAACCAGAGTTGACCTTATATGATTATGAGTTGTATAATGATGATACTGAACAAGAAAAGGAATACATCAAATATAAGAATGAAGTTAGAAGAAAATATTTTAAATATATCAAAGATATTTTTAATGCTTGTCTTCCAGAAGAAAAAGATATAGATTCAAATGATGTATTTTACGTAGAAAATCAAATATTAGATGCGTTAAATTGCGTTGATACAAAAATAAAAGAGTCTTCTGATTTTTACAATAAAATAACAGAAAATGAAGCGTTAACAAAATATGACTTTGATTGGGCTACATTTTCAACAACACTTGGTTTCAAGAAAGCTCCAAAAACATTAATTACTGGAAATTTAAATTATTTAAAATCTATTTGTAACAAGTTGAAATCAGAATGGAAAACAAAAAAATGGAGAACATATTGGCTATTTATTTTTTTGCGTCAAATTATAAGATTTGATAAAAAGTTGAGACACATTTATTTTGAATTCAATGGCAAATTTTTAAAAGGGTTTACAAAAATGATGCCAACAGAGATATATCCAGTATTTGCTCTTTCTGCCACATTTAATACTTTTTTAACTAATGAATACGTGAAAAAAAACTGGATTCAGCAGAATGTTGATTATGTTCAAGATATGGCAGATGATTTATTAATGGTGTTCAAGCGTATTATTAGCAGAAATTCGTGGTTGACTCCGAAATCAAAGGCATTTGCACTTAAAAAATTAGATTATTTAAAATTAACTGTAGGAAAACCAAAAAAACTAAGATATGACCCTTTATTAAACTATACATCAGATGATGCTTGGGGGAATATGGAAAAACTTGTTTATTGGAAAGTGGATAAATTTGTTAATTTAGCAGGAAAAGAAGTAATTGATATTCCTCAAATTGATTGGAATCAATTTAAATTAATCGGAACTCAAGCATATATTGTAAATGCATTTTATCAAATGGATAAAAATGAAATTTATATTCCAATTGCATATTTACAGAAACCATTTATAGATTTAGAAGAAAGAGGAATAGAATATAATTTAGCGCGAATTGGTTATACATTAACACACGAAATGTCGCATAGTTTAGATGATTTAGGAAGTAAGTATGATCATTTAGGAAATTTGTATGATTGGTGGTCGGAATCAGATAAGAAAAAATATAAAAGTATTATTAAAAATATAGTAGAACAATACGAAGATGCAGCAAGAAAAGATGGTATTAAATTTGATGCATCAATTGCAACCGGAGAAAATATGGCGGATATTTCTGGTTTAGCAATATGTGAAGAATATTTAAGAGATTTTCAGGATAAAAATGAAGATATTATTCCAATTCGTTCATTATCATTTCAAGCATTTTTTGTATATTTTGCAATTCAACAAAGACAACAAATTAGCGAAATGGCAATTAAGGCGCAATTAAAAACAAATCCCCATCCATTGGATAAATATAGAACAAATTGTCCATTGGCTCGTTTAAAATTATTTAGGAGTATTTATAATGTTAAAAAAGGGGATAAAATGTGGTGGAATTCAACAAATACTGTTTGGAATTAATTTTTTTTATTTAGAATATATATAAATGCCAAGTCGTAGCCATCATCGTTCTCAAAGACGTTCTCGTGCCCATGGACGTTCTCGTACCCAAGGACGTTCTCATTCAAGAACTCAACGTCGTCACGCTCAACAAGCTGCAACTTCTGCTGCTACCCAAGCGGCTAAAGCTGCCAGAACTGCAGCAAGAGGTGTTACAAGAGCTGCCCAAAGTGCTGTAAGAGCCGCAAGAGCTCAATCAGCTAGTCGTGCAAGACAAGCTACTCGTAGCATTAGAAGGGCTCTTCAAAGAACAGAAAGAGCTGGTCGTCAAGCACAACAAGCTGCTCAACGTGCTCAACAAGCTGCTAGACAATAAATAATTTAACTTTATTACAAAACTATGATTTATTTTATAAATTATAGTTTACAAATTTTATCTAGATTTTTCAGGGTTAAGTAGTTGAACTAGACAAACTACTTGAAGAACTTAAATTTATTTTTTCTTCTTCTAATTTTTGAATTTGTTTTTCAACTGTAGATGCAATTAATGAGTCTATAATAGCCTCATACATTTGAACACCTTTAGTATAATCTTTTTGGCAATTTAAATATAAATCAACAATTAACACTCTAGTTTCAGAAATGATACCTTTCAAAGAATCCATAGTAAGTTCAGGGTTTACTCTAATATGTTTTTTTCCAGTATCAGTATCTTCATAAATTGAGAAAAGTTTATCTATGATTTTTAGTAGTTCTGACTGTTTATCATTTACATAAGTTACCATTTTTCTTAAATTATCTGCATATTGAGAGAATAAATAATCTCTGTATGAACCTTTATATTCTCCAACTGCAAGAGTTTCAACTTTAGTATCATCGGCTTTAGTACCTTCAGCTTTACTCTCTTGTTCCTTTTTCTCCGAACTTTCTTTTATTTTTTTACATAATTCTCCCTTATTATAATCTTTCATTTTGATTTGTCCAAAACTTTCAATATCAGGAGGTAGTTCAGAACCACCAGAAAATCCATTATAAAATTTCTCTAAATCTAGCCTATATTTTCTTGACATTTCATCGCTTCTTCCTTTGAATTTACCAGTTTTATAATCATAATCATCGTCATAATATAATTCTTCTAATTCAGAAATTCCAGGTTGACTACTAAGAGTAATTTGTTCGTTTTCGTTTTCGTTTTCGTTTTCGCTTTCATCTTTACCTTTCAATTCAACATTACATAATTTTGGTTTTACAATAATATCATCTGAACCAGTTTCTAATATACCAGAATTATCATTTCCAACAAGTGTGTCAATATGTTTACTACATAAATTCAATTTTGTCACTTTTACTTCTACTCCTTTTGGTATTGTGTTTTTTTCAAAAAAAGATTTTTTCACTTTTTTACCCCAGTAATCTGTATATTCATATTCAGGACTAATTGTAGTAACTATTGCTGCAAATAAATGAGCAATTTTTATATAGAATTTAGCAATCTCATTACAAACCATTGTTCTTTTCTCTCCAGATGGAATATTACTATTTTCAAGTTCGTCTTTATTAAAGTAATATATCTTTTCTTTTTCTTTAGGAGGCACATATGATGTGGTTGAAATAATAGGTGACTTATCCTCTTGGGGAACAAGAATATTGTTGGGATTTTGTGGAACAATAGGCAGATTCTGTTGTTGGGCGACAATAGGGGGGTTCTGCTCTGGGAGGGCAATAACATTGTTGGGATTTTGTGGAATAATAGGTGGATTCTGTTCTTGGGGGACAATAGGAGGTTTATAAGCAGCTTGTACATCGTAACGTTTTTCTTGTTGATAATCAAGTGGAACATTGGGTGGTGTCGTAAGTGGATCACCCATAAGTGGAACAGGAACAGGAACAGGAACAGCATAATATGGTGGTGGTAGTGGTGGATCACGTGAAAAACTAGTATCACTTGATGTTGTTGTATCTGCCCCACCAACTTTAACACGTTCTGCAATTTGTTCAATTTCTAAATGATTAAATTTTTTTTCAAGTATATCAGATGTAAGCAATACTAATTTTTCACAATATTCTTTTTCATATAATTTTCTTAAACTATTGAAATCCATAGTCAATATGTAATGTGTTGCTATAAAATCAAGTTTATCTTCAAGTGATATTTTAGTATTTTCTTCATAAAAATTACTTTCATTATTTTCATTATTTTCACTATTTTCACTATTTTCACTATTTTCGCTATTTTCGCTATTTTTATTATTTGATGATGTATTGTTTCCCATATATCATAATTATATAAAATAAAATTGAATTAAAAACATATTATTATTATTAAAAGAACATAATAATGAATAAAGGAATTAGTAAAAAAAGAAAGGATCAAACAGTTAACAAAAAAGAATTATGGAATATTTTTGATATTGAAATATCTAATAATGATCCTAATAACAAAACAAACCAGCCTTTGGAATGTATTTATCGTTCTACTGGAAACCGCGAAAAATGTGAAATTTGTGAAGAATCTTTAGCATTTTCAGAAGAAGGATTTCTTACTTGCACCAACAAAAAATGTTCAATTATCTACAAGGATATTGTAGATCATAGCGCAGAATGGAGATATTATGGCGCAGATGATAATCAAAATAGCGACCCCACAAGATGTGGTATGCCAATTAATCCTTTATTACAAGAATCTTCATTCGGTTGCAAAGTATTATGTAATGGTTCAACTACTTATGAGATGCGAAAGATTAAACGTTATACAGAATGGCAATCTATGCCTTATAAAGAAAAATCACAGTATGACGAATTCCAACGCATTACTGTTATGTCACAAAATGCAGGAATGCCAAAACTTATTATAGATGATGCGATAAGGTATCATAAAAAAATTTCCGAATATGAAACAACTTTTAGAGGAGACAATCGCGATGGTATATTAGCCGCGTCTATTTATATTTCTTGTAGGATTAATAATTATCCTAGAACAGCCAAAGAAATCTCAACAATATTTCATCTAGATGTGGCAAGCGCAACACGAGGATGTAAAAATGCACTATCAATAATAAATAATTTGGAAAAAGATATGGATAACAAGGAAAAAACCAATTTCGGTAGAACAAAACCAGAGGCTTTTATTGAGAGATATTGCAGCAAGCTGAATATCAATTCGGAGCTGACAAAATTATGTCAATTTATATCTCTAAAAATTGAGAAGATGAATTTTATGCCTGAAAATACCCCAAATTCTATTGCAGCAGGCGTGGTATATTTTATAGCACAAATATGTAAGCTTAATGTTAGCAAGAGAGACGTAAAAAATGTGAGTGAAATAAGCGAAGTAACAATCAATAAATGTTTCAAAAAAATAGAGAGAATTAAGGATGAACTTGTTCCTCAATCCATATTGAAGAAATATTCAGATTAATAATGATTTACGAGTCAATTAACTGTGTTGTGTTAAATAATTTAAATTAATCTATTTTGAATAATAAGTATAGATTATGGAAGAAAGCAATGTTCCAACAAGAGTGTTTATTGTTCCTTATAGAAATCGTTATCACCAAAAATTTTTTTTCTCTAGACAGATGGACTTTCTTTTAGAGTATTATAAAAATTATATTATATTATTTGTTCATCAATCAGATGACCGCAATTTTAATCGCGGAGCAATGAAAAATATCGGATTTATTGCAATTAAAGAGAAATATCCAGATGATTATAAAAATATTACATTTATTTTCAATGATGTAGATACTTTGCCATTTACTCGGATTTTTGATTATGATACAGTTGATGGTGTTGTTAAACACTATTATGGGTTTGAAGAAGCACTAGGAGGTATAGTAGTTATCAAAGGCGGTGATTTTGAGAAAATAAATGGTTATCCAAATTTTTGGGGGTGGGGTATGGAAGATGCTTGTTTGCAAAAAAGATGCAATAGACACAAAATAGATATTGACCGTTCAAATTTTTACCCAATTGGAAGCCCAGAAATTTTGCAATTATTTGACGGAGTATCTAGATTGATTTCCAAAAAAGACAATACACGAATGATTACTGATAATGGTCGCGATGGTATTAGATCAATACATAAATTGAATTATACTATTGACAAAGAATCTTCCAATCCTGAAGATAATGTCCACATTATTTCAAATAACAACATCAATTATGTAAATGTCTCGCGATTTCAAACACTAGTACGATTTAATAATGAAGAGTTTTTTGAGTATGATTTGAGAGAGCCAAAACAAAATATTGTTTATTCACAAGATGCTGAAATTACCGAGAAAAGAGTTGTAACAACAGATGAATGGAAAAATATACCTTATATTCCCACAGTTGAAGAGAGAAATGCAGAAAATATTAGATTACAAGCTCAGGCATATATAGCTAGACAAAGACAGTTGCAATCTTCTTCTGGAATTTATTCTCAACAATATGCCAGATTAATTGGAGCAAGACCTAGAGCTTCAGCTAGTGCAAAAATCGGTCTAGGAGGTATAAAGTTTTAACGGTGATTATCAAGTGAATATTTTTAAATTGATTTAAAAATATTTATATATATATATTTAATATTATACAAATGTGTATTCATTCTATGATGAATTGTAGAACATAATTTACACACTTCAAAATTTATAAATAAATATTAAAGATATTTCTTATCTTTTTATATGTTGAAAACATTATTCAAACCCAATCTCAATTATTTCCAAATAATATTAAAAAATCAAATAAGACATAACAGTAATAATTTAAATAAATTCATAAATACAAAAGGTTATAAAATAAATCAAGAAGATAAAAGGTGTATTGAACCGTTAATTTTATTTACACAAGTATCTACTGTTTTTTGTGCAACAGGAGGAGTTATAATTTATGGTTCACACGCATTAATAGTAAATGTAGAGAAACCATTCATTCAGCATTTTATTGAAACGTTAGTCGGAGTTACAGAAGGGTTTTTTTATGGTAGTTTTGTCGGTTTTTTTTGGCCAGTAACAGCATCTGTTTTGGTAATTAAATTTTGCAAATTCATCTATTAAGAATTACAATAAATTAAAATAATAAACCTTATAAAATAAAATAAATATAAAAAGTTTTATCAATTAATAATTAAAATGGAAGACGAATCAATACCAAAAAATATAGAAGAGTTTGAACACACATTTTATATTAATTTGGAACACAGAACAGACCGAAAAGAACACGTTGAAAAGGAATTATATAATCTAGGAATCAAAAATACCCAAAGGTTCAATGCAATCAAAATGGCAAATGGTGCTATTGGTTGCACAATGAGTCATATTAAGGTTTTACAAGATGCAAAGAAAAATGGGTTGCCTTATATAATGATTTGCGAAGATGATATTCAATTTACAAACCCAGAATTATTTAAAAAACAATTAAATGGACTGTTATCTTCTGATGAATCTTGGGATGTTATATTGATTGCCGGAAATAATCTGCCCCCTTATACGAGAATAAACGAGTTCTGTGTGAAAGTGAATCAATGTCAAACAACAACAGGATACATTGTTAAGGCATCTTATTATGATGCGATAATTGAAAATATGAGAGAAGGAATTAAAAAACTTATGAATGAACCGAATAGGCATTTCTTGTATGCTGTGGATAAATACTGGTTTTCATTACAACAGAAAGACAAATGGCTTCTTGTAACGCCTCTTACAGTTGTTCAACGAGTAGACTATAGCGACATTGAGAGAAAAATGACGAATTATAGAAAGGCGATGACAGATTTAGACAAGTTTTATATGATGAGAATGATGGAAAATGCAAAACCTTTGTAAGTAAAATAAATTATAGAGATAAATAATATGAATCAAATTTTATTGCAATTATTTCATATTATTTTTGTAGGTGGATTTCTTTTTTATGTAGGAATAAATCGCTCAGATGTTAAACCATTTATTTTCAATATTTTGATTGGATTAGGAATTATTATTTTATGTTATCATACTTACAGAGCATTTACAAAGACAAATCCGTGGATAAATATTATTCATATATTTATTATCGCACCTTTATTGATTTACATTGGATATCAAAGAGAGAAAACATCAAGATTTGCATTTGAAATATTATTAATGCTTGCTATTGCGGCAATGGGATATAATGGATATTATTTAGTGAAAGAAAATTTATTCAAACAATAATTCTTGACCAAGATGGCGGAAATAAATCGTCGGTTTTGTGATTTAATGCCGACCCAAACCATTTGCTAGGATAACACACAATTTTTTCACAGTTATCATTGAAATACGCAGCCCACCAACTGAAAGTACTGTTTGCAATAATATTATGTGTACAAAAACTCATTATAAGCATTTCTTCCCAGTCTTCATCAATATTTGAAACATATTCAAAAACTATTTCATTGAATTTAGCTTCTCTCTTCAAGAGATTGATAATATTTTCGGCTTGCAATAAATCCTTCTTTTCGGTAAAATAGTATACCTTTTCAACATTACATTTTTTTGTAATTTCGGATAAGGCATCTACGTAATAGTTTTCTCTCATAATAGGGTGTTTATCTTGAATCTTAACATAATCTCCGATGCGAAAATGCATAGATACGCTATTAGTAAAGTCATAATTGTATTTTGCTTTTACTATGGATTTTTTATCATCAAGTTCAATAATATTGCAAATATCTTGATATTTATCTTCAAAATACTTGTAGCTTTGATAATAACCATATAATAAAACATTCTTGTTATTGGGAATTTTATTATATTCAAAACCTTTTTCTCTCAAGACGTCCATTTGAAAAGTCAATTTAATAACCAAACATTGGATAGAAGATAGAAATGAACTCCAATAAACACTCCTTTCGGTAAACCCTGTAGATTTGTCATTGTAAGGAAAAAATATTTCTTGTTTTGTTTCTAGTGAATATGCAAGAGCTGCAAAAATCTGGAATAATTGATTTCCAAGTCCACCCATAATGTGACAACTAATCATATAAAAATTATTAATAATGTATTTTTATATGATAATCTATTGATATAAATAATTAATTTTCTTCTTCTTCTTTCTCTTTCTCTTGGAATTGAAGACTACTTGCTTCTGCGATTATTGTCTGAGGATCATCAATATTAAGAAATACTTGTTCCAATAACAAGCTTTTAATAACATTGACATCTGTAATTTTATCAACATTTTTTGCAATCATTTTTAAAAGAACATCCCTATTTGATTCAAGATCATCTTGACTCATTTCCTCTATAACTGTTTGGGCATCTGACTTTTTCATTTGTTTTCTCTTTTTAATACCGGATTGCTTTCTTTTGTTATTAAATATTTGTTTAAGTTCTTCTCTACGTTGCAAAATATTTTTATCTTCTTCAATTGAGTCCCATTTTGCATAAGTATAACAACCCTTCAAAACTCTAACAGCAGTTTCCTTAACAATTTCCAAGAAATGACAATTCATATTTTCCATATTGAAACTAGATTTATTTCCACTAACATTCGCAATTTCACTTTCACCATCAAAACAAATGATGAAACTAGTATCCTTTAAATTTCTTAATGCAATTCCCCAAGATGTTGGATAATTTCCTCTACATAAACCACGAACTTCATTGTTTCCAATATTCAACATAATATGTGCCTTTCGTAACTCTTCCGAATTCGTAATTTGAAGTTGTTTTTTTTGTTGTTCTCTCTCACACTCATCAATTTTTGAAATATAAACTCTTGCACTACCAACTAATTCGCCTCCTAATTCTAGCGAATCATTCTTTTTCAGTTTTTCAGAAACAAACTCATATTTGTCAATGCATTTTGTATTAACATATTGAACGCTCCATTTACCCCCTTTATAAACATCATAATTGAAAACATGTACGCGTTTCAAATCAATATTTCCAAAGTCCGAACTAAATTCAACACTACCAAGTTCAAATTCTTCGTCATCTCTAATAATAGAATTCTTTCCTAGAATGTGCGTTTGTGATGCGGTTTCACTATTAAGAATAATATTTTTAGTGGGGTCATCCAAATTTATTATTTTTATCACAAGACCACTTCTCAATAACTTATTGTAAATAAACATATTCATTAATTGTGCTAATCTAGGAATATCTGAAACTATTTTTCTGAATTTTTCACTGTGTTCATCAAATTCCATAAATTTAATTAATCCAGATTTATTTTCTGAATTTTCTATCTTATTGACAAACTCGTCATTTTCACAAACAATTTCATGCAATTTACGAATGTCATCTTGATGTATAGATTTATTACGCTTTGCTTGAACATCAATATACTGTTCAATTTCATCATTTGCATCCTTCTGAAGTTTATTAGGTTGCATTACAATTCTCGTAATATTTTCTAGATCTAGATGTGCATATTGACTTTGAATTTTGCATTCACATACAGATTTATAACGCAAATGTTTCGGTCCATAATACAGGCTAGATGAAAGTTCTCCAATCATTTTCTTTCCAATATCTTCTCCGGTTTTTGAAACAATATTCCCACAGCCCCAAAGAGAATGTATATCTGGAGCGCCTCTTCCATTATCTGCATTAATGAACGTAAATTTTGAAGGAGAATAACCAATAATAATTTCAGTTGCTCCTGCATCAATTGAATTATCTGGTTGTTCAAAGAACGCTGATTCAATTGTATGACCGCCTCCTTCTTTACAATGTCCAGCAATAACCTTTGCCAAATAAGTATGTGTTTTTACGCTCATTCTATTTTATTTACATTTTGTATATAAAATACAAGTAACTTCAATTTTTTTATTATTATTATTCTCCATTAAAAATCAGCATTGAATTCAAAAACATCGGCACTTTTAGTCTTATTTGCAAGCGCATAATCAGATACTGTCTTTTCAAAGAAATTCGTTTTACCAGCAAGACTAATGAGTTCCATCCAATCAAAAGGATTTGCCACATTATATATTTTGTCATAACCTAGTTGAATAATTAGTCTATCTGCCACGAATTGAATATATTGTGTCATCATTTGAGAGTTCATACCAATCAAACGACAAGGCAGCGCTTCACAAATAAATTCAGTTTCAATATCAACTGCCTCTTTTATGATTTCATAAATGCGACCCTTATTCATTTTTTTAAGCAACTTTGAATAAAGAAGAACTGCAAATTCAGTGTGCAATGCTTCGTCGCGACTAATAAGTTCATTAGAAAATGTAAGGCCAGGCATTAGTCCACGCTTCTTCATCCAGTAAATGCTGCAAAATGCACCTGAGAAAAAAATCCCCTCTACACAAGCAAATGCAACCAAACGTGTTGCGAAACTGGAGCGGTTATCGTGAATCCATTTTTGTGCCCAATCAGCCTTCTTTTTTATACAAGGGTAATGATTAAGAGCATTAAAGAGTCTATCTTTTTCTTCTGGATTTTTAATATAAGAGTCAATAAGGAGACTATAAGTTTGTGAATGGATATTTTCCATTGCAATTTGGAAACCGTAGAATGCACGTGCTTCAGAAAGTTGAACTTCACCCATAAATCTTTGGGCTAAGTTTTCCAATACAATGCCATCAGACGCTGCGAAAAATGCCAATATAGAAGATAAAAATGAGCGTTCGTCATCACTTAAGCTTTCCCAATGTTTATTATCTTTAGATAAATCAATTTCTTCCGCGCGCCAAAAACAATCTACTTGTTTCTTATACATATCCCATATAGCTTGGTCTTGAATTGGAAACATTACAAACCTGTTATCATTTGGCGCAAGCAATGGTTCTTGTATACTTTTGGACATCCTAAATAATATATATACAAGATTTTATATTTTAATCAGATATAATAATAATATTTGCGTATTAACCTTAAAATACAAAAGTGATATTGTAATCTATGTGTCAAACATAGATTAATTTTGTAAAAAATGAAAAATAATCACGGAATCTAATATAAGTGAAATATGAAAGTTATAGAATTAAGAATTGAACCAAGAATGAATAAAATTGTAGAAAAATCGGAAACTGAGCCAAAATTTGTTGCAAGAAACGAGTCGTTGATATCAAGAGATGCGACAAGAACAGAAGAAGAACCCAAAAAACAATTAACTTTAGGAGAACGCGATAATTATTTGAAAAAAATAGAAGCTCAAATAGAAGCAAAACGAAATTTATTATTAGAAAAAAGAAAAGTTTTGAAAAGAACTGTGAAAGAAAACCAATTTTTAGATGGAGTAAAAAGTGATTATGAAAAATACCATACTTTTATTGTTAACGAAAAACAAAATCAAATAAAGGCAATGAGTTTATTAAATAATTATATTGGAGATATAATGGTAAGTGGAAAATTGACTGAACAGGATATAAAGAATTCCAAAGAAGAACAAAATGAAATAATAAGACAAATTGAAAAAATTAAAAAGGATTTAGATGAAATTATGAGAGAGTAATAAATAATCTCTTATATATATAAGTAAGTAATGTCAGTAAACCCAATTCAAGGTAATGCATTAGCATATGCAAGTAGTATAGATGGAGTTAAACAAAATCTTACCGAGTTAAATGCGCAAATTCAACAAAAAAAAAGTGATTACGATAAATTTAAGGGGGATATTTCTGGATTAATTAGTCAAATAAGTAATGCAATTAAAGAATTAAAAAGAAATTTAGATTCTTTAAACAGAGATAAATCAAATGTTGACTCCCAAATTACGACATTAACTCAACAGTTAAATGAATTAAAACCACAATTAGAACAAGCCAAGTCAGAACTCGAAACTTTAAGAACTCAAAAGGCTACTGATGATGCAAGTTCTGCAGATTTGAATCAAAGATATGAAGCTTCTCAACGTCAAATTGAAGAACTTAATACTGCGAAAGCATCATTAGAAGACCAACTTAAACAATTACAATCAGGAAGAGACGATATAGATAGACAACTTGAAGAAGTTAATAGACAAATTAATGAGATTAGAACAATTGTAACAAGTTTAGACCCATCTGCAGATCCAAATGGAAATATTATTCAACAATTGCAAGAAATTTTAGCATCTTTGAATAATAATGGTAACGGTTCTGGTCAAGGTCAAGGTCAAGGAGATATCACTAATACACCTGGAACAAGTCCTTTATTACAGCAAATTGATGCAAGTAATCCACAACAACCAATACTTCAACAACCACTAGCCCCAAACACTAGGGGAACTCCAACAACAACTATGGCTTCAAGAAGAGGGTTTGGAGATATAAAATTTCCAGGATTAAAAATAGGTGGTAAAACTAAGAAAAGACATAGAGCAAAAAAAGTGAAACATAATGGTAAAAGCAGAAGCAGAAGCAGAAGACAACGAGGTGGATTCATTGCATTTTTTAAACAAAAAACACAAACACACACACCATCATCGGCAAGTAAAAAGAAAACAAAAAAAAATAAGAAGGATAAAAAAGACAAGAAATACAAGAAACGAACTACATCAACTCAACATGATGCAAATGATCCTTACAATTTTTAAATATTTAAGGGTGTAAAGTATTTTATATTAAATGCGTTTTTTAATTAGAAAAGTTATAAATGATTGTATTCATAAACATCAACAATAATATAAAAACAAATATGATAATATATAATATATGAATTTAATAAGTCGTATTTGTAATTCGTATAAATGTTCATTAGATGACGAAGTGAATGAAAAAGACGATAATATTTCACAAGATAGCATGTGGATTCATTGGATTAAACCTAAACTGACAGATATTTTAACTGATTGCTATAATAATGATATAGAAAAAACATATTATAATATATCAAAACCATACAAAAATAATATAACTTTTGGTTTTGAGGATTATTGCACATTTGAAACTTTTGAAGAATTAGAAACTTTTAATGATATAATCATAAAAAGTTGCATTATTAATTTATGTAAATCGTTGGGACTATTAAGGGTATTAAATCCAGAAGGAGGAGAGCGTTCAGATTTATATAAAATTGACATTGATATTGAAGATATATTATTAAAATTAGATGAATATTTCGGATTTAAAATAGATTTTCCAGATGTATTTTTTGAAAATAATACCACTTATAATTGGTTATCTTATGTAAATGTTAATAAGGATTTACAAAATACTGGAATTATAACAGAAGAAAATGCAAATTTTCATTATGGTAAATATGAAAAAAGAAAATATAATGCAGAAATGGGTATATTTACAAGTCGCGGAATACTTAAAATGAGGGCTGTGCATTCATTGCATTTTATTTCAAGAATAAAAGAAACATTAAAAGATAATATTATAAATTCTACAATTCTTGAAATTGGTGGAGGACTTGGAAGAAATGCATATTATGCTAAAAAATTAGGTGTTAAAAAGTATATTATTATTGATTTACCATCAACATGTATAATGTCATCATATTATTTAGGAAAAACTCTTGGAGAAGAAAACATAACATTATATTCTGAAACTACTGATAATTATGTTCATATTTTACCAACATTTGAGTATATAAATAATAGAAATGTTGATCTTGTAGTTCAATTTGATGGATTAACAGAAATGGGAATGATTAACTCTGAAAAATATATAAATAATTTTAATAAAATTTCACAATTATTTTTATCAATAAATCACGAAGCTAATACTTATACAGTTAATGATTTGTATAAAAAAAATAAAAATATAATATGTGTTCACAGATTTTTATCGTGGTATAGAGATGGATATGTAGAAGAGCTTTTAAAATGTGAAAATAATGTATAAATAATTATTCAAAATTTAACAAAATAACGATTTGTGCGAAATAATCTAAACTTTAATCATATTTATCAATCCAGGTATATATAAACAATCATCCGGCCATTTACCTTTTAATTGCCAATGCATAATAGCAGTTGCCCTTTTGCGTAGTTGTATTATTATTTTGCGCTCCTTAAAAATACGCTTCCACGTTCGCTGCACAATTCTTAACCAAAATGTTTTAATAATTGCGCAACATTCTCCACCTTTTAAATAAACCTTTTCAATTATTTCAGGATGCATATATTTATTACTTTTAACAATATTATTGTAATTTCTTATGAAAGTGTGTGTTAAATTTGAACGGTTCTCGTAATTCATTACTAATCGTAATTTATACATTCTGTAAAATTGATTCAATTGATGAATAACACGTTTCAAATTATAAGCTTTATCAGAATCATTGTCAGAATCACTATCAGAATCTTCATATTCTGATTCAGATTCTTCTGTAATTTGAGTAGAAAATACTGTAATCCAATTTTCCATTACTTGAGGGTCGCTGTCACCATCAAATCCGTGTAATTCTGGATGAAATAATTCACACAATCCTATATATCTTTTTTTAGAATCATTATTATTAACCATATTAAATTGTTTAATAATATATAATTATGCCTTGTTAATTAAATTCAATTTTTTATATAATTATATTATTATTTATATTTATATATTATAATATGAAACTTCCAAAGAATTTTATAAAAATGCTAGAGAATAAATATGTTCTTTATTTTGTCTTATTTTTAGCGGTAACTAATGTTCTTGGGTATCTTGTTCTTGGAAATATAAATGCAGTTATATTTTTCATTCTAGTTGGGTTTTTAGTTGGTAACTTTAGTAAAAATATGATTATCGTTTTAACAGTTCCCCTTGTTTTAACAAGTATTTTAATGGTTGGTAAAAGAGTTACAGAAGGATTAGAAAATAAAGATGAAATTCAAGCCAAGGTTGCCACTGTAAAGGCTGACCCAGCGGCAGCAAAAGCAACAGCTGCCGCAAATAATCCTGAACAAGCAGCTAAATTATCCCAGTTGAAAACAAATGCCGCTGCTAAGAAGGCGCAAGTAGGCGAAAGTCTACCAATGACTGGCACAGATAGAGAAGACGTCCCTACAACAACAACAACAGAACCTGCAGAGGCATTCCAATCTGATGGAACAAATAAGAGACGTAATCGCATTGATTATGCTGCCACAGTAGAAGATGCGTATGGAGATTTAAATAAGATTCTAGGTGGAGATGGTATTAAGCGTTTGACACAAGATACACAACAATTAATGACTCAACAGATGCAGTTAGCAGACGCAATGAAAGGTATGACACCATTATTGGAACAGGCAAAAGGAATGTTAAAAGGGTTTGATTTCAAAGAACTTGGTGGGTTGGCTAATATTGCCAAAAGTTTTGGTATAGGAGGTGTCGCTGAAGGACAAGCATAAATAACATAATTTGAATTATTGAATTATATTATGTTATATTATATGGCAAAATTTTCAAATAATAAAAGGTGTCCGGCAGGAGTTATCTGCTTTGAAAATATTACATTAGCTATTTTCTTAATTATGTTTATTGTTTTTGGTTACTTGTTTTATATAAATGTTTCAAGGAATTCTAATTCTACACAAAAAATTGTGATTAATCAAGAGAATGAAGAGAGAAAATCCGGATACCAAGGAAGTTGGTTTTTATCTCCAAATTATCCTTATTCAAATTTGCCAGGAGATACGCTTTATAATCCGTTAGTGCCACCATTAAGAGATGAGAGATATTTAGTTTCGGACTTATCATTCGTTCCGCCAGGTCGTGTCCCTATTAATGTCTCTACAACAGCCGTAGAGACGAATTATAGACAAATCGGTATTTTAACACCACTAAATAATTCGTCTAAGGATAATATTTTACAATTAATGGGTAGACCATTGTATGTGCGTCGTAGTAAATATCAATATTATGCGATTTCTAACCAGCATAATAATGTGAAACTTCCCATATCGGTAAAAGGACGTAGTGCATTGAATGATAATGGAGTTGATGAAGTGTACAACGGTGATACTGTTTATGTAGAAGGCTATCAACAAGCATTTAAGGTTACAAAGTATGATGATGATACAATCAAATATTTACCTTATATTTAACCTTGATTTTCACCTAAAATTTGTGCGGCACCTTGAACATTTCCAGTTGCATCGTATTGCAAATCGTGGTGTTTAGAAATAAAATCTGCTAAGAATTTTATTGCATTTATTGCCTTTTGTGCTTCAGAATCTACTGGAGGAGAATCTACCGGACGAGAAGATTGTCTTGAATTTGAAGACATTTGACCCTTTTCGCCATAATTTTTTGGTCCTTCATCTTCTCCTTCATCTTCTCCTTCATCCCCATAATTTTGTTGGCCTTCTTCTCCTTCATCCCCATAATTTTGTTGGCCTTCTTCGCCTTCATCACCATAATTTTCACCTTTATCACTATATCCTTGATTTTTATTATTTGATTGCATTTGATTATTTATTGGTTCTTGTTCATCTGATTGTTGTACTACTTCTTCTTTTGCTTCTTGTTCTGCCTCTTCAAAAGGATTTTCTTCTTGTCCCATAGAATCTGATACTTCTTGATTAGCAGTATCTCCAGTAGGAGCAGCTTCTGGATTAGCAGCATCTCCAGGAACAGCTTCTGGATTAGTAGCATCTCCAGGAACAGCTTCTGGATTAGCAGCATCTCCAGGAACAGCTTCTGGATTAGCAGCATCTCCAGGAACAGCTTCTGGATTAGCAACAGCTTCTGGAGTAGCGGCAGCTTCTGGATTAGTAGAATCTCCAGTAGGAGCATCTCCAGTAGGAGCAGCTTCTGGATTAGCAACAGCTTCTGGAGTAGCGGCAGCTTCTGGATTAGTAGCATCTCCAGTAGGAGCAGCTTCTGGATTAGTAGCATCTCCAGGAACAGCTTCTGGATTAGCTGCAGCTTCTGGAGAAGCTTCTGGAGTAGCGGCAGCTTCTGGAGTAGCGGCAGCTTCTGGAACAGCTTCTGGATTAGCATCAGTTGTATTAACAGGAACAACATCTGTAGAAGTTGTATCAGCAGGTTTTTCTTCTCCTTCTGCTCCACCAAGTATATTGAAGTTTTTCAATGTTGATTTAAGAAGATTTGTAGACTTTTTTTTTCTTAATGTTTTACCCTTAATAGAACCACTCTTCTTACCATTCCTCTTTTTATATTTTTTCATAGTTTGCTTCTTTTTATTGTGAGCCTTTGATATTTTTCCTTTAGTTAATTTCATTGCTATATAAATAAAATAATATTTTTATTTATTAAATGACAACAATGAATATATCTAGACAAAATATTGCAGGAGTATGTAATTTGAAATGCAATCTTGTATTTAGTTATCCAACAAGTAATTGTACAGCATCAAATTATGGAAACTCAATCAACCTTACATATGAAAATGGAAGCACTCCTCCAGTAAAATATAATAACATTGATTATAATGTTCAAGATGTTGTAATTGCAACACCATCTAGACATCTCTATAATGGAGAAGAAGTTGCTGGGGAAGTTTATATAAATCACGTATCAACTACAGGTGCGCCAGCACTTGTGATTTGCATTCCAATTATGGAAGGAAGTATAAGTAATAGAATGTTAGAAGATATTATTTTACAAGTATCTACTGGTGCAGCAAATGCAGGAGAAAATACTGTTGTAAAAACAGACTATAATTTAACAAATATAGTTCCAGTTAAACCATTTTTCAATTACAATTCATCAAATACAGAATGGGTTGTATATGGAATGTCAGAATCTATAAAATTAATTTCTACAACTATTACAACTTTAAAAGGTTTAGTAACTCCTCTTGGACCAATTATAGATGGTTCTAAATTATATGTGAATACCACAGGTCCAAATAAGTCAAATAATGATGGTCAAATTTATATTGACTGTCAACCAACTGGGAGTTCAGAAGAGACAACAACTGTTGAAGATGATAAAAGCGCAACAGCGGATGTTTCATTCAGTCTTAATGATATATTGACAAATCCAATTTTCGTATATTTATTAGGAGGGATAATATTTTTTGCTATTATTCTAGGTTTCAAAGCAATTCTAGGAGCTGCAACAGGAACCTTTAAAATGCCATCTTTCAAAGGTAAGCCAAATTAAAGAAATAATAAATGATTATATTTTATTATTTATTTAGACAACGCCAGTATAGTTAATTGGAGCAGCTTCGTGTAAATTATCTAAAATTGGAGAAAATGAAGGAGGTGTATTAGAGTCATCAGTCTTATTAATAGGCGCCATTTTCTTTACAATTTCTTGTTCCAAAGTATATGGGAATTGATTGTATAATGTCAATTCACAAGCTTTCTTCGTCTCTGTAGGAACATACCTTTGCAAAGCATATGTTCCAGTAGATTCAGAAGAACGCTTAATCAAATCAAATGCTACATAGAATCCAATAACACCTAAAACAGGATTAGTATAAGAAAAAAGTAAAATGGCAATTGTAATTACAATAATTTTACCAAATGCAGTATCAATAACTGAAGCAAGTGATTCTGGAATTTTATAACCCATTAAAATGTAAATAATAAAAAGAATTGTTAATAAAATCTCTCCTTTTCGTTCTCTTTTAAATAGATCCTTAAAATTGTCCATATATCATAATTGTATATTATATTCTAAAAAATCTCATAAAACTGAGCTAATAATATTTTCTAGTTAAAATTGAAATGACTTAATAACATTTTATTATTTAATAATATACAAGCTAAATGATGTCTGAAGATTCAACTATTCTAAATACCTACCTCGGTCAAAAGGGATATACGATTTTCAAAAAAGATTTAACATCGGACCAATGTTCTAAAATTAAAAAAGATTTGACTATCAAACCATTTACTCAAGGTGGTGTAAACTGTCAAAAAACTTTTACAGTGTATCGTGAGTCAGATAAAAAAATATATTTACCACATTATTATGGAGTTGAAAACTTTGGAGAACCTAAAGAATATAAAATAACTGAAGGCATTAATATTTCTTTAGATTTTAATGGAAAGTTGCGAGATTATCAAGAACCAGTTGTAGATAAATTTATTAAACATTGTAAAGATAGTAATTACGGAGGTGGGTTGCTTGAACTATTTTGTGCATGGGGTAAAACATCTAGTTCTCTATACATATGTTCACAATTGAAAAAAAAGACTATTGTTATTGTTCATAAAGAGTTTCTGATGAATCAATGGATAGAAAGAATAAAACAATTTATACCTGATGCAAAAATAGGAAAAATTCAAGGCCCAATTATAGATGTTGAAGGAAAGGATATTGTATTGTGTATGTTAAAAAGTCTTATATCAAATAATTATGATCAAAAAATATTTGACCAATTTGGATTTACGATTATTGATGAGGTGCATCATATATCTAGTCAAACATTTTCAAATGCATTATTTAAGGTAGTAACAAAATATATGCTTGGTTTATCTGCAACAATGGAGCGGAAAGATGGAACAACTAGTGTATTTAAAATGTTTTTGGGTGATATTATTCATAAATCTGTTAAAAAAAATGAACATTTTGTAGAAGTTAGAGCATTAAACTATAAGGTAAATGACGAAGAATTTAATGAAACTATTTTGGATTATAAAGGACAACCACAAAATAGTTCAATGATTAGCAAATTATGTGAATATAACCGTAGAAGTGAATTTATTGTTAAAGTATTATGTGATTTTATTAGTGTAGACGATGTTGATATAGAAATTATTAGACAGCATAAAAATTATATGGATAATTGTGTTCCTAAATGTGAAATTTGCACCAAAAATAATAACTATTTAATGATAAACACCTGCTGCAATGTTGTTAAATATTGTTTGGTTTGTCTAGAAAATATTGAAAACTCTATGAAGTCAAGTGGCACAAAAAAGAGAGCAAAATGTCCAGATTGTAAAAAAGTTTTAAAATATGAGCAAAATTATATTGAAAATCCATATGTAAAAACATTTATTCAAACACAAACTATTGTTATGGCTCAAAACCTCAACATACTCCATTATATGTATAGAAAATTTGTTTGTAAAAATTTAGCAAGTGTTGGTTATTATATTGGAGGAATGAGCGAATGCGAACTTAAAAAATCAGAAACCAAACAAGTTATATTTTCCAGTTATGGATTAGCATCTGAAGGCCTTGATATTCCTACTTTAAACGCTGAATTTTTAATAACTCCCAAAACAGATGTCATACAAATAACAGGAAGAATATTAAGAGCAAAACATGCATTTTCAAATCCAATTATTTATGATTTTGTTGATTCACACGAAATATTTAAAAGACAATGGTTAAAAAGAAAAGATTATTATAGAAAACAAAATTACAAAATTGTTGAATCCAATAACACCGACTATGATTCTAGTAATTTTGAATGGAAAGTTATTAACGATCCAAATAAATCTAAAATAAAAGAAATATCATACGAAGAAGATATTAAACCAATAGGTAAATGTTTATTGAAAATACAAAAAAAATAAATTATAAGTAAGTTTCAATCTTGTTTCCTTTGCAATCATAAACCCAAATTTCATAAAAATAACCTATTTCTTTTGCAGCATCCTGCTTTAAAAATATACAACTTTTTGATTTTTTTATTGTCCAACTAGATTTTACTTCAATACATTTGTTTTGAATCATAGTTTCTTTTCTTTTATTTTGAACATCTTTATTTATTGTACAATTTGTAAAACCATATTTTTCCATATTTGTTTCTTGACATTTTTTCATAATTTCTTTATTTTGCAAAGGATAACAAACACCATATTTTTCCATATTTGTTTCTTTCAATTTGATTTTCACTTCTTTATTTTGAGAAGGATTTATAGTTCCATATTTTTCTAAATTTTTTTCAATTATTTTATTTTTAATTTCTTTGTTTTGTAGACAACATCCAAATCCATATTTTTTTATATTTGTATTTATCATTTTTTCTTTTATATCTTCATTATGAACAATATATTCAACTCCATATTTTTCTAAATTTGTTTTCTTTTGTTTTTCTTTTACTTCATCTAATTTAGATGGATTATCAACACCATATTTTTCTATAAATCCAGCTTTTATTTTTTTAAGAATTTCTTGATTTTGAGAAGCGTGTTCAACACCATATTTTTTTAGCATAGTAATTTTTTGCTTAGGCAATGATTCAATTGTTACACACCTTTTGCATAAAGTATTTCTTTTTATTAAATACGTAAAACATTTTATATTTATATTGTTACATTTTGTGCAATAATATTCAATTTTTGTAGAACCAAACAATTTTATATTTGAATAGTCTTTTGAAAGTTTTAATGATTTTTCATTACAAAACGAATTCAAAACTTCATAATTATACTTAATCGGCATAATATTATTCTTGTATATGTATGCATAATTTTATATAAGTTTAAATTATATTAAATTATATTAATCTGAAAAATTTTAATTCCATATTTGAGCTCCTTTTCCAGCATGATGATTATAATTATCAACACCAGTAGGATAACGTGTAAAAGGTGCTGGGTTTGCCAACGCAGAATTACTTGAATTGAGATCTCCCCCAACGCTATAACCATAACTTCTTGCTACATTACCCATAAATTGATGATACCCACCTCTTTGTCCACTGCTTCTGCTTCGCCCTCTTCTAGAACTTCTAGCAATACTTTTTCTTTTATAATGACGCGATTTTTTTCCACCTTTCAAGACAAGATTTTTTTTCATTGTCTTAAACATTGATGAAAATCTCTTTTTAATTCCCTTCAAGGATAATTTCTTTCCAGACATTTTCTTATACTTATCAGAGATTATTTTAATTCTACTTTTTATATCTTTTATGAATGGTTTTTTAGAACCACCTTTCATATTCAATGCACTTGCGGCAGCTGACTGAACATTATTTGACGCGAATGCAGGAGTAACGCCAAATTTTCCATTAAGCTCATTTGAACCAAACCCTCCTGAATAATGTGTTCCTGTTCCAACTAAATTGAAATCAATGTTTTTGTAAGGAGTTCCTAGATTTGATATTGGTTGAGGGTCTAACTTGTTCATATATATTAGACTTTATTTTTTCAATATAAGATAGTTCTTTTTTACAAACAATTTTTTCGTCTTTATTTGCAAGTCTAATTGGTTCCCACTTTTTGAATTTATAATTATATTTGCATAACATATTATAAACGCGGTCTAAAAATACAAATTTATCCAGACTATCATTTTGAAAATCGTCCTCTTCATCACTTTCTTCTAATGCATCTAAATTATTGTTTTCCTTAATATTTCTGAATAATTTGTTCATCATTACGCTTGAATTATAATTAGAAATATATGCAAGTCCTTCTAAATTTTCATCTGATGTATACAAATAATAAATATCATTTTGAATATCAGGTTTAACTTTGAAAACCGCTTCTCTCTTAATATCATTTCCGTAATTAGAAAAATTGTTGGATTTATTGTATAACAAAACCTTTATTTGGTTTCTTCCGCTTTTAATAAAATTCAGTGTTTTAATTTTGTAGTGGAGAAAATCTACCTCTTTAACTATTGATTCAAAGTTGCTTTTCATTAATGGTAAACCGAAAACCATTGAGTTTTCAAAATATGCGATTTGTTTTAGTTCATTTTTGAATATAATTTCTAAAAAATAAAACTTATTCAAAGAACCTTTACCATTTACATTTTTTCCACTAGAATAAAAAATATCTTCAACTGTAAAAAAACGCGTTGAATTTTTATTAAATATTGTTCCATAAAATATAGTCCCAACTCCATAGCATAACGAATCTTTGAAACAAGAGGGAACAATTTCAATATCGTTTATTTGCTTATTATCCGTAATTTCAAGAATCATACATACATATTGATTTCTAAAAATAGTAAACCAAGCAAAAAATTTATTACCTTCTGGGATTGCAACAACGTAATCAAAATCATAAACCTTCTTATGCACAACTGTTTCATAAGAAAGTTCTATATTAGGGAAATTCTGCAATATTTCCGACTTTTCGGAGTCTTTTATAAACATCCTTTTATTGTAAATTATATTTACATATCTTTATATTGTTAATTGTTAATGTTAAATTATCAAGAAGAAGGTGGTAACTGGGATTTTATTATTTCAATTTCTAATAGTATATTTTCTTTTAATTTTACAAGTATGTCTTTATTTATTTCATATTTTTCCTTTTTTTCCTTATAAAAATTATTGGTAAATTTAGAATTTTTTATGAATTCAATTAAACCGTCATTAACTTTAATTTTAATTTCTACTTCTTTTAGTCTATATTTTTCACTACGTAACTTTAATTTCAATAGTTTTTTTCTCTCACTGTCTGATTTAATTATATCCCATTTTTGAATAGTATCTTCAATAGATTTTTGTATTTCTTCATTTGTGTATATTTTTTCAATTTCTGATGGTTTAAGATTTATCATTGATATATTTCCAGAATTATTCATATAATTTTATTATTGAGAGAAATTATTATAAATTTGGTTGATTTGAAACATCATCTATTAGAGGAGGTGTAAAAGTAACTTGACCTACCATAACTGTAGGAGATAAACGTAAATCAACATATGGCGCTAATGCAGCAATTGGAATATTTGGATTTGTTCCGACTACAAGTTGACCCATCTCATTAACTTCACTCATCATAAACGCTATAATACTATATAAATATGTCTCACCTTCGGTAATTTCATATTGATTTGGATTGCTAAAATCTATATTCCAAGTCAACAATGAACAACAATTATTGAATAAATCAGTTTCAGGTTTAAACACATTTGATTCATAATCTTTTAATAACTCAAAATAATTTCCTCTATCTTCTTTAACTTTACCTTGTACATTTTGAAATACATTTTTTACTTTTGTTAAAAATGTTTGTGCAAATTCTAACTCTTGAGGTGAATAACCTGAATAACCACCCCACATACTACGGCTTGGGTTTACATCAAATTTCATATAACAATTTTTAAAAATATGTCTTAACACATCAATAAATGCTTTTTGGTTTTGTTCATTTAGTTTTTTTTCTTCATCTACTGAATTGAAGATTTGTGATACATTAGTAATTGAACTTAAAACATCTTTCATTTTTTTCAATATAAGGAATTTTTCAACATCTAAAGAATTCTTAAATGGTGTTGTAAAAAAAGTGTGTATTCCCTGTAGTAATTCAAAATAGGTTACATAAACTCCATTTTCTAGAGACCCACCCCTTTTTTTACTTTTACTTTTAAGATTGCGTCGTTTTTTAATATTTCGTTTTGTTTTCATACTTTATATTATATTTACAAAAATAATAGTTTAATAAACAGAAAAGTTCTTAGTATTATTGAAAGAATCTAATGTTGCAATATCGGAGACACCTCCTTTAAGTTGTTTTTTCAAAAATGATTTTAACTCATTTTTCATTGAATTTATTTCAACTTTGGTTTCTTGGTTTATATCTATTTCACTTAAATTAGTAGTTCCATCATTTGAATTAATAATATCAATTTGTTTTCCTTGTGATAATATATTATATATATTTTCGTATTTTTGAGCAGGAGCATTAACTAAGTCCTTAATCTTTGGAACAGTTAATGTGCTTTTAAAAAATAATATTAAATGGTGCACTAAAAATATCATTATAATAGAAATAATACTAATTTGCAATGACCAAAATATCATAATTTATACTATTACTTTAACACAGATAAAAACCATTCTATTTCTTCGGCAATTATTTCATTGTCTAAATCAAAAGAGTCGTTTACTAAAAAATAAAAATTTATAGGAACAAATCCGGAACTTTTTATATTCCCTTCAACAACTAATTGAACATTTATAGAATTTCCATAATAATTAGCAACAACTTGTTCAACACTATTGTCATATGGAATTTGAGATAATATTCTTTCTTTTGTTATTGTGCTTTTGTCTATTATAAATCTGTTTTTTCTCTCAATAGGTGCATCATTAATTTTTAATAGTTTTAGATGTCCATCTTCAAGATTTATTATTCCACAATTTGTAGTAAATTCAATATATTTTTTAGTTGTTCTAAGTTTATCAGATAATTTATGTAATTGAGATTTTATATCTTTAGGTAAAATATCATCTACATAAACCCTATTATAATTAGATTGTTTGTCTTTAGTTGTAGCTTTCATTATATTATAAATTAATTAATATATTTGAAACTATTTAAACCTATTCAATAAAATAAACTATAATATTAAATATGCCTCAAAATATTGGAATTATTATTATAGACAAATCCGGAAATTTATCTACTTTGAAAATTAAGGAATTTAATGAAGAAGAATTATATAAAAAATGCAATTTCAAAAAACCAGATGGTTTTATAATTCAAACGAAATGGAAACTTAAGAGTGAAGGTAAAAAATGGATTGTTTCTGTTTATGCTAAAACTGAAGGAAAGGTTAATATGGAAAATAAATATGATTTCCCACCTCCAATTGATAGCAAATTATTTTTTGGAAGTTGTGCCATAGTTTGTCAACAAATTAAAGATGATTCAACAACCGAATATGTTTCATTGAGTCTAGAACAATGGGAGAAATTTTACGAAAAATTATTTGGTGGGTTTGAAAATTTGGCGGATACTGCTGCTGCGGATGAAGCTGAAGAGGATGAACTTGAATTGATTGAACCTGAAAAGAAAACCAAACATGGTTATTTGAAGGATGGATTTGTAGTTGATGATGCAATAGAAGAAGAATACGAAAGTGAATGTGATGAAGATGAAGAAAGTGATGAATTAGAAGAAAGTGGTGAAAGTGACGAACTAGATGATGAATTAGATGATGGGGAAATTGAAGACATTGGTTCTGAATTATCCGAAGAAGAATATGATTACGATAGTGATGAAGAAGAAAAATAAAATAAAATAAAATTGATTAAGATTTAAATGTATTCATATAATTTATATTAAAATGAGAACAATAAAATCACCAGAATCTTTCAGAAATAATATTAGATTAAAAATTCAGGAATTTATACCAGATGCGAAAAATAGTAAAAATATTGAGATAGGTATATATAATTACGCATTGAAGGAGGCAAATAATCGCAAGGTTATTAAGAAATGGGATAATCCATATTTTGTGCAAATTTATGTCTATCAATTGCGAAGCATATATTTGAATTTAAAAAGAAATCCAAATCTTGCAGTTCAAATTGAAAATGGTGAAATTAAGCCACATAAAATTGCGTTTATGACGCATCAAGAATTGTCGCCTGAAAAATGGAACACATTGATTGATGCTAAAATCAAAAGAGATAAAACAAAATATGAGACGAATATGGAAGCGGCAACAGATACATTTAAATGCAGAAAATGTCATACTAATAAATGCACATATTATCAATTACAAACGCGTTCTGCGGATGAGCCGATGACGACATTTGTGACGTGTTTAGAGTGTGGTAATCGTTGGAAGTGTTAAAAATATTTCTACATATAACTTATTTGTCCATATAAATTATTTGCGCATATGAATTATTTTGTATTATTTGTATAATATTATAATAATACAAAATTTTCTTTTTATATTTATATGTCAACTTCAAGAAATAATCATACTTCGTCAATAAAAACTATGAAAAATAGAAGTTCTAGTAGCAGTAGGAGTAACCTAAGTTCTATATTTAGAAGTGTTTCTTCTGAAAAAATAACAGGAATTCCTATTATCATTAACCCAGAACAGAATATATTTGCTTACGAATTATTTGAAAACAAAAGAATTTATATAAATAAATGTTTCAAAATTTTATTAGGAAAAACTAATCGTATGAGATACAAAACTCTAGGCCAATTAATTGATATAAATGTTACTTCAAAAACTTTTTCAAGAGACAGAAAAAGAATCCCAAGAAAATTTATTTTAACTTTTGAAAAAAATGGTAAGTTATCAACAATATCATTATTTCGCAACCAAAATTTATTATTAGTTTATTGTGGATTAATTATGAAATAAATTTTTTCAATATTTCATCAGGAAATAGGGGGTCTACTTTTCGCAAAAACATTGTATATTTATTTTTTAGAAGAAAGTCTTTAATGAAAGCAATATCGCCATTTGTGCCTCCTTTGAACAAATATGGACTTGTTGGAGTTACTCTTCTTACCCAATCGCTTGCGTGTGTAGATTCATTAATAACATTTTCCAATAAGCCTTGCGATTTTAATATAATTGCGAATATGCTTTCATTTGCAATAACACCATTACAAATTATATTATAAATTTTTCCATTTATCTTTATGTATTTGAAACAAGCCAACGCGTCTTCTCTCTTTAAAACAAACCAAGGTTCATTTTTAAGATGAAACTCTGGAGTTAGTAGCCTAAGATTCGCCTGTTTTTTGTATTCAACATTCCAATGAACATAATTGTTTTTCATAATACTCTTATTGCTATTTTCAAAAAACAACTCTCTGAATTTTTCTGGACTTATGATTGGAACGCAAGATTCGGTTAACAAGCAAAACCATTGATTTTCAGCATCTTGTTTTACAGCATAATATAGAATGCTCATATATGCAGGCACTACATAATAATACGAAGTTGGCATACATAAATGAGGTGATATACAATGTGATTTTATCCATTCGCTTTTTATATTATTGTAATTTTTGTAATGAAAATATATATTTATTATGTCTTTATTTGGTTCTATCCATTCTTTCCATATTTTTTCCTTGTTTAATATTTGTTTGTAACTAATAATAAAACAAAGAGCAGCTTTCATAATATATTAAATATAATATGAAAAGTATTTTAACTATTATTATACAAAATTTTATTTTTAAAAAAATTGAAATAAATTTTACATTTATAAAATAAATTATAATACAAATAAGAATGCAGAATCTAAAAGAACTATTGAATGAAAATGGATATGTCGTGCTTGATATTGATTCTCAAATAGACTTTCACGCAGGTGGAAGTTTGGGTGTATTAGGTCAACCGGATGAAGTTCCTGGAACTGGAGAAGGAGCAATAAGCGACTCTCAAAAAATTGCAAAATTAATATTAGAAAATCCACCAGATATATTTTGGGCTTCGCTTGATACACACACTCCTACACATATTGCACACAGCAAATTTTGGTTACCAGAACCTCCGGAAAATACGATAATAAAGTTTGATAATGAATTCGACGGTTGTTATTATTTGGATGGCACAAACAAAATTTATCTTGAACCCAAAAGTGTTAAAAATATACCGGATGAAGTTTTCAAAAAGTGGGTATTTTATTATACAAAAACTCTTAAAGAAGGCGGAAAGTTTGAACTATTCATTTGGCCATTCCACTGTCTTGAAAACGACAAAAATCGGCAAGTGCACAAAACATTGGGAAATGCGTTGAAAATATTGAAAGAAAATCGGAAAACAGATGTTGTATATGTTGTAAAGGGGCAAAATGAAGCTACTGAAATGTACAGTATATTTCAGGCGGAAATTCCGATTTCAGATGAAAACTTGGAAAAGGCAGGAATACCAGAGATATATAGAATAGAATTCAAAAATTTATACAGAGGAAAATGCACTAATACTGGCTCCTCTTGTCAAGTAGATACAGATGCATTTGTTAGTCATGCATTCTTGAATACGTCCTTTAATTTTGAGTTGTATTATCAAATCGTGAGAGAAATTCAAAACGGCTCAGTATTAGCAGTTTGTGGAGAAGCCGCAAGTCATTGCGTAAATTGGTCATTGAGGGATTTAATTGAATTCATTAAAAAAGACACATCTCTTGGCACACTAGAAAAAAGGCAAGAATTATTGTCGCGAATTGTCCTGTTAACAGATGCAACATCTATTGTAAATTTAGGATACAAACCTTATGACGAAAAATTTGCGAATGATACGATAAATTTATTGGAATTTTGTGCAGAAAATGGAGTGAATTTAATGACGGTTTCAGATTTTAGTAATTTATTCAATTAAAAATTTGTAAAATGCAATAACCAAAGGAATTGAATTAATAATAATAATAAATTGTATCAATATAAATAGCTAAAATCATTGGAAATTGCCAAGTGCTATAAATTTTTTTATGTTTGTTTTCATTGAAAACCAAAGTATTCACAAATATATAAAAACTTATTATTAACGCGACTAAAAGAGAAAATCTTAAAATTTTATGTAATATATTATCTTTTTGAAAAATGTCCATCTAAGATAATATAATATTATTTATAAGAAAGTTATTAACAACAAATTGACAATTTTAGAAATCAATTAATTCAAGGTCGCTTACTCGCCAATATTCACATCCTCCTCCAGGAACTGGACGTTTAATAATAAACGGAATTCTTTTTTGAGCAAGTTCCATTTCTGCAATTAAGTAACCATCAATTATATTTTCTGGGACTTTGACAAATGCAGTCATACCAGAATTTATTTGTTTTGCCCTTTGTCCTAAAATGCGAGCCTTTTCATATTTAGTTAAATACGGCAAAGTTTTATGCAAATCATCAACAATGTTATTTTTTGAATCGCGAATTACTTTTGAACTAGCAATAATTTCATCAAAGTTGACATTCACACACTCTGGATGATTATCAGAAATATAATTTTTGTTGATTTCTTCATTAAATTTTTGCAGATAGACGTCATCATATTCATCATCACTATCATCTCCTCCAGTTTGGTCAATAGTAGTTATAGTTGTTTTCTTGGTTTCACCCTTTTTTCCTTTTTTAGGTTTTTCCTCTTCTTCTTCTTCTTCTAAATCATAATCATCGTCCTCGTCTTCATCTTCATTATCCAAATCACTATCTGAATCAGAATTTTCTTCTGATTCGTCATCCTTATCTTCTTCATCCTCTTGAAGTTTTATATCATCTTCGTCATCAGAAGAACTAGATTCGTCATCTTCTGTTTTATCTGTTGTAGTCTTTGTATTCTTTTCAATATCATTAGTTTCTGTTTCTGTTTCTGTTTCTGTCTCTAGTTCTGGTTCTGATGTTTCTGATATTTCAGATGTTTCAGATTCAGAATCGGAATTATCATAAATAGATGTAGTATCTTCAAAATCACTCATATTATTATATATATTAGTAGTGAATCTTTTAAATAAAAAATCAATTTTTTTATTTAAATAATTAATTATGACAATTTATATGATAATAAAATTTGCTCTAACTATCAATATTCCAAACCTTATCACAGGTAGAACACATATAAATATATTTCAAATTAATATCGTCATATCTTATTGATATAATCTCGCGAGGCTTATCCAATTTATTTGTATCACAATCCGCATTTGGGCATAAAATTGTGCTAATTCTCGGCAATGTTGGGTCAAGCTTCGTATACTTGTTGATAATGTGGTCAAAATTTTTTTCGCCTTTCTTAATCTGCATTTTTGAGACGCAAACATTATCAACATCCATTAGATTGTTCTCATTTCCACAATTACGACAATAATAAACAAGTTTATTAGGGTCATCAGCATTGATTCTAATATAATACATCATATTGCATATTCCACAGAAGTGCATCTTGCTATAATATATTAATATTATTTATTTAAATCCAAATCAATTTTTCTTTATAATCAATTTTCCGATTTTATCAAATCTAAAACAGACATAAATTTTTTAAGAAGGTTCGGATAATCAATGTGAATTCTCATTTGATACATTGATGTTCTTAAGTTTTGTACAGCCTCTTTTTCTGCCATTTCTCTCAAAAATTTTTCCAGATTTTCTGAATTTTTCAAAAAATTCTCCTTTACAAATGGATAAAAACACAAAAAATTACCTTGGTATACACACGGCATTTTTTGAACTATTTTTAAGACCGCAATATCAATCGTTTTATATTCAATAATTTTAGTATAATTTTCAAAATCTGGGTGATTAAGAGATACTCCAGGCTCATTCAATAAAGGATTTTTGCACAATAATGTGCACAGTGTTAATAAAACAGAAGATATTGATTGGCAAGAAGTCCATTGCTCTCCTCTCCACGTATTTAAGAGAGAAACACAAACCTTTCCACAAGTGTAGAGATTTGGATTAAATCTTATCATTTCATCATTTGTTTTATACGATACTAATGGGGGGCTATGAGGATAATCCGGAGGAAATTTAAATTCAAAGAAAAAATTACCAGCATAATACGGCGTATCAGAAGGACCAATAATAAGAGCATATCCTTTCAGAATATCCTCATCATCGTGTGTATAATATATGCCATTATCAGTTAACGGATTTTTAATTATATCTTTTACATCTTTTAACAAGCGATGAATAGTTTCTTTTTTAAGTGTAATCGACATATTATTGTTTTATTTGTATGTAACAATATGTTTATGTTGATTTTTTTAACAATATAAAAGTAAAGGATTTATAATATGGTTATATAATTTGCAATAATTGAGAAACCGATGTTTTTTAATATTAAAAAAAAATGAAATAGAAATTTGTCAATATATATTAACAATATTAAATAATGAAAAGCCATAAATTCAAAGATCTAAACGAATTCTTATCAAAACACAGCTCAAAAAATACAGAAGGTGGTGAAATAACACATACGAGGATTGGGTCCAAAGAATTAACCGTATATGGAGGTTCTTATTGTATTCCGACAGAAGATAGAGATGAATTCTATGACTTGTATTACAGATCTGTTTTCTTAAAAAAACGTGTAGAATATTTGACAGAAAAACAACTTTCGGATAATGGACCAATTGCAATAGATTTTGATTTTAGATACAATCATGATGTAGAAACTCGCAAACATACAAAAGAACATATACAAGATATACTTGCATTAATTTATCTAGAAATAATTAAGGAGTTCTTCTTATTTGAAGAGAGTAAACCATTTTCAGTTTATGTTTTTGAGAAACCTGATGTAAATAGGTTGGCAGATGGGTCATTGACAAAGGATGGAATACATATGATTATTGGCATTAAAATGGACCATATTATGCAAATTATGTTGCGTGATAAGGTCTTGCAAAAAATACCAGAAATTTGTGATCTTCCACTGATAAATACTTGGGATTCTGTATTAGATGAAGGAATTAGTAAAGGGACAACTAATTGGCAATTATACGGTTCAAGAAAGCCAGGTAATGCAGCATATGAATTGACACAACATTATGAAATAACATATGACTCATCTGATGGTGAATTTATGATGGTTGAAAAAAAAATAAGCGAATTTGATCTTGAAAAAGATTTCAAAAAATTATCAGTGCAGTATGCTGACCATCCTGGATTTGAGATAAACCCAAAAATTGAGAATGAATATAATGCAAGAAAAAATGGATCAAAAAGCAACGCTGTAAAATTAAAAAAATCTAAAAGCAAGACAAAAATACGTTTATTATGTGAAAATGAAGAAGATGAGCAAGATGATTCTGTTGCTATTGAAGATATTGTTGATAGTGCAACTTTGAATAAAGCAGTTGCTATTATGTTGAATGAATTCGGAACAAGTGAATATGAATTAAAAGAAATACATGAATATACACAAATTTTACCAGAAAAATATTATGAACCTGGTTCGCATTTATTAAATACACAAGTGGCCTTTGCATTGAAACACACAGACGATAGACTCTTCTTGTCTTGGGTTAAATTAAGAAGTAAAGCCAGTGATTTTGATTACAATTCAATTCCTGACCTGTTAAATAGATGGAAAAAACATTTTAAAGAGAGAAAAAATGGAATTACAAAAAAATCAATTATATATTGGGCAAAGCAAGATGCATTTAATGAATATGAGAAGGTTCGCGAAAATACAGTGAGCCATTTTATTAACGAATCATTGAATTCTCCAACAGAATTTGATTTTGGAATAGTTTTGTATCATATGTTCAAAGATAAATATGTTTGCAGCAGTATTACAAATAAAACATGGTATGAATTCAAGAAACATAGATGGGTACCTGATCTAGGGCAAAGTTTGAGAATGGCGATTTCGGTTGAAATGTACCTAGAATATTCAAAAAAAATATCAATACTTGTTGAAGAATTGCAATTATACACAAATGATTCCGAAGACTATAATTCAATAAACAAGCGCATTCAAAACATTACTTTGATAGCACAAAAATTGAAGAGAACCACTGATAAAAATAACATAATGCGTGAAGCAGCAGAAATATTTTATGATAAAATGTTTGTAAGCAATATGGATACAAATAAGTATCTGATGTGTTTTAATAATGGCGTTATTGATTTTGAAAATAAAACATTTCGTGATGGTTATCCTCAAGATTATATTACGAAGTCTACTAATATTGATTATGTTCCTTATGACGAAGAAAAATACTCTGAAGAAATTTCATATGTTGATAATTTTATGAATCAATTATTTCCAGTTAAAACACTGAACAAATATATGTGGGAGCATTTGGCATCTACACTTATTGGTGAAAATTTAAATCAAACATTTAATATTTATCGTGGTTCAGGTAGTAATGGTAAGTCATTATTAGCAGATTTAATGTCACAAACATTAGGTGAGTATAAAGGAACTGTGCCAATTACACTTGTAACAGATAAACGAAATTCAATCGGTGGAACATCTTCTGAAATTATGCAATTAAAAGGTATTCGTTATGCAGTAATGCAAGAACCCAGTAAAGGTGCAAAGATTAATGATGGTGTTATGAAGGAACTAACTGGAGGTGATCCTATTCAAGGTCGTGCACTTTATTGTGATATGGAAACATTTACATTGCAGTGTAGTTTAGTAGTATGTACAAATGTATTATTTGAAGTTGAAAGTAATGATGATGGTGTATGGAGACGTATTCGTCTTGTAGATTTTATGTCAAAATTTGTGGATCCAGGAACTCCGGATGATCCTGATAATCCTTATCAATTTCCAAAGGACAAAAATTTAAAGGATAAATTGTTGAAATATGTGAAAATATTCGCGTCAAAATTAGTGAAAATTGCTTTTGAAACTAATGGACACGTAGAGGATTGTGATATTGTTATGGCATCTTCTAATAAATATCGTCAAGGTCAAGATCATATTTCAGCATTTGTTAGTGAAATGGTCCGAAAATGTGAAGGAAAAACAGTTAAAATGAAGGAATTAACTCAACAATTTAATGTATGGTTTCAAGAACAACAAGGTTCTCGGAAAATTCCAAAAGGCGTTGAAGTTTGTGAATATATGGATAAAAAATTTGGTCCTCGTAAAAAAACTGGATGGAAAAACGTAGAGATAATTTATCCGGATAAAGAAGATGAAATAGAAGAGGTGAGTTAAAATAAATTATAAATTATAATCTTACAATAATTTATAATTATGAATAATGAAAATAAAATTGACTATATAAAAAAAATTATAATTAAAATATTGCTTTTAATAGTAGTTGGAACATTATTGGTTTTCTGCAAAAAAAGTAACTGGCTTATATTTTCTGGAATGACCATAATGTTAATATATATACATTTTTACTTGAATTTAAGCATATATTTTTTAGTATTTGTTGGTTTTGGAGGTTCATTTGCAGAATCAGTCGTTATGTATTTAACAGACTTATGGAAATATAAATCACCCAATTTAGGTAATATACCTTGTTGGTTACCATTATTATGGTCAATTGTTGGAACTGGTGTTATTGGTATATATGAATTAATATCAATCATAAAATTATATTTTATATAAGTAGTTATATATGGAAGACCCTTATTTAATAATTGAAAACTCGCAAAATGATGTGGATATTGACTTCAAAAATAATGCATCGTTAAATGGAATTTCTCAAGAAGATAAAGAGATAATTTATAGAAAATGGTTTACACCCTTGAAGATTTAAAACCGCACCTTTCGGTATAAAATGAAAGGAAACTTCAAGGTTTGCCTATTTCAAGGCATGTAAATTTTGATTTTGGGAATTCTTCTAAAAACCCTGATGAGTT